CCACGAAACTCTTCCGGTATCCTAAATGAGCAATATCATCTATCGTGATGGTGGCGGTATTACGATCATCGATTTCGCTGAGTACCCAAGTGGGGAACCCCTTATTCGGTTTGCCCCATCGCAGATTGTGTTCACGAATGGAATAAAGAATGGGGGCCGAAAGCTTCTCGTTCGTCCTGCAACCATGAATCAATTCGTGGGTGCCATGTTCTTCGTGGATGCCTTTGCGGATCGATATGGGGATGTGCCTGAATTGATCCTTCCCTTTGTTCCGGGGGCAAGACAGGATCGCCAGATGGAAGGTGGTGGGGATTTTCTCTTCACAGCCAAGTCTGTGGCGAAGATGATCAACGCCAGAAACTTCCCTTCGGTCACTATCTTTGATCCTCATTCAGACGTTATCTCTGGTTTGATTGATCGCTGTGTGGCGGTGTCACCAGCACAGATTTTCAATGCAGAGAAAAAGAGCATCCTAGCGGCGAATTCTACTCTTCCAATGTACGAACTTGAAGGAGAATTCACAGGCGTCATTGCTCCTGATTCGGGAGCTACAAAGCGAGCCATGGGTGTAGCCAAGCATCTTGGACTCCCTCTCTTTGTGGGTGGAAAGACCCGTGAAACGAAGACAGGCAAGATTACCGATTTCTGGATTCACGATCTTCCTTCCAAGGGTCATTTCCTTATTGTGGATGACATTTGTGATGGTGGCGGCACCTTCATTGGGTTGGCCGACAAAATCAATAAGATTTCACCTGATGTTGAATTGAGTTTGTATGTAACCCATGGTTTGTTTACCAAGGGATTGGAGTCGTTGAAGATTTACTTCAAGAACATCATTTCAACGGATTCAGTGGTTGGCACCAAAGAAATGGAGCCATGGACAGTGAAGACAATCAACGTTTGCAACTACTTTATGGGGGTACAACTATGAACATTTCTACCGCAATTGATGGCTACAAGCTGGATCACCGACGCCAGTATCCTCAGGGTACAGAAAGCGTCTACAGCAACCTGACACCCCGTGGAAGTCGCGTAAAGGGTGAGACTCATGTTGTGTTCTTTGGTCTTCAGTACTTTCTCAAGAAGTATCTGATGGAAGAGTTCAATAGGGGGTTCTTCGAACAGAATGTAGAGAAGGTCTGTGAGAAGTATGCCCGTCGAGTGAACGGCTATCTTGGCCCTAACACCATCGGTACCGATCACATTCGCGCCTTGCACAACCTTGGGTATCTCCCGTTGGAATTCAAGGCACTTCCTGAGGGTACGCATGTCCCCTTGAGAGTTCCTATGTTTACCGTGGTGAACACTGTGCCGGAATTCTTTTGGCTTACCAACTACTTTGAAACCCTTCTGTCCAACGTCTTGTGGATGCCGACAACGTCAGCCACCACAGCGTCACAGTTCCGGCGTGTGCTGGATCAGTACGCAGAGCGCACGGGTTCACCCAAGGAGTTTGTGGATTGGCAGGGTCATGACTTCAGCTTCCGTGGTATGCCGGGGCTTGAGGCCGCAATGATTAGCGGTGCTGGTCACCTGTTATTCTTCACGGGTACCGATACCATTCCTGCCATCGACCTGATTGAGGAATACTACCCAACAGAAACGTTTATTGCGGGATCGGTTGCTGCAACAGAGCATTCAGTGGTGTGTGCTGGTGGGGAAGGTGGGGAACGGGAAACGGTCAGTCGTTTGATTGACTTGTATCCGGAAGGAATCTTCTCTTATGTCTCTGATACATGGGACTTGTGGAGACTGTTGACGGAAATTCTTCCTTCGCTGAAGAGGGAAATCCTGAATCGCAATGGAAAGATGGTCATTCGTCCTGACTCTGGCGATCCTGTCAAGATCATTTGTGGTGACAAGGATGCGCCGTACATGAGTCCTGCGTACAAGGGAGTCATTCAGTTGCTTTGGGAAGTCTTCGGCGGCACCACAACCTCGCGTGGTTACAAGCTTCTGGACAGCCACATTGGTTGCATCTACGGCGATTCGATCAACATTGAACGCCTCAATGCTATCCTTGAGGGGTTGGAAGAGAACGGGTTTGCTTCGGCCAACATGGTCTTCGGCATGGGTAGCTTCACCTATCAGTACGTCACCCGTGACACCTATAACATGGCGATGAAGGCCACCCATTGTGAAATCAATGGAACGCCAATTGACATGTTCAAGAAGCCGATCACTGACAATGGTATGAAGGAATCGGCCAAGGGTATGTTGGCTGTTCTCAGGGATAAGGATGGTAATCTTTATCTGAAGAATCAGGCCACGGTGGATGAGCTTGAACAGTCTGAGTTGAAGACTGTGTGGAAGGATGGGCAGTTCAAGATGTTCTATGATTATGCCGAAGTGAGGGCCAGAGCGAGGGCATAAATAGGAGTACCCATCTACCGACCATAAGTGTAGAAAGGGCTGTGGGGACGTTGCCGATCTGGTAACGTCCCCATGTTTTTGGCTTTTTCCAATCCATAAATACCAATGCAGACGAGGGATGATATACCTACAAACAACCTGAGTTGTTACAGGAAATCCGGCGATTAGCCTATTCAATATCTGAACCTCATCTTCACCTTATTCTGGTAACTCAAAATGGATATCAACAAACTAAGTGGTGCGATTCCGGCAACCGTAATCGCACAAATACCCAACGTTATGACCCAATTTTCAGTCAATACCCCACTTCGCTTGGGGCATTTCCTGTCTCAGTGTGGTCATGAAAGCTGGAATTTTACAGCTACCGTCGAGAATCTGAACTACTCAGAGGAAGCCTTGAACAGGGTCTTCCATAAGTACTTCCCAGATGATCTAGCCAAGAGCTATGCGCGTCAAGGACAGCGTATCGGCTCTCGCGTTTATGCAAACCGCATGGGCAATGGCGACGAAGCTTCAGGAGAGGGCTTCAAGTATCGTGGTAGGGGTTTCATCCAACTCACGGGTAAAGTTAACTACGCCTCTTTTGATAAACTTGTGGAAGAGAACATCATCGAACAGCCTGAGTTAGTTGCGACGAAATACCCATTGCTCTCAGCGGCATGGTATTGGAACAGCAGAAATCTCAATGCCATTGCCGATCTGGGGGATTCTGATGCAGTCGTTACACGAATTACAAAGGTCGTGAATGGTGGAATGAATGGTTATGATGACAGACTCAAACTCTTCAAGAAATTCTATCCAATCCTTAACGCTTCCTAATATGAACTTCGTACAAAAATTCATCAGATTTCACTATGAGTTGTTCCTTGATGAACGTGGTGGTGTTTCAATTAAGCCGTTTTTGGCTTACTTGTGTACCATCTATTTGTGCATGTCGTTAGCATTTACCGTATACCTTCCAGAAGCCAAGCCGTCCGATTCCATTGTCAACGCCATTATGATGATTGCCATGGCGTGTCTGGGTGCGGATACTGCCGATAAGTTTTCTCTCAAGGGCAAGCACGACAAGCCCGATGAGCCTGATGAAGACCGTTACACTGACCCCGAAAAGAGGTAGACTATGAACAAAGTATGGGAGTTCTTGAAAGCAATTCCACAAGCCGCACAGCTTGTATTAGTTGCGGCTGTGGTGTTTCTGGTCACTAATGTTGTCACCAGTAATAGTTCGAAGAGCGAGATTCAAAGCTACATCGATAAGTACAAGGTGTTTCAGGCACAAACTGCACAAACTGTCAAGATGTTAGACAGTGTCAAGAAGGTCATCGACAGGAAGGATGAAGAGATTGTCCTTTACATCGTTGATGCGAATGATGCCCGTGCAGAGGTTGCAAGGCTCAAGGAAGCCATGCCCAACCCTCAGGTGATTGCTGGCCTCAAGACGAGGATTGACAGCCTCAAGAGGGCAACCAACGACAGCGTGGTACTGGCTCGTACTGTCATCCCCGCACAGGATACGTTGATCAAGTCACAGGATAGTACGATTGTGGTCTACAAGTTCTCCATGTTGGCCAAGGAAAACGAGAATATTGCCCTGAGAAAGATTAATGGGGTGTTGTTCTCTGAGAAGAAAATACTTCAAACGTCCTTGGATAGTGCCAGAACGAATCTGGTTGATATTCCAAAACCCCCTGAGAACCCAGATAAGTTCTTCTTTGGGTTGTTCAAGAAGCCTTCCAGAACCCAAGCCTTTGTTGGTGGTGTGATTGCCACTGTTATTGGTGATCAGGCCATTAAGCATTTTGTCATTAAAACCAAATGACCAATACGGAATATGTGAAAGAACGGATAGCGTATTATGAATACTTCAGGGAGTATTACAGAACCCGGATCGATAAGATCGCTATTCCTTGTGCGCCATCCCCTGAAGAAGTGGAACACTATATCACCATCTACATCAGTATTCTGAAAATTCTGGAAGATCGAAACGCAGGACAATGGAGATAGGGAAATCCCTACTCTTATAAATAGAAGAAACCCACGGAGCAAAAATGTCCTATAACCTTACCCAAGAAGAACTTAACGAAGTACACGATTGGTCGGGAAAAGCCGAACAATTGGTACGCTTGGGTATGATGCCTGTGGCCAAACTCCCGTATATCAAGCGAGCTTTGAAGCTCATACAGACTGATGCGTTCCTTCCATTGATCATCCGAAAGCCTTTCTACGAATTCATTGAAGAATTGCTAGAATTGGGTTTGGGAGAGGCAGGAATCTATCGCTTGATTCGAAACAAGGTTGCCGCGAATCGTAATGATTCAGTCAGTAACCGATACATGCCAGAGGAAACCGACATGGCTGAACAGGAACAGTTGGACGAGTTGCGTAAGCCTACACTCAAAACATATCTAACTCATTCTCAAAAGTCTTCAGACGAAATTTGGGATAGATTGGAGAAAGAGAGTGACCCAAAAAAGGCGCAACCAGATGTGAAGAAGTTTGCAAATAGAAAACATGGACAAAATTTGGCGAGAGAAAAGTTGAGGAAGGAAGAGGTTGAGCTTGAAGAAGGGAAGACCTACAAGGATCGTGGTGGAAAGAGAACGAAGGAATATGGTTCTAAGAGACTTGGGGGTTGGGTAAAGGCGGGAAAGGAATCAAAGAAGCTTGCCGCCCATAAGGATAGACAGGGTGCAAAGAAGGAAATTGCCAATGAAGAGACAGTTGGAACGGTACCTCAACAGCCCCGTTGGTTGAAGGGAAAGAAGTTGGAACGCCCAAATCCTTATGAGGATAAGGGATCAGTACGCAACAAGACCGAGACAGGCGATAAGGCTCGTACTCTTGCTCATGATGTTGAGATTCATGAGAATTGTACAGAAACAGATATCAAGTCAGGCACCGTCAAGAAGCAACCTCACTGGTTGAAGGGCGGCAAGCTTACCCGTCCAAACCCCTATGATGATGAAGAGTCAAAGCACAATAAGACCAAGAGCAAAGAGATTGCTGACAAGGCAAATTCTGAAGTTAAGGTAACAGAAGGCCGCGACAATCAGTATCGATACGATATGGCATCTGGCAAGCAAGTCAAGATGACCAAGAAGGATAGCGTTCAGCGCAAGAAGGATTTTCAAGCGGCACTTTGGAAGAAGAAGGAAGATGCACTCACACCAAAAAATGAGGGCTTCTTTCAGAATATGATTGATACCATGAATGCTGTTCATACACCGTTGGGTGGAAAGACACCGAAAATTCCTTCTCATGCGCCGAGAAAAATAGAAATTGGTTCTCGTCCGGGTGGCCCCAAGCAACCAAAGGATTTCAAAATGGCATCAACTGAAAGAGTCCGTGCTATCAAGGATGAATTCATTCCTGAGGAAGGTCGCCGTGTATCTGATAACCCATTGATCAAGAAGTCACAAGACCTTTGGAATAGGACTAATCCCACAAACAAGATTTCAGCCATCGCCAAAGCCCAGAAGGATTTTGACGGAAGGCAGACACCAGCACCAAAAAAGGATAAGCCCATGCCCACCGGAAAGGCAGAACAACTCAAGCTGAATATGGACATGGTTATGAATGGGGAAGTGCTTGACGAAGATGTAAACTATCGCAAGACCCCACAAGGCATGTTGCAGACCTTGGCTGGTATGGTCAAGAATAAGAAAAGTCATGGTGGAAAGGTGAGTGTCAATGATCGTAAGATTGCGTCCAAGGCGCGTAATGAATTGCGCCGTCGTAAGTACTTCGGTGCTGGAACAACCAACGGCATTACTAGTAGCTTTGATCCTTCTTATCTTGACTTGGCTGACATTTTGGCCGAAGAGAACGTGGTCTTGACCGAAGAGCAGTTGGATGAGTTGAAGAAGGTACTTGGTTCCTATGTCAAGAAGGCGTCAGCCGATTTTGCAAAGCGCGATGAAGCTGAGTCCCTTCGGAATTGGAAACGGGGTAAAGGTTTGAAGTATGATCGGGATGACATTGATCCCAACAAGGCACGGAAGCTGGACAACAGAGAGAAGGGTGTTGATACTGCTATGGCAAAAATCAAGGCCCATGTTAAGAGTGCAGTCAAGGAAGAAGTTGAAATCGATGAGTTGCATAAGGATACCTACGTTAAGTATATCGCTCATTCATTGCAGGATCGTGATGATCATTTGTTGAACTATGCTACACATGCGATGAAAGGTAATCAGCGTGGGGTAGATAGTTCAATCAAGAAGGTACAGAAAAGAACAAAGGGTACATCACACGCTATTAATCGTCTACACACCCCTGTCACAAAGACTGTTCACGATACACCAAAGAAGGTTGTGAAGCCTTCAAAGACTTCATGGTTCAAAGATATCGATGATGCGTCAGATGTTTCAGATGTGAATTCAAAGAAGCGTGTACGAAAGGAAGATTTTGAAGTTCGTTTTAACAAGACCCTTGAATTGTTTGAGGTCAAGAATATTTCTGACTTGGATGAGGAAATGACAAAGCTGTTCATGAGTCTTGTACAAAGCGAATCTGTGTCGGATGAGGACTACAAGGAAAAGGTCTACGACAAGATTAGAAAATCAAAGGAATCACAAGCAGATGACGGAAGTTTGACCCCGGAGCAAATTCGCTACAGGGCAGAGAAAAAGGCGCGAGCCGACAAAGCACAGTCGGCAATTGATGCGGCAAAAGATGAATTGGCCAAGACACCCAAGGGTGGTTGGTCGAAGTTGCCCAAAGATAGCGCATAACAGTTTTACCTAAGGAGAAGTACCATGTCAGGTTGGAGCAGAACTCAGCGGCCAAATATTGAACCCGCTGTCAAGAACGCAGACGATGTTTACGGCGTAGATGGGGAGGAAATCAAATGGACTCCCGGCCCACAGCACATTGGTTGGGTCTATCGTCTAGCAAACGTCGATAACGCTGGCAACAGCCGTGTGCGTTACGAGACACTTATTGCCATGAAGGAAGCACCCACTGAAGGTAGTGGTGATGATCCTATTTTCCCGAACGTTTCGTGGAGTGTAACCCCAACACCGTCGATTACACCTTCGGTTACGGTCACACCTTCCGTGACGCCATCAATCACCCCGTCAGTGACACCAAGTACCAGCATTGGTTGGTCACCGTCAGTAACACCAACTTCAACACCGAGTGCAAGCATTGGTTGGTCACATAGCCCAACGCCCACACGGTCAGTAACACCGACACCAACACCGTCATTGACGCCGAGTACCAGCATTGGGTACACCCAGTCAGTAACACCGTCTGTGACGCCGTCAGAAACACCGTCAGTGAGTTTCACCCCGTCAGTAACACCGACAATCACTCGTACCCCGTCAGTGACCCCGTCAATCACGCCGTCAGTGACCCCGTCAATCACGCCGTCAGAGACACCTTCACCAACTCCTTCACCAACCTAATTGAGGTTTAACTAATGGCTAATGGAAAGTTGGAAGACTTCACTCCTGCAACAACGATTGAAGGAACGGACAAAGGTTACTTGGTGCGAGATGGAGAAGATTTCTATTTCACATTTGCAACTCTGTTCGCCAACATCCCATCACCAATGAAAACGGGGAGTCCACTCTACTTGGGTGGCACTCCCCAGACGTTGGCTGGTGCAGGAACAATCACCGTCACACAAACGACAACCAAGATTTCGAACACGGGCAATGTTGCGTTGGCCATCAATGATGGGTTGTTTGATGGTCAACTCAAGATCATTCTTACCACTAGTGCGACAAATAACTCCACTCTTACAGGGACAAACTTGGCTGTCACTTCGATTGTGTTTGATCAAGCTGGCAAGACTATGATACTGTTTTGGAATGGAACCAAGTGGTGGCCTCTTTCTGGAACTGCAACGATCAGTTACTAAACTATGATTCTGAATGATGATACGTTTTTACTATATACAGTAAAGCATTATGACAATCCGGGGTGTACAGGGATGAAGGAGTTTCAAGATGATCTGAAACGCTTCAAGTACATCAAACGATTGTTGAAGCAGTACGAGAAGACGGGAGAAGTCGGGGAACGATTGATACTCAACCATATTATCCTTTTGCATAATGTGTTTGCAGAAGCCACCGTCCCCCTGCTCTTTTTCAAGTTCGAAGAAAAGTATTGGCCTCAGATTAAAACCTTCCTTGTGTTCTTGGAGTATCTTCCAGACGATTGCAAGATTGGGAATAAGAACGAGAGCGATATCCCACTAGATCAGAAACTCATTTTCAAATTACGCAAGATATGAAATCATTCATAGAGTTCATTACAGAGGAAGGGGAAGGTGGTGGGGTGCCAGCAAATAACATTGCGGCCACTCCCGGTATTGCTAAGTATGATCCACTGTTAGGAACGAAAAATAAAATGGCAAGACGCAAACAACCCCAAATTGTTGGGAGCATTGTGCGGATTCCAGATACTCCATCACATGGTTAGAACATTCAAATGATTATACTCTCTTTCCCAAGCTTATTTCAATCTCCAATTTTTGGAACAGCTTCCGATGTTGTGATTGCTGTACTTGCAATTCTTGCCACTTTTTGGGCTGGTATCAAGTTTTTTGTCGGCCCCAGATTAGATATAGCAATCAAAGAAGTTGTTGGCCCACAAATTGTTCAGATTCCTATTTTGGTTCGTGCTGTTGAAAAATTGACTGACGCATTAGAACGTCAAATTATAGATACACAAAAATTGAATATCACTATTGAATCTCTTGATAAACGTATTGATGGGGTGGTAAATGATGTTTCAAGGGTGGCTCAACGAACATCAACATTGGAAGGTGCAATGCCTTCTGTTGAGGCAACTACAAATGCCGCCGCCGCTGTAATTGCCGCCGCAAATAGTGCCACTGAGGTAACGGCCCATGCCGCTTCTGTTGCTGTTTCAACCATTCAAATTGCCGCACAAGCCGCTGCTGATCTTATTGCTTCTACTGCAAAGACGGCATCTGATTTGGTTACGTCTACTGCAATGGCGGTTCAAGAAGAAAAAAGTCGAAAAGGGTTCTAAGCTAACACTTGACAAGAGAAGGACAACAGGGTACATTTCTGGACTAACCGGAGTGTACCCTTGTCGTTGTATATTGATATCTCGTACTTGAAACAACTTAGCCCCAGATTGCCTCTCTTCAAACAGAAGGGGGATTATCTGTGGAACTGTCGTTGTATCCTCTGTGGTGACTCTAGTAAGAAAAAGACCAAAACTCGCGGTTATTTCTACAGATCGAAACAAAATCTTTACTACAAGTGTCATAACTGCAATGCCAGTATGCATTTCGGAACCTTCCTGAAGGACGTTGATCCGGCTTTGTATGATCAGTACTACTTTGAACGGTTTGCCAAGGGAGAGGGGGGACGTTCTGCACACAAGGCACAGCCAGAGGAACTATTCGCTGACCTAGAACCCCAGAGAGAACTTGTCCTGACACCAACCCTTTGGGAAGATGATCTTCTCAGGGGAGTGTGTACCAATATCACAGACCTTCCACGGGATCATGAAGCACGGGTGTATTGTGCCAAGCGTATGCTTCCCTTCAATGAGTTGTATCGCCTCTGGTTCGTACCTCAGGTCAAGGACATGTTGGCTATCGCCCCTGAGAAGTACAAGAAGGCATTGAGTAGTGAGGAACCTCGCCTTGTTATTCCTTTCCATAAGGAGAACGGGAAGATCGTGGGGGTCACCCTTCGGGCTATCCGGGGAGAAGCCTTGCGATACATTACCGTGCGGTTTGAGGAAGACGCTGACTTGACATTTGGACTCTTCCACCTAGATATGACACAACCGATTACGGTACTGGAAGGGCAGTTTGATAGTCTCTTCATTCCCAACAGCATTGCCTGTGGGGGTACCTCCTTTGGGAAGATTGAAACCATGGACTTGCCCAAGGATCAGTTGACCATCGTGTTCGACAACCAACCCCGTAATGCGGAAGTGTGCAAGATCATGAAGCGGTATATTGACTTGGGGTTCAAAGTGGTGGTGTGGCCCCGTGAGATTCAAGAGAAGGACGTAAACGAAATGATACAGGCTGGTCGTGATCCCGTGGCAATCATCCGTGAGAACACCTATCAGGGGTTGAGTGCTGAATTACAATTTACCGAGTGGAGAAATATCAGATGATAAGACAGGATGTGCTTGATTTTGCCGAAGCTATGGAGTCAAAGTTGCGTAAATACGATGCAACAAGAGGAACTTCATGGAAAACAGATAGGCCAAAAGACCTTCTAGAACATTTGAAAGAAGAGGTTCGTGAATTAGAAGTGGGTTTGGAGTGCAAAGACGACATTGAAAGAATTCTTCTTGAATGCGCTGATGTGGCAAATCTTGCTATGATGATAGCAGATTCCTATTCACTGAATTTGTGGAAGAAAGACGATGAAGAATACGAAAGGAGAAACATTCGATGAAAGTGATTCTGGAACCTACGGTGACTTTGGTTGCCAAACAGGTGTTCATTGAACATCCGGTATACAAGATTCCCGCCGATGGGAATGATGCAGTGAAGATTGGTGCGTTTGCGGCCAAGGGATGTTACGATTCGTATGGTGAGGATGGTCGGCCCAATGAGGCAAACCAGCGTCAAGTTGTTGAACAGATGCATGGGTCTGTCTTGGAACACATTACAGCCACGTTGTTTCTTGAAGGCATCAGCCGTGCGCTGTCCTTGGAGAGCAATCGTCACAGACAGAATGCTATCTCACAGCGATCAACTCGTTACACAGAAGAGGGTAATTCGGCCATTGTGCTTGAGCCGTTCTATGCATCCCTTGCAAACAAGTTCAAAGATTGTATCGAATTGAACGTTCCATATGAAGATGAAACCATCATTGTTCATAAGGGAAACAGTTCATTTTTAGGTAACGATGATGATGAATATTGGTTGTATGTTCATTTTCTTGAGGCGGCAGAACGCGCCATTGATATTTACGAATCTCAAGTTGAAACTCTCATACACTTGAATCCCTTGAATCTCAAGGGACATGATCTTCGCAAGTGGGCGCGTGGAAAAGCTCGTAACATTCTTCCCCATTGTTTGGAAACTAGAATTACCTATACAGGCAACCTTCGGGCATGGCGTTGGTTTGTTGAATCGCGTTCAAGTCGATTTGCTGAACCAGAGATTCGTCGGTTGGCTGATAAGGTGTTGACAGAGTTGCGTTTGCACTTCACGTTGTATTTCGAAGATTTTGAAAATGTTGGGAATTACGATGGAATTCCTGAGTGGGTTCCAAAATATCACAAGGTATAAATATCCTTTCCCTTAACAGAGGTTGTAGGAATGATTCAAGAGCAGACGGAAGTGAAAATCTTTCAACAGTTATGTGGACAACCAGTAGCATATCAACCCACAGTAGACACTAACCATGAACAGGCGTTCTTATACGCCGAACTAGTACGAGAGGAAGCGCAAGAGATAGCAGATGCATTTCGTGAGAGAAATATTGTTGGGGTAGCAGATGGTGCCGCTGATTTGATTTGGGTTGTTTTTGGCTTATGTAATGCCATGGGCATTGATCTTGAACCCGTATGGAAAGAAGTTCGTGATTCCAACATGAGCAAGATTCCTGCGAATGGACAAGTACTCCGTCGTGAAGACGGAAAGATTCTCAAGCCAGAAACATACTTCAAACCCAATATCGAAAAGGCACTAGGACTCTAATGGTCGCAATCAATCCGGTAGTAATGAGTGACTTCGCAAAGAGCATCATGGAACAGAAGTACTCCCATATTTTGGAAAATGAAACAAAAGAAACGTGGGAGAACATTTCATATCGAACAGCCAAACATGTGATGAAGGCAGTCGGTGCCTCAAAGACACTGACAAAGGAAATTCAGGGGTTGATTCAAAAGAGGCAATTCGTTCCGGGTGGACGATACTTGTATGCCACAGGACGCGCCTTTCATCAAACTCAAAACTGTTTGCTCATGAGAGCAGAAGACAGTCGTGAGGGATGGAGTGAGTTGATGAAGAAGTCCACCATGGCACTCATGACGGGTGCTGGTATCGGTGTAGACTACTCTGACATTCGTGCAGAGGGTAAGCCTATCCGTAAGACAGGTGGGACGGCCACAGGCCCAATCGCCCTTATGCAAATGGTAAACGAAGCTGGTCGCGGTGTGATGCAAGGTGGATCACGCCGCAGTGCTATCTGGGCTGGACTAAATTGGAATCATGCTGATATTCATAAGTTCATTCGCCTCAAGGATTGGTCTTCCAAGGTGCGTGAGTTGAAGGAAGACGATTACAACTTCCCTGCAACCATGGATGGGACTAATATCTCAGTCATCTTGGATGATTTGTTTTTCAAGGCATTCAAGGACGAGAAGCATGAGTTACATACTCACGCACAGTCTGTCTATTGGGCTGTCGTGGAGCAGATGTTGAAGACGGGAGAACCCGGATTCTCAGTGAACGTGGGAAAGAACAGTAAGGAAACACTTCGTAATGCGTGTACAGAAGTAACGTCGGAGGATTCTGATGACATTTGTAATCTGGGAAGTATCAACATGGCTCAGATCAATTCTCTGGAAGAAATGCAGATCGCCATGGATCGTGGCATTGCTTTTCTTTTGGCAGGAAGTGTTTACTCTGATGTGCCTTATCCTGATGTAGACAAGATGCGTCATAAGAATAGACGCCTTGGGCTTGGACTCATGGGATTACACGAATGGTTGTTGATGCACGGCAAGAAATATGGGCCAGATGCAGAGTTGGAAGAATACTTGAAGATTTACGCTCAGAGTACTGAGGTTGCTACCAAGTATGCCAAGGAATGGGATTTGACTGTTCCAGTGAAGACTCGCGCCATTGCTCCGAATGGAACAACGGGTATCGTGGCAGAGACAACCACAGGTATGGAGCCGATCTTCTGTGCCGCCTACAAGCGCAGATATCGTAAGGGAACGGATATGATGGCTTATCAGTATGTCATCGATCCTACAGCCAAGAAGCTCGTTGATAGGGGTGTGAACCCTGACCATATTGAAGATGCCTACACACTGGCAGAAGATGTGGAACGGCGCGTGGAGTTTCAGGCATGGTTGCAAAAGTTTGTGGATCACTCTATTTCATCCACGATCAATCTTCCGGAGTGGGGGAGTGAACATAACAACAGCAACACTGTACAGAAGTTTGGGACGATGTTGATGAAGTATCTTCCAGAGTTGCGTGGTATTACCTGTTATCCTGATGGGGCGCGTGGTGGACAGCCATTGACACCCGTGAAATACACAACCGCCGCGAAACACATTGGCGAAGTCTTCTATGAAACAGTTGATGTGTGCGACATTACCAAAGCAGGGAGTTGCGGATAATGGCCCATTCTGACTATTACGATTGCCCCTATTGCGGGGATTACATTTACAACAACGATCATCTTTATGGATGCCCCGTGGAGAAGGAAAGAAGGAAAGTGAAAGAAGCTCAGTTGTCCCTTGACCTCAACGATAAGAGAACCAATGAATAAGAACCTATATTGCGCTGAATGCGACATGGAATTTCGGGTCAAGCATGACTCAAGTGATGAAATCTTTGTTCCCCGATTTTGTCCCTTCTGTGGGAAGCCGCTGGATCAGGATGATGAATATGACGTAGAAGAGGATGACGAAGAGGCATAAATATAGAGTCTCCAACATGGATGCTCTATGTGGTTATATGAAGGAAAAGAATTTGAAGAGGTTCCACCAAATATCATAGGCTTCGTCTACAAAATCACCAATACCCTAGACAACCGAGAATACATTGGAAAGAAACTCTTCACCTTTGCCAAGTCAAGAACCGTCAAAGGAAGACGAAAACGTACTCGCGTCGAATCCGATTGGCGCGAGTACTACGGATCAAACAAAGCTCTCAACGATGATGTTGGAACCCATGGAAAGCAGTCTTTCGTCCGTGAGATACTACACCTATGTGAGACTAGAGGGCAATGTAGTTATCATGAGGCTAGGTTGCAATTTCTCTTTTGTGTGCTAGAACAGCCAGAGAAATTCTACAACGAGCAAATTCGGTGCCGGATTCACCGGAGTCACCTTAAACTTCCCAAATGATCTTCCTAGTCCTATTATTTCTTTCCGCATTTCTGATTTCGTCGGTTTCAGCCTACTTCAGTATAAGTGGGCTGACTGCTATTTTCCCTAATGCAGTATTGCCTATTGTTTCAATGGGCATCGTACTCGAAATGGGTAAGCTAGTGACTGCATCATTCGTGTATCAGTACTGGAACAAATACAAGGCACTCACCCGTTCTGTCCTTCTGGGAATGACAATTACCCTATCTCTTTTGTCTTCCGTGGGTGTCTATGGCTATCTAAGTCGTAAACATATTGAAGGAACAACGGGAATTGCGGGTGCGGTAGATAATGTGTCCTTCGTACAAAAACAGATTGACATGGAGCAAAGTAACATCACCTTCCTACAGCAGTCCATGGCTCAAGGGGATAAGGTGGTGAACAATTACCTGACTGACACATCAAAGACAATTCGTGCTGATGCGGCCCGTACCAAGTTGCTCAAGGAAAGGAAGACCACACAGGCTGAGATTGTATTAGCTAACAAGAACCTTTTGGAACTGCAACACCAGAAGGATAGTCTCTCTCAGATTCAACGGGTAAAGGAAGTGGACGTTGGCCCCCTAAAGTATTTGGCGGCATTGATATCCCCTGACACCAACATGGATGTAGTGGTACGCTGGTTCATTTTGACTTTGGTGTTTGTGCTTGACCCTCTGGCTATTCTTTTGGTTATCGCTGGTAATATTCACCGAAGGGAAACGAAGAATGATACGATAAAGCGACCAGAATTCGTTACAGGGCTTTCCATTGTACCCAATACCAGTGTTCCGGTGGAGCCTCAAACCCCTGAAAAGGTGGAGAATGTTGAAGCGGTACAAGTTAAAGCACTTCAACCACTTGTAAGTGGTGTGGTAACAGAAGTTACCCAAGAAAGTATCATGGAAGTTACCCAAGAAAGTCCACCCCAAGAATTGGATTTTACGGGTCATGAAAAATGGATGCCCCAACCCCTTGACAAACGGATAATCCCCCATTAAGCTTCCCCTGTACACAAAAACAGGAGGATGTATGGGTCAAAAGGTAAGACTCATCGCAAAGCTTGTCGGTTTGTTCTTTGTGATGCCGTTGTGGTCTTTCTTTGCGAGCCTCGTTACCATGGACAGCGATGTGGCTGTTGGCATTGGGTTTCTTGGCTTCGGAGTATTGATCATGTTTGTTGGGCTGTGTGTAAAGGATTTCGTGATGTGGCTGGTAACCCAAATTGAGAAGGAGACTACATAATGAAGAGACTGTTCCTTGCTGTTGCTGTACTCGCGCTGTCGGCCTGTGGCACTGTGGCCCCCGGTACCGTTGGCATTCTGGTCAACAACTACGGTTCCCAGAAGGGTGTTCAGGACTTCCCCATTCGCACGGGTGTTGTACTGTACAACCCCATCACCACCGACCTGTATCGTTTCCCCACCTTCCAGCAGAACAAGATTTGGACTGCCGCCAAGGATGAGGGTAGCCCCACGGATGAGAGCATCACGGTGAACAGCATCGAAGGTGCCACCATCAACTTCGACGTTCAGACTAGCGTGGAGTTTCAGGCCGACTCTGTGCCGAAGATTTTCGTCAAGTTCCGTAAGGACGAAGACCACATCATGCAGATTTTCGTTCGCTCTTTGATGCGCGATGCGTTCAGTCATCACGCCAGCCGAATGAAGGTTACTGACATTTTTGGTAATCAGAAGCAAGTGTTTCAGGATAGTTCCCTTGCTGAGATTCGCGCTCACCTAGACCCCATGGGTATCAAGATGACACAGCTTTCCATCATCGGTGAGATTCGTGTTGATCAGAACGTGAAGCGAAGCATCAATGCGGTGCTTGCGGCGGCACAGGCGGCTATTGAGGCGGGTAACAAGGTCAAGCAAGCAGAGGCAGAGGCCAATCAGATGATTCAGACGGCCCGTGGTGACAGTCTTTCGTCAGTCATCCGTGCTTCGGGTCAGGCTCATGCCAACAGTTTGCTTCAGCAGTCTTTGACGAGTGCTGTACTTCAGGCCAAGGCTCTGGACAAGTGGAACGGCGTCCTACCCACGGTTACGAGTGGTGCGGTGCCTTTCATCAAGGTAACTCCGTAAAGTGTTGGGTGGGGGGTTGACAAACAGCCCCCCACCCGTTACGTTGCATATATCCCTATTAAAGGAGCAACACATGATGGTAGAAAAGAACACGGATGCGTATGCCGAAATGAAGGCCACATTGAATGACCTTCTCCACGAAGGCGTGGTAACGGTAACCTTCCAGAAGGAAAGCACAGGTTCGTGTCGTGATATGGTATGTACACTTGATCCTGACTTTCTTCCCCCCGCAAAGCCACTGAAGGATCAGAAGAGGCCAGCAAGACGCCCCAACCCTGATACATGTGTGGTGTATGATCTTGAGCGCAAGGATTGGCGTTCATTCCGCTTTGACACGGTGATTCAGTTCAAGACGATAAATGGTGTGTATATCCCCAAGGACGTTCGCGTTTCAACTGTGGAGTTCATTCCTTCCGAGGACTAAGCTGTGAAAGGAGTCAAGCTACATCATGTTTCCCCCGATGTGTCAGAACGTGGACACATGGGGGAAGAACCTACTTGGAACGGGGACGAATTTTCCAAACAGGTTACAGATTCAAACTATAAGATTATGCTTGGTCGCGGATTGAATTGGTATAACTACGTCTGCGATGTTGAGGATCACCGTAAGTTTTTCGAAGAATGGATTCAAACCCATCGTCCTAACACGGAAAAGAAAGACCTCGCAAGACTCGACAAACTTTCAGAAAAGGAAATATGTCCTGAATTTTCTGTGCTGGCTCGTATAGCCCGTATGCATTTGATGGGATTTCCGTTGGATGAAGGGGATATTCATTTGCTAACGACCTTTTTCAACGATCTGAAGCGCATGGATAAAGTAGAGAAAGCTAAAGGAGAAGAATCTACTGGCCCCTCAGTACAAGATCGTATGAAGATTCAGGTACAGGGTGTTTTGTCTGAAATTGATCAAGCCATTGACGACTTTCTCGTTAATGATGTTGCCGTAGATTTTGATTCCCTGCGGGAGAAGATTTTCAATCCCAACTTCAAGGCTCCCCATCTAGCCATCATTGAGAAGTATATCAAACGTCAGATTGATGAATGGCAAGAAGCGATGGACGCCATGGATGGAAAGGTGAAGGACGAAACCTCTATCCAATTAACTGAAGGATATGCCTATGCAGGAAAGAAGATTCTCAAGAACATCATTGATAAGTTTTCTACCTTGACGGGAACACTAGTCACCGAAGGCAATAAGGTAAGAATGGTTCGTATCCGAAAGAAGAAGCCCACGGATAAGCGTAAGATGGTGGCCAAGCTCAAGTTGCTCAAGGAATGTAAGGAGTTGGGCTTGACAAGCATCAACCCTGTGGATATCATTGGAGCATCGGTCTTGTGGGTCTATGATTGCAAGAAGCGCAAGCTAGGCTATTACGAGGGCGAGTTCGCTGGTAGCCTTCATGTCAAGGGAACCACAATCTTGGGCGTCAAGCCATCGTTCCAGAAGACACTGAGAAAGCCCGACGAGCAGATGACGGCATTTAGCAAGCTTCGAAAGAACCAGACGGCTAATTTCTTTGGTGCGATCAAGGCCAAGCCGCAAGCATTGACAGGCAGGACGAATGCTGACCTTATTCTGTTGAGGGCCGACTAATGTTTCTCTGTGAGAAGTGTCATAAGGATTGTGGGTGTTTTACTATGTCAGGAAGTTACGGCCCATGTGAGGGGTGTAGGAAGGTGGCGAACTGTGTAGATTGTCACGCACATCACACCGTAAAGACAGAGCCGAAAGTTAAGGAGAAAGAGTGATCATTGTAGACTATAGCCAGATTGCGATCAGCACACTGATGGCAGAACTAGCAGGACGCAAGGATATACCTATCAGCGTTCCTCTGGTTCGTCACATGTTGGTCAATGCCATCCGGTCATACAAGGTGAAGTTTGGCCATACCTATGGTCAGATTATCATTGCATGTGACGATAGGCGTTACTGGCGTAAAGAGAATTTTCCATATTACAAGGCCAGCCGCAAGAAGAGCCGTGACGATTCCGGCTTTGATTGGGCATCCATCTTTGAGGCATTGAATCTTGTCAAGCAGGAGTTGGCTGAACACTTCCCGTACCCCGTCATTGAGGTTCCACGGGCCGAGGCCGACGATGTAATTGCCTCCTTGGTCTTCTGGTCACAGAAGAACGATTTTCAGTCTGGGGGCATTCTGGACGATGATAGGCCCAAGCCTATCCTGATTCTGTCACAGGATCATGATTTTCAACAGCTACAGAGATACAACAACGTTGAACAATATGCTCCGGTGGAAAAGAAGTTTATCAAAAATACTGAACCTGAAATCTTTCTGATGGAACATATCTTGCGTGGGGATAAGGGTGATGGTGTACCCAACTTCCTCAGTGCTGATGATACCTTTGTTAACCCGGAGTTGCGCCAGAAGGCATTGGGTATCAAGGCTGACAAGTGGAAGTACTGGTCACCTGAAGAGATTTGCACTACCCCAGAGCTAAAGAAGAACTTTGAACGCAATCGGATGTTGGTTGATCTGGGGTGTATTCCTCAGGAGATTCAAGATGCGGTGATTGATTCTTACATTACGCAAATTGCATTACGCAAAGATCGTAGTAAGTTGTTGGACTATTTCGTTGCCTATGAAATGCCAAATTTGATGGAAAAATTGGGGGAATTCTAAGATGAATGTAAAGAGACTTGTGGGGATTTTCATTGCTGTTATTCTTGCAACGGCTGGTGCGGCTTATCTTCTGTTGAGAGTTTAAGATGAATATCGTGAAGTCATCAGAGGTTTTGATTTCCAAGGCCAGCACTGGTATGGATAAGTTCTGGCAGGGTCATATTGTCAAAGATGAATATGGCTACTACCTTCAGTCCACTAGCTGGCGTCAGTTGGCTGGTGGTGGAACAAGCAAGGTGGTTGAATCTGTTCCCTATCCAGTGACGATCAAGAACGTTGGAAAGTCCAATGAGACTGCCCCGCTTGAACAGGCTGAGTCAGAATTCAAATCCATGGTGAAGTCACAGATGGACAAGAAGAACTACCTTCCCAAGGGTGCCAAGCCTACAGGGAGAAAGCTTCCGTTGCCTATGCTGGCTCAGAAGTACCGTGACAAGAGCCACAAGATTGTGTGGCCATGCTACGTCCAGCCCAAGCTGGATGGCAACCGTATGATCTTTGATGGTGTCAATGGTCAGAGTCGTGGGGGAAAGCCGTTCATTCCTGAGGTCATCGAACACCTTGAGTTTGATACACAGGGGTACATCATTGACGGTGAGCTAATGCTTCCGGGCAATGTTCCGCTTCAGACTACAATGACTGCTATCAAGAAGTATTGTGACCTATCACCCACGTTGATCTATTGTGTCTATGACATTGTAGATGAAAACCTAACATTTGAAGAGCGTACCAAGATTCTTGCCAAGTTGGTAAAGAATGCGCCAGAGAATGTTGAGTTAGTGGCAACTGCTCTTGCGAAGAATGAAGCGGAAATGGAAAAGTGTCACCAACTGTTTGTACTGGATGGATACGAAGGAACAATCCTTCGCAATGCCAACAGCAAGTACGCCATTGGTCAGCGGTCAGAGAATCTTCAGAAGCACAAGGACTTCATGGACGGCGAGTTTAAGATTATCGGCGTCAAGGAAGGCGATGGGTTGTACAAGGGTTGTGCCATCTTCAAGTGTGTTACCAAGGATGGGGAAGAGTTTGACTCCAACCCAGAAGGTACCTTGGAGTATAAGCGCGAGTTGTTCAAGAACAAGAAAGATTACATCGGTCAGTGGTTGACTGTGAGATACTTTGAGACAACCCTGAAGGGTAAGCCCACGTTCAATGTTGGTGTTTCAATCCGAGAGAAGGGAGAATTCTAATGTCAGTAGGAATTGGGGAGATTAGTCGAAAGTTGGAAGCTTGTCTCAAGGCCCGAAGTGCCATTGATTCTGCCGTTCGTGTCTATGATGATGCAAGGATTCTTGTCGATCAAGCTACTCATGCGGTGTTAGAGACTGAACGGGTTATGAGGGACTGTGCGGCGGCGGTAGAGGCGGCGGTAGAGGCCAAGGTGAGGGCTGTAACAGTCTTTGAGAAGGGGGTAGAAGACTTGTTGGCTTCTATCAGGAGTGCCAAGAACATCAAGCGGGGAAATGCTCTTGACACTTGTTTGGCAGTAAGAGAAGCTGTCAATACTACAGCACAGAAAGTGGATGCGTTGAAGCGTCGAGCAGAAAGTGCCGCTGAAGTAGAGAGTATCGCAAGTGCGGCATTGAATACTGCCCAGAGTGCATGGACAGAACGCCAGCGTATCTACGAGAATGCAAAGGCAAGTGCGGCATCGGCCAAGAATTCGATTCTGGACGCCGCTAAAATCGTTGGACTATAGGAGAATAACATGAGCCAGAGCAGTTCGTCATCAAGTGGTATTGGTTTTAGTGGTCTATTGACCATTGTGTTCGTCACCCTCAAGCTGTTGGGTAAGATTGATTGGTCGTGGTGGTGGGTACTTTCACCCATTTGGATTTCCATCCTTTTGGTGCTTGGGATTTTGGTTGTCGCCCTTGGGGTTGCAGTTTGGGCGCAGAGTAAATGAATAGTTATCTCATTGGTGCTGGTTGTTTTTGTTTGTCTTTTGCATCAGATTGGTGCTGGACTAAATACATCAAGAGGCCAGTGAGAACAAGGCATTGCCAGCCGCATGGTGGAGTGTTTTGATTTATGGGTTCTCGTCAATGAACGTGTTGGCGTATACAAAGAATCCGTGGTTAATCTTGCCAATGATGGCGGGGTATTTTGGTGGAACATACTATGCAGTTAAACATGATCACAAGGGAGTAGGTAATGAAGCTACAAGTTGATGAGATTCTTGATCGCATGTCGGATATTCCAGACATGGATACAAAGATTAAAGCGATGGATGATATGTGTAAGAAGGAACCCTATCTGTGGTCATTGTTGAAGATGGCCGTCGATCCTAAGTTTAAGATTGATCGGTTGGCGGTAGGGTTTCCCAAGCGGTTCAGGCCAGAGAAGGATTTGCCTGTGGGCATTTCGGATACCAATATTCGCACAGAGTTTCGTCGGATTCAGAACTATTGCACGGGTGGCCCCCTGAAGGTTCTGGACGAAAAGAAGCTGGAAGACAGTTGGGTAGCTCTCCTACAGGGCTTGAATTATCGGGAAGCGGTCATTTTGACCCATGTAAAAGATCAGACACTTTGTGACAAATATCCTGATCTTTGGGTGGTTTTACCCGCTTTGGGGATTGAAACTTGTATAAATACTAGCCTAAAGAAGGAAGAAGTCAAAGCTGATCTACCAAGTGTAGAAACAGTGGCGGAATCGCCAAAGGTTGAGGCGGCACCAGCAAAGAAACAGAAGACGGAGAAGTAAATGGAACAAACCAAGCTAGACCTAGTCAAATCATTTCTCAGAGAGCGTACATCTGAAGTGGCGAATTCGCCATTTTGGATTAAGGTACTTCTGGGTACAATGCTTCTTTTGATCATCCTGTTCTAGTTTAGGTTTCCGGCACGATTCGGCCCCCTTTCTGGATACAGCAGAGAGGGGGCCAAAGTTTTGAGGGGGCTTGACAAACGAAGTACCGCAGTTTAGGTTGTAGTATATGGTCGATTCGCCCAGAGGCCCAAGGCACCTGTCCTACACACAGGCTTATGATCGTAGGTTCGAATCCTACATCGACCACTTTGGTTCAGTACACCAGCCTGACCCCGTAAGGGGAAGCGCGTGAGTGATGATGCAAAGTAGCCATTCAGGGGACAATGTCTCTGGCGAAATGGAATACACTTCATTCTGTAAGGATACGTTACTGACGCAAGCGATCACACGTTGGCATGGGTGATCGACCAAAAATGGATAGTTGGCAGAGTGGTCTATCGCACTAGTCTTGAAAACTAGCACACCCCGAAAGGGTGACGAGGGTTCGAATCCTTCACTATCCGTTACGAAGAGTTTTCTTATGGTGAAAATGGGAAACACGCTGGCCAAGGGTGTGTGGCAACACACCTGAATCCGGTACCAAAGTAGATTGCCATCTATGGAGGTTTGTGGGTTCAAGTCCCACTGAGAAGATTGAAGTACCCCTTGACAACAAGAGTGTAAGGGGTTAGATTGAAAGAGTGCTAATTGACAACTGATGATGATTATGGTAGTTTATGCGGGTATGGTGGGAATGGAAGTACGCGCAGGTCTTAGGAACCTGTAGACCTTTATCGGTCTTGAGAGTTCGAATCTCTCTATCCGCACTGCATAAAACTTGGAATAGGAAGTAACGAGGCGTTGATCGGACGCCTACAATACCGAAAGGTAAGAGCCTATTCAACCGGAAGCTCTGGAAACACAGGTTCGAATCCTGTACGATTGGTTCACGCCTCTCGTTCGTCTAGCGGTCAGGACACCGGACATTTGCTTCATTTGACAGCGTTGCAATGCTCAACGTGCCGTAGCTTGATCGCAAGAGATAATCGGGATTGGCCATGGCCTCGCGTAAAGGCTTGTGGTGGGCTTGTGAAACAGCGGGAAGGAAGACCGTACATCTTCTAAGCATTATGCGCTTATAGCTCAATTGGCAGTAGCAGGGGGCTTTTAACCCTCAGACCAGAGTTCGATTCTCTGTGGGCGCACTGTAGTAAAGAAATCTGTCGCTTGCCTGACCGTTCCAAGAGGTAAGAACAAAGGTCATTAATATTGTCGCAGATTTCAAGTTTGGCAGTGTCTTATAGTGGCCTAGTAAACCAGACCTTCAATCTGAGTAACGCGAGTTCGAATCTCGTCACTGCTATGTTGTAAAATTTGGCCTCATCGAATATCGGCTAGTTCACCACCCTTTCAAGGTGAGAAGATGGGTTCGACTCCCATTGGGGCTACTGTTGGGCTTCTTTGAATGTTCCTTGCAGGGTTCATGAAAAGGAAGTAAGACACGGTTTAGAAAGGGACTGCAATCCTAATCGTATAGCCGAAACGCATCGTCTAAGGGCAGGACAGCCCCCTTCGCGGGGTTAATATGGGTTCGACCCCCATTGCGATTACTGTTGCGGAGATAAGCTCCCGTGACGATTTGATCTAAAGAATAGGAGAGATTCGGCTAGACCTGAGAGAAGAAATGCGAACTCATTCTCAAGGGAGTACAATGAATCAACATCAATTCTCAAACTATGTCGCAATAACGTAGAGTTTCTTTATGATCATCTTGCTAACGTAGCATAGCGGTCAATGCTCTAAACTTGTAATTTAGACGCCGTGGGTTCGAATCCCACCGTTAGCTCTAGAGTTTACGACATGTATAAATACAGATAGTGTCGTTAACTCAAAAGGAGATTATATGGCGTGGACAAATCCAAAGAAAGTGGTAATATGTTTGAATTGTGAAACAGAATTTTCGTGTTCAAAAGTTAATAAGGGGTTGTATTGTTCTGGGAAGTGTCAACAAGAATATCAGAGACAAAAAAGAGTTGATGAAAAAACATTAACTCCAAGAATGCTCAGAAGATATTTGATCGACAAATACGGAGAACAATGTATGTTGTGTGGATGGGAAGAACGCAATCCTATTACTAATAATGTTCCAACAGAATTAGATCATATTGATGGGAACAGTGAGAACAACTTACCAGAAAATGGAAGAATCATTTGTCCCAATTGTCATTCTTTACAATCAAATTTCAGAGCTTTGAATAAAGGCAATGGAAGAGCGTGGAGAATGAAACGATATAAAGAAGGAAAAAGTTACTAAAATAGAAGCAAGTCTCAGGGGAACAAGGACTCTGACAGGTTCTCAAGCCCCATCCAATAGGAATGTGTCAGCATCCTTAAGGACAAGGTCACCGCCCTTGGTCATTGCTTCACCAACGCACCGTTAGTATAAACGGCAATTACAGGAGCCTCTTAAGCTTCACGATGTGGGTTCAAATCCCATGCGGTGCATGTATGAATTGCGAGGGTAGACAAATGGATAAAGTCACCAGACAACTAATCTGGGGTATGCGACTCCGAAACGGTCTAGAACAAAGTAGGAAGCTTTGGAAGGTTCGAATCCTCCCTCTCGCGCTGTATAAATACGATCAACCTCTTCAAAGAAGGTAAAAATGACATTGTATCTATTGTTGATTGTGTTGCTCATTGGTGGTGCTGTAATCTATTTCATCCCAGATACAAAGAAAGTGGTATGGTTTGTGTGGGTGGTTTGTGCGCTGGCTTGGTTGGCAGATGCTTTTGGTAAGCTTCCCTCATCCTTTCATATCAATTAGTGAATTTTGCGGGTGTATCCCCTGCGTCTTATAAACGATTGAAAGGGTAGGAGGCGACACGTTGGTTCGATTCCAACCACCCGTACTTGGTCGGGGCATTGAGGGCCATGTGCCTGAACCCGTTTCACAGCTAACCCTCTTCGGACGGGTGAACGGCTACTCAGGATGGAGCGACCTGAACCCCTGCCTCACGGCTTTCTCGTCTATCGGTAAAGGACAACTGATTCTCAGTCAGTAGAGAGGGGTTCGATTCCCCTGAGAGCTATCACACTTTAAGGAAGTATCATATGACAAACAGCGTAGGCATAACGCCAACACCTAGTGCCAGAGAAGATATTAGGGAAATTCCATTAAACACTTTTGAACGTATTGCATTGGCCAAGCTGTGTCAGGAAAAGATGACTGAAGCTATCCAAAAGGGTTCTTTCGAAAGTGAAAAGGATTGGCGAGAATTACAAGAAAAGATTACGGGGCGGTAGCTGAAGCCTGTGAGTAGTGGTACCATGAAAACAGAGAGAAGCGATATCGTGACGCAATGGTGAGGTTTAGGGGAGGGTGCTTCGAACATCTACTAGCCCCCTGAGACTTACCGGAATGTGGGTTCGACACCCACTCGCTCCATCTAAATAGGTTGTGTAGGCAAGGCATGTACCTACCGATTACATCAAAGTGGGCCTCACCCCACCACAACCATCAAGCCTCTTGAGTGTGCCGGAAAGCACGTTAGTCTTCGAAACTAACAGAACAAGTTCAATTCTTGTAGGGGGCATTTATAGGTCGGAGGGCCATCAGGAAGGCCAACAGTCTCCAAAACTGTCAAACTTAAGGGTTCGAATCCCTTCCGGCCTGTTGTAGTTCATCATTCACTATAGTGAGGCTTCACATGTACAAAACGGACATAAAGCGAATAATGGATTCTGAAACATTCAGACCATATTACGTTTTGAGTGTTGCAATTTCTCCTGAAGATATGATGGACAAATCGGTGTTTGAAAGCATTTCTCCTAAAGACTCATTCGTGAGACTTTTGGATGAAGCAGTAGGACAATTGAAGGTTGATGCAATACAATCCATTTTTGAGAGGAAGAGCGATGTTTAATCCATGTGGCGACAACATTATCATCAGTCCGTCCAAAGCAGAAGAGTCAGTGACCGCATCAGGTTTGGTTCTCCCAGAGAGCGTAACGGGAAGTGGTCAGATTACCAGTGGTACCGTTGTGGCAGTTGGCCCCGGTCATATCTTTGATGGTGGTCAGCGTGGCGAGATGCTATGCAAGGTTGGTGATACCGTGTGGTATGCCAAGGGTCATGCGTCAACGATCCGTTTGGATGGCAAGGATTTCAAGGTCGTTGCAGAGCGCAACATCTTCGGGTTCCATCGCTAATGGAGTTCTGTTCCGTAGTACTTCGCCAGATTGATGAGAACACCGCTGAAATACGAACGGTGGTAAACACTGACGTTTTGATGGTGTTATTCAGGAAGAAGCAGAGTACTACGGAATTCTACACCAAGCTTAAGGCTGAAATGATTTTTCAGTTGGGAATTGAATTTGGCATTGATTTTGATGATCCATTTTCCGAATCAATGGGTGAATTGCAACAGAGGACACATAAGGGATATACTGAACATGGCCACTCTTTTGTGTCGGTGTTGTCCATCGTGAAGATAAAATCTGAAGGTGGGGGCTTGACAGAAGACTTGTCGGGTGCTATCATCAGTATCATACAGGAAGCGTTATCAGAGGAAACACCACCACCGATGAGTCAAGAAGAAACGGTTCAGATTCTTGGGTGGTTGTCAGAAAAGATGGAGAAGCAGGATCATAATGCAATTGCATTTTATGATAAGCGTTTCAAGAGTGCAGTCGATAGAGCAGTAGAGTTATTGCGGGTGTAGCAGAGTGGTAATGTGCATCCTTGCCAAGGATGAAATCACGGGTTCGATCCCCGTCACCCGCTTTCTAATCATGGAGGTATTGTGAGAGTCATTCAAAAAGCATTGCATTATGTCGCCGTGAAACACGGTGATCAAAAGTACGGGGAAGGTGTTCCGTACATGGTGCATCTAGCATGTGTGGTGAGCATCCTTCATGAGTTCAACGCCCCGCATATTGTTGTTTCGGCGGGAGCCTTGCACGATGTGTTGGAAGACACAGACACAGAGTATGGCGAGTTGGCATGGGAGTTTGGCCCACACATTGCAGATTTGGTGTTGGCCGTCACGAATCCAAAGACGGGGACTCGCAAAGAGAAACATGCGATTCAGTATCCCAAGATTCTTGAATACGGTACTTATGCCATCATGATTAAGTTGGCAGACCGTATCGCCAACGTAGAGAGTGGTGGAAAGATTGACATGTATCGCAATGAACATGTGGCGTTTCAAGAGGCTCTTCGACAGCCCATTGGGATGGCGAGCTATCCTGTGTTGAAAATGTGGGATGTTCTTAATGACTTGCTAAAGGATGATCGATGAAAATCATTGTCGGGCCAGTAATGGTGGTAGATAAGCCAAATCTAAACCATCGTATCTATCCACGGGCAGTCTTTGAAAAGGCTCTCAAAGAATACGAAGAGAAGTATGTTAAGGATAGGAGAGCCTTAGGTGAGTTGGGAGTAGGGGAAACCCCCACAATCAACCTTAAGAACGTTTCACATATGGTAACATCCTTTTCATGGGATGGTGATATCGTTGATGCAGAAATTGAAGTCTTGGACACCCCGCAGGGGAAAGTCCTTAAGGATATGTTGGAAAATGGATTTGACCTTACGGTTGTTCCTCGCGGGATTGGGTCTTTGAAGTTGAATGAAGAAACAGGTGTCAACGAAATACAAGATGACTACGAGATTTCTTCATTTGATGTGATTCCTTCGGAACAAAATTCGTTCAGGGGCTTGACAAGAGACTAACAAGGTGTTAGCTTCATTCATGGTTTCGAAGGAGTTGTCCTTCAGAAACAGAGGGAGAAACCTACCAGCTAGTTGGTGAGGTAAAGCTTACCAAGGCGATGACGGGACTCCCACATGGTGGAGGCTGATTGAGAAGTAGGAAATTGGGGTGTTTGGACTCCCAAAGAGCAGTGCATCGTAAGGTGCATAAAGGGGCTTATCTTTGTAACCCCCGCCAGCCGCAAGGTTGGTTCATCCAAACAAGTCCGACTGAGGGGATATTCGAACATCCCCGCTTCATCCCTAAGAAGGTGGAGATATGTTTGAAGAGTAGGTGCAGAAGAAAGCGTTGCTGACGCCCCCGCAAGGGAAGGCAAGTAACGAAGACTGACGAGTGGTGTCGGGTACTGCACACAACCAACTATTCGAAAACGGATCGGTAACGGATACACGCAAGATTGTCCGATGGGTTGCACCATAGGGCTTTCCGTGAATGTCATGAGGTTTGAGCGAAGTGCTATTCTCAATAGCTTCGCCCTAAATCCAGAAGCATGATCAAGTAGCCAGAGCAAGGCGAACGGTAGCCGTGGAGTGTTGCATTCTGATAGCCAAAAGCTATTGGAACAACTGAGGAAGCACTTCACTCAAAGTTCACATTCAGGGTTAACAGCCCACTTTAATTGAGATAAAGAGAATATAAAAAGGAAAGACTTCCTCGGTCTAAGTGCCAAAAGTGGCATAATGCCTTCCCGCAAGGAAGAGGGCAGATTGAACGGCCCCAAGCCCGACAATCTTCGATCCAGACTCGCACATAGGGGTTTAGCGACTCCGAACGGCTCGCAAGGTCGGTGGTAGAGAAAAGGTTGAGTAGCACTAGATGACGGTCATACTGTTCAGACCTTAAAGAGAACTGCTTCGGTTGTCAACTTCCTCGCGGAAGTGGAAAAGAGGGGAAAGATCGGTGGGGACACTGGTTCATAATCCCTTGAAAGGACAGCCACGATGGGTGTATTCTCAACCCCTCACAAATTCTAGCGGATTGGGCTAACAGGATAAGCCGCCTCATTCGGGATGAGGACACCATGAGAGTTCGAATCTCTCATTCGCTACTGGTGGGAAAAGGAAATACTGTACGGGAAGATACGATAGCCGTGCAGTTAGGATTGCTGATAGTGTCTGATTGGATGAGGCAGAACGTATGCTCGTACCATGAACGCTAACAACAGGCCAATAGCTACATTATCCGTTCCGTTCCCCGTTTGCCCACATTCTCTTAGCGGGGTTTGTGGCAGACTACCACCTTCACTTTGTTGGGAAAAGGGTAAATGGTTTGGGTACAACTTGACTAACTCAGATCGGTTCTTTTTGAGCTAATGGATAGGGAGTGGGGTTGTCATGAACGCTCACAACTGAATCCGGTGCGATAGAATTAGACACCCCTGCCTTGATCAGGCTACCAACAACACGCCGCTTGCGTAGGTCTGGTGATAACGCGCCCCTGAAGAGGGCGAGAATAGGGTTCGATCCCCTGAGGCGGCACTTGCATAAATACAACCATGGAGAATCACATGAGATTGGCAACGATTGAAGAATATCAAGAAACTGGTGATCGTGTAAAAGGTATTTTGGGTTGTTCTGAAATTCCAGTTTCACAGTTCACCGCTGAATTGTTTGAACAGGTGTTAGAAGCAATTCAAATGAGAAATGATACAAAGAAGGACGCATAGCTCAGTTTGGTCTAAAGCGACGGCTCGACATGCCGTGATCGGGAGTTCAAATCTCTCTGTGTCCACTGTGTTGGGAAAAGGAGAATGAGCAATTGGGGTTTTGTAGATAGTAAGCAATCCCTCGAAATTGACTACTCCCTGCAATGATCAAGCTACCAACATTACGCCAGTATAGCCAAGCGGCCTAAGGCAGGAGCCTCATAAGCTTCCATCGTCAGTTCGAATCTGTCTACTGGTACTTTCATAGCTGGCAAGTGAACGGGGTCATTTGAGGCTCATAACCTCAAGAGCAAGGTTCGAATCCTTGGCGAGCTTCTATAGCGGGAGAGTGAAACGGATCGGCTTTCGAAAGATTGCCTAATCATTTGAGACTCATAACCTCAAGATAGTGGTGTTCGACTCCCACACCCGCCATTAACTGAAGGAGGTCTTCATGAAGGAATTTGTTATCAGTACCAAAATTGTGTTGTACAAGGATCATATGGTGAGGGCGGCAACGATTGCCGAAGCACTAGAAGTTGGCAGAGAAACCCTTGAATCGCTCACAAATCTGAGTACTGAAGAATTGGATAAGCAGTACATCGATTCAGATGTGAAGATCATTGGGGTAGCGGAGGTACTATGAGTGGTAATTGGGCTTGGCACCCTGAACGTATGCCGGAAACGACAAACGGAAGATATCTCTGCCAAGGCATCTACGGATGCACAAAGACGGTAAAGGAAAAGGGAACAGCCTGTTTGAGTTGTCGCCGCAAAATGAAGAAAAAGGAGAGCAAAGATGAGTGAAACGCAGAATATCGCCATCAAACTTTGTGAAGAGATTATCGCACTGGCAGAGAGTGGCGCGAGTACAAAGGATTTGCACTTTCGCGCTAAAGCATTGGAGGCGTACCTTCTCGTAGTGAGGCGTTATGAAGGTCAAGGATAGAGAAGTACCATCGCTGGATGGAAGACAGACCTTGAAGATGTTTGGGACATTTTGCATCGTCCCGAAGGGCATGAAGGTGGTAGAAATGTGGCCGACTACTCCATATATTCTTGGGTCAATGACCCCGGCATACACATGGGGTGATAAGATTAGGGTGAACCCAGACTTGTTCCTCCTGATTGATGTAAAGATTTTGGTGGAAGAATGTATCCACGGATATCAGTATCGTCGGATGAATCACGGTTGGGGTTTCTTCCCAACATACATTTGGCACATCGTTCTTGATGTGTTCCGCAAGCGTAGGGAATTGAGTATACACAATGCTAACATGATGGAAAGAGAAGCTATGGATGGAGCAAAGGCGATTGTGAACGCCTTCCAATTCACTGGCGAATCTCTGGACATTGAGAAGGAAATCAAGAAGTACTTTGGTTGGTAGCACGTTAGATGGGCGCGTAAATACGGGGAACTGGCATCTAGACCGTATCCATCACTTCACCCTCCTGATGAGGCCCATGTGGGCCGAAACACTTAGGTGTCGGGGGTAAGGTGACTATTGGTTGGTCACACCAGACTGTAAATCTGTTTCTTTAATTAGGCGTTGTGGGTTCGATTCCCTCTTCCCCCACTGAACATGGAGATATCATGGCACACGGTAACGTGAAATGTGATTGTGGACATGTCAGCAAGACTCATTTTGCTGGTGAAGGATGTTGTAATAAGTGTGGTTGCACTTGGTTCTATCCAAATGTAAAGTACATAAATCTACAGAAGAAAAAGAAAAAGCTTGGGCGTATATTCCCTCGGTCTGATAAGCCGTTGAAAGGATAGGAGGCGACACGTTGGTTCGATTCCAACTATGCCCACTTGAAGTAAGCATTCATCGGTAACCTAGCGGCTAGGTGGCAGACTGTTAATCTGTGGCGTAAGCCTACATGGGTTCGAATCCCATCCGATGATCTTAACACTATGAGAGAATGTGATGATCAATGTCTTGACGGGTGAAGAGCAAGAGTACTTTGCAACAAAAGTGTGTGGAATCTGTGGGGTTGAGAAACCCCTTGATCAATTTCCAAAACACATTCACCATGAAGACAATCTTGATTCTCGGTGTAGGACATGCATCAAAAGAGTTGCACGGCACAGGGCAAAGCTAAAGAAAAATGCACCACCAAAGCCACCAACTTGTGATTGTTGTGGAAAGGTATTGACAGTCTGGGTGTTAGATCATGATTATGTGACTGACTTGATGCGCGGCTGGATTTGTGACGATTGTAATGTGGGAATGGGAAAGTTGGGTGATGATTTAGATGGTGCAAGGAAAGCTGTTGCATATCTAGAAAGGTTTGAGAAAAAAGTAAGCACTGTTGCCTCGTCTGGGATAGGGGCGGTCTGTTAAACCGACACAGGAAAGTTCGATTCTTTCACGGTGCGTTAGGAGAATATCATGGCATTTTGGATTCTACAAACAGCGATTCACGAAGTGGAAAGAGAAGTGATAGCTAAGATTCTCACGGAAGAAAACATTCCGTTCAAGAATGTCAAGCTTCGTCCATTCACTCACAACGTACAGGGGCTTCCAAAGAACTACAGGGACATGCCCATCGTACCATATGGCTCTGTGAATCTGTCGATGTGGGGAAAGAAGAAGGGGTTGAAAGGTGTCTGGTGGAACGACAATCTTAACTTCGAAGTTCAGCGAGCAGTTTTTGGAAATCATATGCTAAATGGGGATTCAGAGATTCACCCATTTGGGAATATTCCACATTTCGAAGGAGAGCGTTTCATTCGTCCAGTGGACGATGGAAAGGCATTCACCGGAGAAATCATAGATACCAACAACTTGGTGGCATGGCAGGATAGGATTTTCTACTTCAAGGGTGACTCTCCTATCGCACCAGAGACTAAAGTTCAGGTATCAACGGTCAAGAGTATCTTTCGTGAGTATCGATTCTTTGTGGTCAAGGGGCGCATGATTACGGGTTCCATGTACAACGAAGACAACAAATTGATTCGTCGCGCACTTGACAAACAGGATGACATTGTAGTAGATTATGCTCAGAAGATGATCGATATCTGGTCGCCGGATGAGGTTGCTGTGATTGACATTGCCGTATTGAATGATTCGCTGGATATGAAGATCATCGAATTCAATAACCCGAATGCTTCAGGTTTGTACAAGTCTGACTTCAGGGCATATGCAAGGGCAATAGAGTCAGTGTTATAGTTGGGGGATGGGTCTGCTAGGGGTGGACACCGCACTTGCAATGCGGCTAACCAGATGGGTTCGAATCCCATATTCTCCACTTGGATGTTCGTTCTTTCTCGAAAGAGTTCCTTCCTCTTAATTGGGGAGTCCATTAAAGGGGTAAAAGGACGCTTAGGGCCGTGGGTCTGCTAGGTGAAGACACCGCACTGTCACTGCGAACACGATGGGTTCGAACCCCATACGGCCCGTTCTTTATCATGGAGGTATTGTGAGTGATTGCATGAACGATGCGTATCATGGAACAAATTGGGAACGCACAAATGGGCTTAGAAATTGGGATAAACCAAAGAAGGTTGTTCACTCAACCGGAAAGCCATCAAAAGCTACTCATGTTGCAAAACCTTTGAGTGGCCCACAGATACGCAAGGCTGTAAAGAAGGTTGCAAAGAAAAAGAAGCCAGTAAAGAAGCTTATAGCTGAACGACACCGATCCCGTGAAGTTCGCTATTTCATTTTTCAGAAGACAGAAGAGGGGCGGTTGGTACACCCTATGCATCGGCAACGATATGATCATTCTGATAGTAACATCTTTGATCATTACAACGGATATGCCACACAAGAAGAAGCACATGCGGCAATTGAAGCGAATGTCATCTTCGAAGATGATAGCTATCAGGAAATGGGGTTTGAAAAGAACTTCTATGGAATGGAAACTCGTTGTTGTCAACGAAGTGAAGAATATCTTGTAATTCCACAACTGCGCGTTAACGTATGGTGGGAAAAAATTGACTAAGCCGATCCTCTATCTTGACCTAGACGAAACAATTCTGTGGAACGGTGAACCAGTACATAATGCCAAGGCATTCTTCCTCTGGTGTGCTGAACATTTCGAAATCAGATGGTTGACACGATGGATTCCAAGTGGTAAGATGGATGAGTACCAAGCCAAGACATTGTGGCTCCGTTTTGAACGACAAATTCATTGGAGAGAATTTCAAAAGTGGGATAACCCCAAGAGCTTTTGGAATTTCAAGAATGAGGCAGTAGACTTTGATGAAACCCGCCCATGGGTATGGGTGGAGAACAGATTAGACGCGCATGAGGACTTCCTTTTAGCCAAATCTGGCCACTATTCGAAGTTCTATGTGACAGACTTGCGGGATGATGAAGACCCGCATGGGCCAGAGAATGCTGTAGCACGAACATGGAAGCGACTCTCAGAGGATTTCAACATTCCCATACAGGAGGCATCATGACTATAGGGTATTAGGTATCTCAACAGGAGGAACTAATGAGTCATGGTAGCAAGAAGTGGATCAAGGATTACAGTGGTCGTATCAAGCGTTCCCGCAATCGGACGAAGATCGATTACTATGCTGGTTTGAAGGCGTGGGAGATTCCGTACTATCGTTCTTACTTGTATGGAACTGTCCAGACAAACGAGGACTTCTGCCCACAGTGCAAGCATGTCCAGAAGGCCATCCTGAACGACATGGAAGGGTATCTGGCCGCTAAGAAGAGGGCGCAGGAGGATTGGAAGAGGTTGTACGGGGATGCTCACTATGTGATCAATGGGGCCAAAAACCCCAAGAACCCGTGGAGAACCCACATGTATTTCTACGACTTCTTCCGCAAGCAGACGTACTATCCCGGTGATTTGTGGAATTACGACATTCGCAATTACCTGTGTTACAAGCACGAACGGATGTACGAGCAGGAACAGGTTATGTGGAGAATGCCGTATAACGGAAGGAAAGCTCGCTATGGATACACCGTGAGAGAAGGGAGTCGGCACTATCGCCACAAGGTCAAGAACATCATGGATCGTGCCAAGTACGATGAAGAGTTGTACGATGATATCACCCCCTACAAGCACGAATGGTTGGACTAACCCTTGACAACGTCGGTGTCTTGGGTTAGATTAGTTGTGTTCCGCGCAACCTCGACAGTCCTCGCTAATGAACGAATCGTCGCAAAAGGCAAGGTGGGTGGGTCACAATCTCCGACTTCTAGTAAGAGAAACAGTTAACGGACGTTGTGTGGAACAAATGCCGCTGTACGAGAACAGGCATATCGGGAGGACTTAAAATCCTCTGTTTGTGGGTTCGATGCCCACCAGCGGCACTATGCGCTTTTCGGCAACTGGATAGTCAAGGGGTCTTCTAAACCCCATTAGTGCGGGTTCGAATCCCGCAGAGCGCGTTATCAATCACCATGAGGCAGTAATGATTATAGAGAAATACTTCAAGCTTTTTGGATTAGAGCTTTTTGTGTGGGGTCACCGAACAGATGAGGAAGCTGTTGGGCCAGAGCCGAAGGCCAAGAAAGAGTCAAAGAAGCACCCGCTTCTGAAATCTCTTGAGAACAAAGATAAGAAGCTGATTCCTTCGGACTTTGATCCAACGACAGCAACGAGTGAATCCATGCTCCCTACCGACATTCTCGAAATGGAAGCGTCAGAGGAAGTGTGGAGTGAAGATGGGGCAAAGGAAATGCCCATCGCTGAGTTCAACGAAATGTTTGAAAGTAACAAGCTTGTGATTGAGAAAGAAAACTTTGCATACACTACATCGTTTGATGCGTGGGTACATTCAGATGTGAAGTTCGCCATCCCTAAGCACTGTACATCGTCCTTTGAGTTGGCCGCAGAAAAGAAATCATATGCCACCGCAGAATCAATGATGTATGAAGGAAAGGTGTATGCGATGGACACTAAACATCCGGTGGGGTTCTCTTCTCCGGAAGAAGTGAAAGAATACATCAAGACGCTTTTCGTGGTCTATCTGGTGTATCATGGAATTTCCGCAATCGATAGACAAACAGTACGCTATTTCGTGATTGGTTGTACCGAAGAGCAAGGGACGGTGCCAACACACGGACTATAACAGGGGGTAACAATGACAGCGCGACCAGTGATTTCGTTAAACGATATTGGATTCTACACTATGACTGATGCGCGTTGTCGTTCAGCAAATGCTACCACTCCGTTACAGCGTGGTGAAATTCTGTTGACAGGCCGATGCAACTTCAAGTGTCCGTACTGCCGTAGCATTGGTGGCCCAGACTTGGATATCAATGAAGCGTTGAAGACCATTTGGCAGTTGACCGAAGAGGGATTGAAAAACATTCGTTTCTCTGGTGGTGAGCCGACGATGTACGCTGGCTTGGAAGACTTGGTGTTGTATGCCAAGGCTCGCGGAGTTGAGCGCATTGCGGTTTCGTCAAACGGTTCGCGCATCTGGCCGATCTATCAGGGCTTGATCGATGCTGGTGTCAACGACTTCTCAATCTCGTTGGATGCCTGTTGTGCAGAGGATGGCGACAAGATGGCTGGTGGTGTCTCAGGAGCTTGGGATGCCGTTGTAGCGACCATCAAGCGTCTATCCCCGTTGGTCTACACCACAGTTGGTGTAGTCTTGACTGAGGCCAATCAGGGATCAATTGAAGACATTATTCGTTTCGCTGATTCCTTGGGTGTGGCAGACATTCGTATCATTCCAGCGGCACAGGATGGAGATAAACTCAACAATGTTCAGGTTAGCAAGGATTTGTTGGACAAGTATCCGATCTTGGCTTACAGAATTCGAAACATCCAGCGTAGCTTGCCAGTGCGTGGATTGCGTGACGGTGATGCCTCACGATGCTCTTTGGTTTTGGATGATGTGGCCATCTTGGAAGGGAAGCACTATCCCTGCATCATCTACTTGCGAGAGAGTGGGGCGGCAATTGGTGAGTTGAAGGAGGGGTTCAGGGCTGACAGAGAAGCGTGGGCCAAGAATCATGACACCAAGGCTGACCCGATCTGTTCAAAGAACTGCTTGGACGTTTGTGTAGAGTACAACACTCAGTACGAGAGGTTCCGTGAAAGAACGGCATGAATATGTAAAGGTTGTCTTAGTAACAGGGGATCGTAACTGGACGGATCGTGAAAAGATTCGCGGGGTCTTGACAGACTACGATCCCCTGACTACATTGATAGTAGAGGGTGGTGCGCGTGGGGCTGACACCATTGCCAGAGAAGTTGCTGAAGAGCTAGGCTTCGATGTACTAGAGGTTAAGGCTGATTGGGAACGGTATGGTAGGGCGGCAGGGCCAGTGCGAAACAAGTTGATGTATGACAAGTCTCACCCTGATGTGGTGGAAGCGTTTCACGGCAACATTGGTGCTTCCAAGGGAACAAAACATATGGTGGAATACTCTAAGAAGGGTGGAACACCAGTGAGAGTAACAACGTAGTTGGAATCGTGTTCCGAATGGTAAGGAAACAGTTTGCTAAACTGTCGTGTCGAAAGGCACATGGGGGTTCAAGTCCCTCCGGTTCCGTAATGCGGGTGAAGTTCATATGGTTGAACACTAGTTTTCCAAACTAGTTGCAGTGGGTTCGAATCCCATCACCCGCTTGAACAATTTTACAGAGGTATTGATATGATCTATCTGATGGGTGACATTCATGGGTATTATGAGGCGATGGTCAAAGTTAACCGCTTTGTGACCAAGGATGACATTGTCATTCAGGTGGGTGATTTCGGTGTGTCCCACAGCATGGTCATGGAGTGGAATCATCTCTACCCTGCAATCAAGTGTCCGGTCTATTTCATCGACGGCAATCATGAGAATTTTGATATCATCGGTGAGTGGCCCAAGACGAAGGTGAAGGAAGTGGCAAAGAATCTCTTCTACATCCCTCGCGGGATGGTGTTGACCATGGAAGGTCTTCGCATTGGGTTCCTTGGTGGTGCTGAGTCTGTTGACAAGGCGTGGCGTCACACCAAACCCCCTCGCCAAGAGTGGTGGGAGCAGGAGAGAATCACTGAAGAGGATGTGGCGCGTCTGGTGAAGAATGTTGGTGGTCAGCCGTTGGATGTTTTGATTACCCACTGTCCTCCACCGACTACGGTTCTTTCCAACTTTCCGATGATCAACACCGAGAGTTGGGGTCTACCGTCAAATTGGGTGGACATTTCATCCCACTTGGTGGCAGAGGCTATTGCCAAAACGAATCCCAAGCGTGTATATTCAGGTCATATGCACAAGAAGGTGCATCATGATGCGGGTAGTTACTTTGTCAGAATCCTTGACGTTGAAGAGGTAGAATGTCTATGAACTGTCCGTCTGAAACATGCGCTCACGAATTGGCAGAGCAACGGAAGCGGGTAACCCCGCCTAAGCATGTGAATTTCGAGATTCGCTTTAACCGTTGTTCAGTGTGTGGTGACATTCAAGCCACACCTGAACAACGGAAAAAGAATACCAAGCATTCGAATTACGCATACAATAAGTGTAAGGAACAAAGAACTTCATTATGGGGGATTCAATGAGTACGCCAAAAACGATCCTGTGCATCGACATAGAGGCAACGTGTTGGGAAGGCAGACCACCCAACAAGTTCCCAGAGCAGAGGAACGAAATCATTGAGATTGGTATTACCCCGGTTGATGTGAAGACAAGGGTGATTGGGGTTTCAGAGGGTATCATCGTGATTCCCCCAACCACAGAGATTTCCCCGTTCTGTGTCCAACTGACAAGTATTACTGATGAGTTGATTCTGGCCGAAGGAAGGACGTTTCATCAGGCATTGGATTATATGGATCAGAAATACAAGCCAGCCAAGAATATCTTTGCTTCTTGGGGTGACTATGATCGGAAGTCCTTTGAGAAGAATTGCAAATGGAACAACACGGGTTATCCATTTAGCAATATGCATTTGAATGTCAAGACACTCTTTGCGGCCAAGTACGGCTACAATGCTGGATTGGGTAAGTGTGCAGAAGACCTTGGCATGTTTGAAGGAAGGGCGCATCGTGGCGTTGATGACAGTCGGATGGTGGCGAAAGTCCTTGTCCATCTGTTGAAGTAACGCCCCCCTAGTTTAGTTGGCAAAACACAACTCTCGTAAAGTTAAGTCATCGGTTCAATTCCGTTGGGGGGCTTCAATGTACAAAACAGTTCAACCGAATATTCCATCGAATGTTCTTAATGCCATTAGGCAATTTCCTCATTGCGATGCTAGGGTGCTTCATGCTCCCGGTGAATGTTCATTTTGTGACGATCATCCGGAGTGGCAATCATTGAGAATTCATTGGGGAATTGCGTTTACTGGATATCAACCCGATGAAGAGAAGAAAGAACTTCCTTGCCCTGCGTGGTATGCGCGGGGAGAAAATTGTCAAGTGTGGGGAGGAAATAAACCGTCATGAAAAATATGTTAGGGCAGAAGGTCGTTGAGGAATTTCGTGGGGAGCATTACTTCTTGAGTAATTTCTACCCCGCCCCAATACTCATCAGGGGTATTGGAATGGTGGCAACCGTTGAACATGCCTTTCAGGGTTTCAAGACGGTGGACGAAGAGCAGATGAAGAAGATCATGTTTGCTTCTACACCAGCCCAAGCCAAGCAGTTTGGAAAAGTGGTCAAGTTGCGTGATAACTGGCAGGAAATCAAGGTTGAAATTATGTATTCCATGGTGAAGCTAAAGTTTCAGACCCACAAGGACTTGCGCGAGAAGCTTCTATTCACTGGTGATGCAGTCCTCATTGAAGGAAATACTTGGGGTGATAAGTATTGGGGTGTATGCGAAGGAGAAGGAAAGAACATGTTGGGAATCATTTCGATGAAGGTCAGGGAAGAGTTGTCTGGTCGCCCCACTTGACAAGCGGCTTCCTAAGGGGTAGATTGCCTGTGTAGCTCATTAGGACAGAGTAGGCGTTTCCTAAACGCAAGGTAGTGGGTTCGAATCCCTCCACGGGCATGGGAGTAAATCATGTTGATGAACATTTTGGTGTGTGAAACATGTGAATACGATGACGCTTCCTCACGAAATGTCAAGGCGTTTGCGGTCTATGAAGATGCCACCAAAGAAGTGGATCGTCTTCAGGCAATTGCAAACCGTTTGAATGACGAGTGGAAAGAGTCGAGTTATGAGAAACAGGACGAGATTCGTCAGAAGTATATCACGGAGCTTGATGATCCTGATTTCGGACATTCGTGTATTGATGGTGTAGTGAATTATCGGGTTGACGTTGTACCCTTTATCATGGGAGAGTAAATGGAAGCGTTGAAGAGTGCCGATGGTCTTTCGGCTGAGTTGGAAAATGATGAGGCAATGAAGACACTGGAAACAATTTCGGACGTTCTTGTAGAGAAGCCGGAACCCGTGTGGCATGTCACCGAGAAGACAGTATGGGGTGAAAAGGGTGTCTGGTTGATTCCAGATTTGAGTGATGCAACCCCATCGAAGATCGATGAGACTGAAGAGCAGAAGACGGCCCGTGAAGCCTTTCAGAAGGCCGGGGAAGAGGCTCTTGCTCTGGACAAGGAGAAGGTTGATGCGTGGTGGGAAATCTGTCTTGAGCTTGATGAAGACGGAAAGTACAAGTTCAAGGCCGAACATGTGGCTGGTGCTTGCAATTTCAGTTCCCTTCTAACGATGCCCATGTTTGGACGAAAGGGAAAGAAGATGACAGCCATGGAAGTGGTAAAGCTTCGCACTCGTTATGGCCGTCCTGCGGCGGCTTGTCACAGCAAGGGCAAGAAGTACGTCCTTGGACAGGGTAGGAAGCGTCAGGGGTATGTGGTTGGAACAGATGGGGCATGGAGGAAGGTGGTCAATGCGTAGACTCCTTTGGGACATTTTCATGAGCGACAAAGATTTGGGTAACCCGAATGCCTTTGACCTGTTGAAAGCCCCATGGTGGTTCATCTAATGAAACTTACCTCAGGGGATATCTACAACATTTGCCTTGCCCTTGTTATCATTTCGATGGTTTGGGCTAATGCATGGGCAGACAGAGGCGGGAAGAAATGAAACTGTGGACACTGACAACGGTTAGGTTTTGCAAAATTCTTGGACGGGACGATAAACCCGTAGAGAGCTTTGACAGTCGTTGTGTGGGTGTCTTCCGAAAGGCAGATGAAGCCATAGATGTTGCCCTAAACAACTATGGAGATATCTACGAATGTGGGTATTACCCCCTGCTTGTGATTGAGAAAACCACAACGGGTCTGTATCCCTTTCATGGTGGAGATTTTGAACAGTATTGGTACACATGGGTGGGTGACGAAGAGACAGGTGGTTATCAGCCCACTGAGAGGCCAGAAATGTTTAAGAACACGGTGGGTTGGGGAATAGGATAAATAGAAGTGTGATGTGGTTGGGGGAAATGCATACCCGATCAGCGGCCCATAGGTTCTTCGAATCGTGGTCATCCGGTACCACATCACTTTGGTCTAATAGCTCAGTTGGTGGTAGCACTTCCTTGGTAAGGAAGAGGCCATGGGTTCGAACCCCATTTAGACCTTGACAAGCAGTGCGTAGTGTGTTAGGATACATTATTGCCCATTCATCCAGCGGTCTAGGATGTAACTCTCTGAAAGTTAACACGGTAGTTCGAATCTACCATGGGCAACTGAATGGCCTCTTCGCCCAACGGCTAAGGCGGGGGACTTTGAATCCCTAGATGACGGGTTCGATTCCCTCAGAGGCTACTGTAGTAAAGATATGCCTGAGTGGTGAAACTGGCAAACGCACTGGACTCAAAATCCAGCGACCAGCAATGGTCTTGGGGGTTCGATGCCCCCCTTAGGCACTGAAGGCGTTGGTGATGCAAATGGCTAGACATTCCAGCCTCAAAAACTGGATTCCGTGGGTTCGAAGCCCACCCAACGCACTAGGAGAAATTATGTGTGAGTAAATCATGCCCTTATAGCTCAACTGGATAGAGCGTCTGATTACGGATCAGAAGGTTGGGGGTTCGAATCCCTTTAGGGGTACTGTTGTAACAGGTGCGTGGCTCAGTTGGTAGGAGCATCGGTCTGTGGAGCCGAGGAAGAGGGTTCGATTCCCTCCCACCTGATAGTTGTACAAGACGGGGTATAGCGTAGCTTGGTATCGCGCTTGCTTTGGGAGCAAGAGGTCGGGGGTTCAAATCCCTCTACCCCGACTTGGGAGAATGGCGAAGCGGTTAACGCCGTGGTCTGCAAAACCACTATGCGAGGGTTCGAATCCCTCTTCTCCCTCTTATGCATCGTTGGCCAAGTGGTAAGGCGCGGGATTGCAACCCCCGTATGCGGGGGTTCAAATCCCTCACGATGCTCTTATGACATTATCATGGAGGCATGATGGCAAAAAAGAAAGCTGAAGAATTCGCAATTGATACTACGCCGCGCAGAGTACAGGAAAAGGAAATTGATATTACCAACGAACTTCCTTGCGGCAACAAAATCACATCACTTATCGAATATCTTCTAACAGCAGTAGCCAAGTATGGCGACGATGCTACTGTTCATATTGGTCAATCATATGATGGCTACGATTCGTATTTGGAAGCCACCATCACACCGTATCGTGATGAGACAGAAAAGGAAATAGAGAAGCGTATTGCCAAGGCCAAGAAGGATAAGGAACGCGCCATGGTACAGCGTATCAAGGAAAAGGAAAAGGAAACAGAGAGAAAGCTACGCGAAGAGAAGGAAGAGTTAGATTTGCTTCAAAAGCTTCAGAAGAAGTACAAGGGGTACAACATTCAAGAGGTCAATAAAGGAGGCTAGATCATGGAAATAGACATGGCAGAAGTTACAGCATTCGTTGAAACACAGGGGCCGGATACCAAGTACTACTTGGGTTCTGACTCATGCCGTTTCAGAAAGAATGGTCTGTGGTATGCTGAATACACTTTGTGCCTTGTCGTTCACATGAATGGGCGCAACGGTTGTCGCGTCTTCGGTAAGTCCTCAGTGGAACGAGACTACGATCAGAAGAAGAACAAACCAGCAATGCGCTTGATGAATGAAGTCACAAAGTTGGCAGAGTTCTTCCACAGCTTGGAAGACTTGTTGCAGGATAAGTATGTCGAGTTGCACATCGACATTAACAAGCAGAAGGAACACGGCTCTTCATGTATTGTCGAAGAAGCCATGGGATTCCTGCGTGGATCGTGTGACGTAGACTTGGTGGCTTGCAAGCCGTACAGCCCTGCCGCATCATTCTGTGCTGACCGTTTGACTGAAATCATTGGCCCCAATGCAAATGTTGTGGTCAAGGTGTAGTCACCAATAACGAAAAGGCGTCCCATAAATACACTTATGGGACGCCTTTGCATTTACGGAGGACAATGTTCAAAATTCTATTGTTACTTCAATTGGCGATTATCCCACTCAAGGGATATCATCATGAGGGGGTTCGTGACACCACTCAGCCTTATGTGGTTCTTCATGCAGATGAAAGTTCCACATCAGCGGGTGCTTTGTCATATCTGAAACACACACATAAGTCATATCATTATTACATTGATAGAAAGGGAAAGGTTTATCAGTTAGTAAATCCTAAGTTCATGGCCAATCATGCGGGTTGGTCGTTTTATAGAGGAAAATTACATTGGAATGAGTTCTCTATCGGCGTGTGCTTTGCCAACAGTCATCAACCATACACTGAAGCTCAATACAAGAGTGGGAAGCTCTTAATGGATAAGCTGAGAAAACAATATCCCAATATACAGATTGTGACCCACCATGACATTGCTAAGTTTCGTGGGAAAACAGACCCAGAGAATTTCGATGTATCCAGATTAGGAGTATCAGATGGCCGCTGAAGTCAATGAGATTCTACAAACTGTTGCGTTTGTGTTTCTCGCCAAGAATCCACGGGCAAAGGAGTCTGAATTCATCGACCTGTTTTTCGATGATGTGCGACTGATAAATCCTTTGACTGTACAGCAGACTGACCCAAACGCTGTTGGAAAAATCTCGAAAAAGATAACAGAACAAGTTGCCCGTGGAGAGGGGAAGATTACCTATCCAGCCGGAATCAAAATTACGAAGTCCATCCTTCAAGATGTAAATCTCACGGACATGATCAACAAGACACAAGGATTGTTGAAATCTATCTTGAACACATCAGGAAATTTCAAGCTGTACAATAACACCAAAGCGGCCAAGGATGGACAAAAGATAAAGGCATTTTGTGGAGACTATGTGGACTTCACTGACTACAATATGAAGGTAATGATGGATGAAGTCTCTCCAAATGTGGTATTCGATAGAGCCACCAAGAAGTGGAAAATGCATGATACAGAGAATTTGAGAAAGGTCTTTACAGCGGCGATTGAATTCTCCAACAATCCTGTCGTGAAAAAGCCCCTGTCATTGTACAAGTTCTACGATCAAGATTCTGCGGTGACGAGACAGATAAAAGATAATGTGATGAGCAAGATTAAGCGCGTGATGAATTATCCAACGTCCCAGAACACTGGCATATTTTCATCCGTAGACATTTTCATGGTGGAACGCACAAAGGAAGCCGAGATACTTGAGGAATTCAAGAAGCACATTCTGAATGCTACTGACGCATACATCATCGACAATTTGATAAATGATGATGGGGAAACACAGCACAATCTGTATTCATATCGGAGCATCGTTAAGAAGCACTTCAAGAACAAATCATTGATACCTATTTCCTTGAAGCTTCCGAGAACACTCAACTCCGCAATTCGAATCAAGATTTCTGGTGCTTCTGAATCAGAATTAGATGCGAACCTCATTGAGTTTTTCAACCCATTTCAAAAGCTTCTGGCTGAAATTATGTCTTCCTCAGAGCAGATGGATGATATCATTGAGAAAGTGATCACCATTCACTTTGATGACTTCAAGATCGATTCAAGGATTCAACAATGGTTGTATCCAATCACCTTCAATTATGATAAGATTACTAAGCGCGGAACGAAAATCAAATTGAATGGGGAATCAATCAAGTTTATCCTCAAGAGCATGGCAGACGGTGGATTCAACGGTTTATGGGTGGGTGGTCAGCAAACAGGTGGTGTGGCAGGAAAGACAGTGGAACGCATGTTTTTCCGTTACTCTGAATTTGGTAATCACATCATTCCTGAAATTGTAAAGATGAGAAAACTCGCTCTTCATAAGATTGTCCATGAGAAGTATCGTAAGTTGAATACCGAAATGCGAAACCTTTATGCGAAGGCATTAAAGGAATTGGGGGATACAAAAATCCTCACTTTGAAAGAAATTCCGGATACAAAATCTTTGTTGGAAGCGTATGCCAAAGAGTTTGGTGGTGAGAAGCTTCTGGAAACATTTGGACAAGCCTTCATTGAATTGGCCACCAGAAAAATGAAGCGTTCTATCTCTGACAACGATACATGGGTAGAAAACCAATTTCACTGCGCTCAAGTGTCATACTTCCTCTTTCGCGGGGGAGAAAAGGATTATCTCTGGCTCAAAAAGAAGATGTTCCTAAGCGTCTTCGGGTTGATCAGTAAAGAGGGAACGAAGATATTCTCAGGAGAGTTTGGAAGAGGGAAGATTGAAGATTACTTCAAGGAAGAGTTGAATCACAACGGAACAAAGGTGATGGCGTATTTTAATACAGCCCCTTTTGTTCTTCTGTCCTAGACCCCTTGACAAACAAGATACTGCCTATTACCTTACACTATACCCTATCAGGAGCAACACAGAACGTGGTAGAAGACCGTTGGGATTATTTGGATGATGACTATGCTGAAGAGAAGCCGTTTGTGAAGATTCGAACGCATCCAAAAACAGAAGAGGGGTTCGTTGAGAAACCCTCAAAGATCAAGAAGAAGGGCCGCAAGGCGGCACAACGCATGAAGGAATATCGTTCTTCAAGTGAGGACTCTAACAATGGCTGATGAGAAGAACCGCGAGATGTGTAAGTGTGGGAAAAATCCACCAGAGTCAGAACACACTTGTCCACTTAAAGTGGAAATCTATGATGATAGAAGACTGTGCAGTTGTTGTAGAGATTGTAGAAAAGAATGTGAATACGATATCTGATACTCAACTACTCAACTTCATGATTGAGGAAATGCGGGGGAAACCGTGGTTTTCCATATTTCCCCTCTTTCGTCCCATGGAGAAGTTTCCTGATGGAAGTTTTCAGTACTGTGAAACCATCATTGATCCTGATACCTTTCGTGAACATATCACTGCCGCTTATGTGCGATGGGAGAAGAAATAATGTCACGATGGGTTGGAAGAGTACGATCTAGTGATTGGGAATCGTTTATCACATGTCCGAAATGTGGGTTTGTTGATAATGATATGACAGACTACCCACGATTTCGTGATGGTGGTGATGTACACGATGGAGATACCGCCACATGGGAATGCTATCGGTGTCATGCTAAGGCTGAAGTTACCGTGTGTGTATCTTACGAATTTCAAACGAAGTGGATTGAGGATGAAGCGGTTCAAAGAGATTGGGATGATATTGAAGAGGAAATGCGTGGATGTTCCCATATGAACCCCTGTTCCTATTGCTCTGGGGAAGATGAAGCCCTTGATAAATGGTTTAATGACCGCGACGGATATGAAGAATACATGAAAGAACATCGAAGGAGGAATTGGTGAAATATCCCACAACCCCAGAACGGTGGGTAGTTATAGAGCTTACCAATCCGGGTGAAGAACCGTTTCTCAAGGTTTTGGCTGGATGGTATGGCGGCTATCTTGGGTCTGACGAATGGCGTTTCAGTTCACTGGTTGAAACGATTGTGGACAACGGGGATCATTACGAATTCCACAATCTCAGTGGAAGTACCTACCTCTGTTATAAGGGGTGCTATGGTATGAGTATGTTGATGGCAGGAACCTTTGAGTATTACAAGAAGGCGATAGAGGCAATGGGTGGAAAACTGGAAATTGTTGAATCATATAACCCTCACGCAGGAGAAGATCATGAGTACGCCAAAAAAGGAAGTGACGAAGGGGAAGATCGTGAAGAAGACAGCGTCGAAGAAGCCAAAGAAGATCACGGACACCCCACACCTGAAGTCGGTGAGCGCAAAGAAGAAGGTGGCGGTGTCTAATCACTGTGAAATCGTGGTAGTGTTGGATCGCTCTGGCTCCATGGCAAGCATCAAGCAGGATATGGAAGGTGGATTCAACGCCTTTATCAAGGAACAGAAAGCTCTACCGGGAACGTGCAACGTGACGCTGGTGCAGTTTGATACGCACGGCAATGATGCTGTGATCGACACGGTCTATGCGTCCAAGCCGATTGCAGATGTTCCTGACTTGGCGTTTTATCCCAGAGGGTTGACGCCCCTGCTTGACGCCATGGGAAAGACTTTGGCTGACACACAGACTCGCATCGTGAATGCTGACACCAAGGTTGTCTTCATGGTGATCACCGATGGTGACGAGAATGCCAGCCGCGAGTGGACACGCGACAAGATCAAGACCACTGTTGAGGCTTGCACGAAGAATGGGTGGCTGTTCCAGTTCCTTGGGGCCAACATCGATTCATTTGGTGAAGCTGGTTCCATCGGCATCAAGAGCCTTTCCACGTTGGACTACTCAGCAAATGCCGCTGGTGTCAAGGGAATGTACTCAGCAACAAGCGCAAGTACGGGGCGTTATCGTGGTTCAGACTTGGTCGGTGAAGCATCGTTGGCTGATGCGGCATTCACTGAGGAAGAGCGCAAGAGCGCAAAGCAGTAATGGCTATCTGGTTCTAGATACGGTTGTGGGTGCGCGTATTGACACCCCAACACCAACCTTTGGGCAAGACGAAATCGGGCTGTACACGATGCGTCTTGCCCTCTGTGTCTACACAGAGCTTGGTTCCCATCTTCTTGAGAGCCATCTTGTAACGGGTGGAAGGTTTGCGTTTCTTGCCTAGCTTACCAAAGTTGGGATTCATGGAACCTACCCGTGTTCCTTTCATGGTGCGACTAATCTTTCTCTTGGTGGCTTCACTACGTTTGAAGTAGTTGGATCGTGCGGCCAATCGCTTTTTCCAATCCTTGGCTTTGGCCTTGGACTCAGGGGATTGTCCTGTGTACTTGCTCTTGATCCTATCCGTAATGGGTTTGGTACCATGCCATTTACCCACCCAACGGCGACAATCTTGGATGGTCACAAATGTCTGAATGATTTCCAAAGAGAAATCACCCAACTCACGTTGGGTTTTGGTGTCAATGATTATCTCATTTCCTTTCTGGTAGACAAAGAACTTAGCCATAGATTAGACGGGTTGCAGGGATATTCTTTAGTTTTAGTTTCATGAGGCCCACTTCACCACCCACATATTCCATGTAGTAGACTTCCTTCACCTTCATTTCGATGAGATATTCAGCCCCAGAAGCCGTGGGAACGTGGGAACAGATGGCATACAGGTCGCCCCTATCCAGCCAGCGAAGCTTGGCGTGGGCGTTATATTCAGGTGAAATCATATCCACCTGAAATCCCATACTTACGATGGTCTTTCGTTTAGTCGAATAAATAACACAGGCACGTTGATCCGGATTGCCCATTGAGCATTTGGCATAAGAATTTGCCGCCGCAAATAGACAAGAGAGAATGTCTTTCGGTAGAGTGGTCATGGGCTTGACTCTGGCTCTAGAGTGTGATAGATTGAAAGCGGGAACTACTCGTATTTATCAGGAGTACCAATGGAACAGATACCATCGATTGTGTATGTTGCTCAGAGGGAAGATACAGATTGTGTGATTGCGTGTTTGGCCATGGTGACAGGACAAACGTATGATGAAGTTATGCACGACATGATCCCCTTCTGGGATTTGTACAGAGAAAGGGGTGTGAGTGATAGGATGTTTTATGAATATCTGGGGGAGAAGAACTATTGTGTGTCCAACATCACCAAATTCTATAGCCCTCAACAGATTGAAAGAACTCCTTGGCCCGTTGCACCATTTGCTCCTGTTCATGTGGTTGGAACAATGGATGAAGGGTATTATCATTCGGTGGTAATGGATTGGCGAGGTATCATTCACGATCCAAGTGACATGTCTGCTGTGGGGCTACATGAGTATGAGGAAGTTTATGAAATCGTTGGTATTTGGCCCAAACCAAAACGTTAAACGAAACGTAATTCAAAATGTAGCATGGAGGTAGAATGGCCAATCATCCTGTAGAGACATGGTTTCATCTTGTGAATGACACAACAACACTTGAATGCCCAGAATGTAAAGAGGGTCAATTGACCTTTAAGTGGAATTCAGAAGTCTACCATCACGATGGCGAGTATGAAGTAGATTCGTGGATAGAAATGGTGGGCCAAACCTGTAAGTGCAAATTCATCCTTGGGGAACAGGAAGACTTGTGCGAGAAGGCAGAGGCTAAGATGGTTGAGGCGTATAACGTCTGGGCTGAGAGTCAAAGGACTGATGATGATATGGTGACATTGGACATTGAATATCACTATGAGAGTTTCCCTGACAACGAGTAGGAGAATCTCCTAAGACTTTACCCTACAGCACCCCGCTGTAGGGTTTTTGCATTACGGCATTTACCCATTGCATATTACCCCCTGAAAGAATTTCATCTTACCCCTTGACATGGGATTACCCACCCTTTACTATTCCTTTCGTGAGTCAGAGGAACAGCGGGTTCATCGCCGCCAAGCCTCATTGCCCTAAATGAGGCAACATGGATGATAACCCTGCTCACCCCAATAGAAGTATCTGTTTTCTCACGAAAAGAAAATGAGAGAATGTTGTAGAAGGGGCTTGACAGGAAGGAGTAGGGCAGTTATGATTAGGGTACGATTCATGAGCAACACACAACGTTTCACACAGGAGGTTCTAATGTTCAAGACGCTTCAGGTGGTTCGCCTCACGCAGTCCGTTCGCAATACGCTTGGTCACCCCCTCAAGGCTGGTTCGCGGGTGGTTGTGGTCAACGTGACGGATGGTGTGGTCAAGGCTCGCTACGGTACGAGCAAGGCTGACTACCGCTACATCAAGGCTCCGGTCAACGCTTTCGTTGCTTCGGTGCGTGGCCGTCCGGTTGGCACGGGCAAGAAGATTTCCAACGTCACGAAGGTCGATGCGGCCCCGGTTGCTGTCGAGGCTCCTGTCACCACGGACGCGCAGTAAACAAGAAGTGAGGGGAGTGTAGGGAAGGATAGGAATGTACTTCTACCGATACCGATACTCGAAATAAATGGGTGTTCAAGTCCCCCACCCCCTCATCGCAGTAAACAGTAGTGTTGGGCTGAACGAGGCGTCATCACAGACCACGCCTACAATCCGAAAGGAAGAGCCAACATAGGGGACTTTGGGGGGGCGTAGCTTAGTGCTTCAAAGCAATCATTGGGAAAGCTAGTGAGTACCAATGAATAAGATCGTGGGTTGGAATCCCACCGTCCCCTGCTCCCAAAGTATTGGAAAGATAAGGGATACCCTGATAGCACAGTGTATCCCTTGTGGTTATCATAAGGTACATCATTCAACGAGGGACAAATGACGGCGATTATGACAACCAGTGTACCAACGATCCCCCGTGGGGTGATCAGTAGCCCCTTCATGCCCAAGAAGCGTGGACGGCCCACCAAGGAAATGGTGGCGGCACGGGAAGCGATGGTGACGGCACGGGTGAACATTCCGCGCAAGAGCGACGATGAAATTGTTGCCGATCTGACTGAAGGCTTCAATGAGTTGGGGCTAATGTCGGGTGATGTGGCGAGGGGAAAGGCCCGTTCAATGATTGTCACTAGCAAGCCGGGAATGGGAAAGACTTACACCATCACCAATATCCTTGATTCGATGAATCATCGCTATGTGTCCACCACTGGTGGAATCAGCGCACCCGACTTGTACCAGTTGTCCTACAAGTACAAGCACAAGGGAGAAGTGCTGGTGTTTGATGATTGTGACAACATCTTCCGCGATGAAGACAGTCTCAACATCCTCAAGGCCATGACCGATACCACGCGCAAGCGTATCGTAAGCTGGCGCAAGGACAATCGCACCATGGCTGACAACAACATTGAGAAGACGCATGTGTTTGAGGGTGGTGTTATCTTCTCTTCGAACTTGGACTTTCAGGCATTCGTGGATGATGGCAAGAACAAGTATTCTACGCACATGGCCGCATTGATCAGCCGCGCCTATTATCTGGATTTGCATTTACACGATATGCATTCCATTGCTCTCTGGATCAACCACGTTGCCCTTGAAGGCAAGATGTTTGAGAAGGAAGAGATTGATGAGGGGCTTGGTAAGGAAATCCTTGGGTTCATGCATGAGAACAAGGACAACTTGCGTGAGTACAGCCTTCGCACGGTCAAGAAGATTTGTGATCTGACGAAGATGCGCGGCATCTGGCAGAATCGTGCGATTCGTTGGCTCTGCCGTCCTCTGTAACTTTCTTTGCTCCACCCCTTGACAGACAGCATACCACCGTGTAGCTTGAGTCATAATCTTTACAAGGAGACACGATGAGCAAGCCGAAACTGAAGCTGGAAGGTGAGGATGGCAATGCCTTTGCTATCATTGGCCGCGCTGTCGCTGTTGCCAAGAAAGCGGGGTGGAGCAAGGAGAAGATCGAAGAGTACCGTGCAAATGCCATGTCAGGGGATTATGACAACCTGATTGTGGTCACGCTCAAGTCCTTCGATGTGGACTTCGGGTATGAAGACATTGAATCCAGTGATGATGAACTGGACAGTGAAATGTGCGACGAGTGTGGTAACACGTTGCTCTTCTGCACCTGTGAGCTTGACGGTGAGTAACATCGAACCGTATATTCAAGAAATTGAAGCTCTTCTTGATGATCTTGTGGAATGTGCAAGAGAACAGGGGGATGCTGAAGGCTGGTATCGGTATGGTGATGGTGGTTCAAAGCCCATAGACGAAGCAATTGAGAAAAAAACTCAGGCGTACCTCAAGATCATCAATCGCATTCGCGCAGAGCATAACTATGGCCTCTGATCCGTGGGCTGGTTACGATAGCTGGCTTGAACGCCCCTATCAGGAAGAGGCAGAGCGACAGGAAGAGCAAGAGTGGATTGACGAACATTCCACCTTTGAGACTCAGTGTTGCGGCGTCGATGTGACTGACGTTGAGGACATTTGGGAATGGTGGGAAAAGCAACAGGAAGCAGAAAGAAAGAACAAGGACATTGAGGGATGGACAGACGAGGAAAAGAAGAGTCTGATTCAGTGTCCTGAGTGCAAGGAATTCTATCTGGTCAATAAGATTGAGCCAGAGCTTCCTGAAGATGATGGCCCAGAGTATGAGCCACCCGATGAAATGGACGATGATCCACGCAACGATTTCTTGAACATCTAGGAGAATCCATGAGCAGACCAGAGTTTGCAGAGTTTCCGAGCATCAGCCGCCTCACCCGCGATTGTGTCATCAGCGAGAAGATTGATGGCACCAACGCACAGGTTGTGGTAACGCCAGAGGGTGAGGTATTCGCTGGTAGTCGCACACGTTGGATCACGCCTCAGGAAGACAATGCCGGATTCGCCAAGTGGGTGGTCGCCCATGAGGACGAGCTTCGCATTGGCCTTGGTATCGGCCAGCACTTCGGAGAGTGGTGGGGACAGGGCATTCAGCGCAACTACGGGCTGACTGAGAAGAGGTTCAGCCTCTTCAACACAAGTCGCTGGACTGACGATGTTCGTCCTGCCTGTTGCCATGTGGTGCCGACGCTTTTCACGGGTATCTTCAATACTCATGACATTGATGAAATCCTGTTGGAGTTGAAGTATGGTGGGTCAAAGGCCGCACCGGGATTCATGAAGCCAGAGGGAATCGTAGTTTACCATGTCGCCAGCCGTCAGCTTTTCAAGAAGACGCTGGACAAAAACGATGGACACAAGGGGGCATAATGAAAAAAATGCTGATGATTCTTCCGCTTTTCCTCTTGACAGGCTGTGTGTCAGAGGTTACACTTCCGGGTGAGTCCACCCCGGTATCGTGTGTGGGCTTCAACAGTCAGGACGAAAGGGATAGCACTCTCGTCTACAAGGTGTCAACGCGAAACCTTGTGGTGGGTATCATTTTCGTTGAAATGATTGCCCCGCCAGTAATCGTTGCGCTGAATGAACTGTGGTGTCCTGTTCGTCGCAAGACGCCAACCATGAAGGGCTAACTTCAGGGATTCCTTGACTGACATGAACATGGGTGTGAATTATGATTAGTCATACCCCTTCAATAGGAGAAACAATGCGTAGATTCGTAGGTATGCTGTTCGCGCTGATGCTGGCCATTCCGATGGCGGCACAGGACACCGTGACCATGGTGATGGTGCCAAAGAACACGCTGACGGCCCAACAGAAACAAGTGGTTGAAGTGCAGTCGGCCCGTGAGTGGGTGGGTCTTGGCAAGGAGGTTGGTGAGGCCATCAACTCTTCGCTGTCGGCTGTCACAGAGCAGACCAGCAAGTTTGCAGAAACCAAGGTTGGTCATTTGACCATGGCTCTGGTGGTTTGGAAGGTGGTTGGACGAGAGCTTTTGCATTTTTGTATTTCTGCAATACTCTTTGTTCTCGTTCTTCCAATGATCCTCTGGTCGCTACGCAAGTACATTGGTCACAAGTTTCTGAAGAAGGAGAACTTTGGTGCTGACGGAAAGATTACATCCAAGGAGTATGGTGAAACTGAATCGGATGGTGAACCAATTGGTTTTCACTTTCTCCTGATGCTCATTCTGGTTGGTGTGTGTTCCCTCATCGCCTTCAGCGGCTAACTTCAGGGATTCCCTGACTGACATGGGGTGGTGAGAGGTTTATCATTACCCCCATACCTCAACGGAGAACACAATGCGTAACAAGTACGAGGACATGGACGATCAGTACGACACCCCGACGAAGATGCCCATTCGCAAGATGCGGCCACAGGGGAGCCTGACCAATCTCCACGTTTTCAATTCAAACGTCAAGCAGGGTGCCACCAAACGGTACATCAAGCTTGCGCGTAAACTCAAGCTCAACATGGGGGACACCAATCATGGCTACTAAGCGGCAGATTCTCGACAAGATTGACCTGTACGATGCACAGGTGACGGCGGCTGAGTCCGAGTATGGATTCAAGCGCGATCAGGCCATCGCTGACGGTCAGGGCGTCTTGGTGCGGGGTGAAAAGACCCGTGAACAGATCGACGCAGGGCTTCAGGACTTGGCCAAGATCGTCAAGGCTGAGTTGACTGCCAAGGCGACGGCTCGTATGCCTCTGCTCCGCGAGATTTGTGCTGACATTGACAGTTTCGAGGGGGAAGCTCCGGTGGAGTTCGAACAGGTGCGGGAGATGGGTACTACGATTCTGTTGGCTGAACGTGCCGCCAACGCTCTCCGCAACTGACCATGATTCGGCTCACGGTTGAAATGATGGAAGATGAGGGACGTAGTTACATTGAGATTGAGCGTCCCCTGCAAGAAACGGATATGCCTGAACTTCTTCAAATCTTCCGTGAGGCCGCACTTGGCCTGTCCTATCAGGAACAGACTTGGGACAACGCTGTACTGGCCATGGCTGATGATATCAAGCACGATAAGTTTCAGCGTGGACAACTACCATCGGCTTCAAGCAAGGGGGAACTATAATGAAAGCGACAACGCTTCTGAATTTTGCAATCTGGATCAATTGGGTTGCCGTTGGTTTGAATTCTTTCATGTGCATCTTCAACTTCTCCCATGGTCGTGTCGGCCTTGCCATCTGGCAACTGTTCTGTGTGGGAATGAACACGGCATGTGCGCTCTGGATTATGAACGTCAAGAAGACCAACGATGAGTACGAGAAGATTCAGAGTCGGATTCGGGGATTCCCTGACTGACACACGCCTCACCCCTGTTTATCATTAGTCATACCTTCTGAACGGAGATTGTGATGCACCCGACGAACGCAATGCTACATGCTCGCCAGATGCTTGATGCACAGGGGTTGCACGGATGGGGTTTCAAGATCAACAGCAACAAGCGGCGTCTTGGGGTGTGCAAATACAACCACCGTCGCATTGAAGTCAGCAAGTTTCACCTTCCCGATGGGGAGGATGCGGTCAAGGATACGATTGCTCATGAGGTTGCCCATGCAGTGGTTGGTGTTGGTCATGGACACGATCATGTGTGGCGTTCCAAGGCCATTGAGTTGGGTTCCAATGGTAATCGGTATGGCACAGGGATGACGGCTGTTACGTTCAAGTGGATTGCCGAATGTCATGCGTGTGGTTTGATTCGTCGGCGTCACCGTAAGCCGAAAAACAATAGGTCGTGTGGTCGTTGTTCTCCTGTTTTCAATCCTGCATTTCAACTTCATTACATTCTCAATACGAGCAACCGATGAAAAAGTTCACATGCACAATCGTATGGCGTGGCTCTGGCGAGACAGCCGAGTTCACTCATCGGGTGGTTGAGGCTGAGAAGGCCAATGATGCGCGTAAGAGCCTCACCAAGGAGCTTCGTGGTCAGGGGTTGGTAGAGGCCAAGGACTTCACAATCACTCTCGTTGAGGGTGAAGATGCTGATACACCACCACCACCATTCATTTGCGGGGAGGATTGGTAAATGCCAAGCGGATACACATGTGGGGTAAACGATGGGACGGTCACTGACCTGAATGCCTTTGTATTGATTTGTGCAAAGGCATTCGGGGCTTGCATCATGCAACGTAACGATCCTGCCTCCGATCCCTCAAAAGTTCAACCAAAGGATACTTACCACCAGAAGGCATTGGTGACGGCACAGGAGAATCTGGCCAAGCTCAAGAAAATGACCATTGCACAGGCCAATAAGAAGGCCGCAGAGGAACATGAAAAGGCTGTGCAGGATGGGGTGAAGAGCAAGATCGACAACATGAAAGTTGAAGCTCGCTATCAGGCCATGATTGCCAAGGTGACGGCATGGATTCCCCCTACCCCCGATCACCAAAATCTTAAGGATTTCATGCTCAAGCAGTTGGATGAATCCATCAATTGGGATGTGTTGGAGGACAAGTATTTCAAAGCCCCTGCACTGAAAACTGGTGCTGAGTGGCTGGCTGACCAGATGATGCATGAGGAACACAACATCAAGTATCACACGGAGAATCAGGTGGCAGATGATGAGCGCACCAACTCGCGTAACAAGTGGATCACCGACCTGTACACTTCCCTCAGGTAGAAAGAAAAAGATAATCAGGGAAAGCCTGACTGACAGAACATGAGCCATGTGCTAATGTTCAGATAACGGGAAACGCACCGGAAATACCGCGCCACCTACTCCTATCCGTTGTCTGTTGGAGCAAGGAACGAAATCTGCTGAGTACCACCTACCGGAGATATAATGCTACAGTCGATTTTCAAATATCCGCTTGGTCGCCCTTCTCCTGACCGAAAGTTGATTCTACTTCCGATTGGGGCTAAGGTGTTGAGTGCTGGAATACAACAGGATCGCAATTATCAAAATATCTACATCTGGTGTTTGGTCAATCCCATGAAACTGATGGAGACTGAAAATCGTGTCTTCTGTGTTGTGGGAACGGGTTGGGATATCGTTGCATCATCTGTTGAATACATCGGACGGGTAACGGAAGGCGTCTTCGAATGGCATGTCATGGAGGTACACAGTGAATAACTACATCTACGCAAGCACAATCATATTCGTCCTTCTTGCCCTCATTTGGAACGGGAAGACATGGCCGAATCTGTTCATCAAGGCGACTCTTCTGTTCATGGGTGTTGCGGGTATTGTCCTGTCCTTGACTGCCCTTGGATACATTACGAGGGTTCCCAAGTGACCATTCCGCTGACATTCGATGAGATTGACAAGGCTGAAGCCGCCGCCGCTGTGAGTGCTGAAAAGCAAAAGGTAATGGATGCGAAACGGCTTGTCCAGTATCCAATCAGGGTACGCAAGGTCAAGCGTCTGCGCCGTCAAATCTCTGGACTCATGCGTTGCATTCGTGATTACGAGGATTACAGCAATTGCCTTTTTGATGAAATGATGGCGTTGAAGAAAGTCGCCAACATCAAAATCAATACGCTGGCGTTCACCGGAATCATCTGTTTTGTTCTTGGGTGGCTGGTGGGGTAGGGGATTCCCTGACTTGACACGAAGCATACCATGTGTTAGGTTGGAGGGGTACATCAGATAGGAGAAGACATTGGAACTGAGCAAAGTCGAATTCAAGCGTTTGGCAACCTTTATCCGCAATGTGGAAAAAGATAATGCCCAACTGAAGGGAAATCTCATTGACTTGCACGTTGAAGTCAAGGAACTGCGCCGTGAGAATGGACAGATGGCGCGTCAACTCAACAGCCGGAAGGTGATCAAGTGAAATATCTCATGTTGTGTTTGCTCCTGTTGGTTGGGTGCGTGAAGAAGGAAGAGGAAAAGCCAGTGCCGGATAATAACGACAAGGGATTTTCCACTACCACCTTTGAGGCACCAGCACCAACCCCGGAGCCTCAACCCGAAGAGAAGCAAACGAATGGTCATGCGTTCTTTGAACCTGACCATGGGCTGTATCGTTGGTACGACAAAGACATGGGTGTGGCGTGTTACAGCCAGAACCTCAACTCCATCGCTTGCGTAAAGGTGAACTAATGGGATTCCTCATTTTCCTCTTTTGGTATCTGATCATCGGCTTTGTGTTCTTCCGTGTGTGGGCTTGGCGTTGTAAGCCTCAGGAAGTGGCACGGTATCGCACTCAGCCAAGCGTGTGGAAGATGCGTGGGTGTCATGGTATTGAGGAAGGATTTTCAATGCCAGATGAACCCAATTGGGAAGTAAAGAATGCGGCTATTGCCTCACTGTGCTTCGGCCCCTTCTTTGCCTTCGCAAGTTTCTTTCGATACACATACATCCTACTGTCCAAGCTGGCTAACAAGGTGGCCAACAGCGTGATTCCAAAAGATCAGGGAAAGCCTGATGGACAGAAGCAAGCCTAGCTCTTATCATTAGGCATACACTCAAGGAGAAACAATGATCAAGTGTCGAGATGGTTCAAAGGTGCTGTGCATTGAGGAAGTGGATGATGATGCCACTCGCCTTGCCTTCTATCCTGAGGCTGACACCTATCAGACGGTGTGGCTGAGTGCTGACGATGTATACCTTCTCGCCGTCAAGCTGATGGATTGGGCCAAGAAGCGTGGTGCCAATATTCCCAAGTCTTCGGTGAGTGGTGATGTTGGGGATGATGACTAATGGGAACGCGAGCCGATTTCTACATTGGTCGTGGAGCAAAGGCTGAATGGCTTGGCTCTGTTGCATGGGATGGGGATGATCTTGACCCCATCATTGCAAAGGCCAAGAGCATAAAGTCCTATCGTGCGGCTGTCAATACGTTTCTGGCCAGCCGTGACGATGCTACGCTTCCCTCCATGGGCTGGCCGTGGCCATGGAATGACAGTCGCACCACCGATTATGCCTATGCATTTGATGGGGGTAAGGTGTATGCCTCATCTTTTGGAAAGGGTTGGCATTATCCCAAGGATGTGGAGAAGGGTTCAGATGAATTCGAAATCACTGATGGGCCACGCTGTGAGTTTCCCGACATGCAGAGCATCAAGTGTGTGACGTTCGGGGAACGTAGCGGTGTCATAATCTTTGGGGTGAAGTAATGTGCCTCAGAAAAGATGGTACCTGTTGCATCTTTCATGTACAACACCAGACAAAGGGTGGTGATTGGACGGACTCTGATGTTGGGTACTTGATGTTCAATCCCCTGACATGGGAACAGAAGAAAAAGGACGGGGATAGGCTTCGCGCCCTGATTCACCCGTACAAGACAATAGATGATCCTTGGCAAATATGGGGAATCCATGGGTGGATTGCCGCTAGTCATGCCAAGGCAGTAATGGATGAATGTGCAAAGCATAATCCCACTCACTCGTTCCGAGTAGTTGGGCGCGTGATTTCTCAAACAACGGTGATATCCTCATGAAACTCTATTTGGACGACATTCGCAGAAGTCCCATGGATGAGACATGGGTGACTGTGCAGACATACGAGGATGCTGTCATGATTCTCGCTACCTGTTGGGATGACATTACGGAAGTGTCATTGGATCATGACCTTGGCTACGGTAAGTCGGGCATGGATGTGTTGAACTACATCGAATTGGCGGCGTATGGTCGTGGTCACATTCCGTTTGTGATTCACATTCACAGCATGAATTTCGCTGTGGTGAACAAGATGGTTGAAATAGCGAAGACGTTGCAGGAAAAGTTCGGCAACATCAAGAGAGAGAAAGCCTAGTCATTCAGGGTTTCCCTGACAGACACAGATGAACCCAAGGGTTATGATTAGTCATAACCTGTAACCGGAGAACATACCCATGGCCGCACCGAAAGCTTCCACGCGACTGCTTCAGTACATCAACCTGTGCATGTCGAAGAAGGCAGTTCCCTTCCTGTGCTGGATTGACAAGAAGAGCTTCGACGGGTACAACGATCAGGGATATTACAGGATCGAACGCCCCAAGGTGTTGCCGATTGGCAAGGAGTATCGCAAGTTGCTTGCTCTGCTTCACCCCACGCGAGAAGAGCGCGACGAGTACGTTTCCGCATGGGATACTCCCGGCCCCGTGGGTGTTGATACCTACTGGTTCCATGAGAACGATCATCGCCTGATGGCGGCGGCTCTGCTCTACACCCTGCTCAAGGAGAAGGGTCTGTGACAGCGGTTGAGTATTCCCTTGATGCCATCGTATCAGGGGAATACTGCTGTCTCGAATGTGCCAAGGCTCGTCTGATCAAGGCTGTACAGGATGAATACACGTTGGCCATGCGCCTGAATGAAGAGCGCAGAGCGAATGAGCGAATGCCCATTTGGTCAATACCAATCTAGGAGGATGCATGACCAACGATGAACTTGACGATCACAGAACGAATATCACCAACGGCATCTACGGGGATGATCGCATGTCGAGGCATGACATGGACAAGGCATTTGATAGCCTCAGGGCTGTGTGTGACGCCATCGAAGATCATAACGCTCTCATGGAAACGGTCAACCGTAAGCTGGATGACATTGAAGTGATTGTGCGGAAGATGAACACCACATGCACAGAGGGGGCAAAATCGTGACCTTTCTCGTATTCTGCATTCTCTATTTCATTGGAGCTTATGGCACGTTTCGTGCATGGCTTCGAATGAGTCCACCTGTGATTTACGAAAGAAAGGACAGGGATTGGAGAACCGATGAAGAGTATGTAATGGAACGTTACTACATGGTGGAAATGTGGAATGACGTTTTCATTGCAACCTCTGTGAGTGAACTGTGTTCCATTCCAGCCGCCTTCAAGCTGTGCTTGGGGTTATGGTGGGCTATCATACCCATCCATCTGGCACGATTCGTGCTATTGGGGGCAATCAAAGGTATTCTTTGGTTGGAGAATTGTTACATCCCCAAGAAGTTTGTACTGAAAGATGGAGAGAAGGGAGAGGGTGTGCGCTCAACTCCATGGGATAGATAAGGGAATCCCTGACTGACAACAACGTATCCATGCATTACCTTGTAGTATAACCTCATGAGAAGGAGAACCACCATGCAATTCCGTATTCTCGTCCACTCCATTGTTGATGTGATCACGAACAGTAGCTCCGTGATCTACACTGAGGCCCATGATAATTCAATCAAGGTGGCCAAGGAAATCATCAATGCTGTGCTGAAGGCATCAGGCTCAGACAAGAAGGCTGATGACCTGTTCAACTTCCGTATTCAGAAGGGAACGGATGACCTGTGCGATTTCATCCAGCGTATGGTGGATGATGAAGATGAGGATGCGCTTGCTCGTATTCCCAATCTGGACGCATACAAGGCGTCACAGGAGTTGACGAACAAGAAGGGTGAGCCTGATTACAATGCTCAGGTCAAGGCATACGAGAAGTGGGAGAATGAGAATCAGGAAGCTCTGAACCATCTGTTCGATGATGAAGAGGCCAACACCGAAACTGGCATTCATGCCAACCTGATCGTCACCACCAAGGATGGTGTGGAGATTGACTTCGCACGGAAGGCTCTGGCCATGTTCGATATCAGCGAGAGCTACAACTGATGCGATTTCACATTCCGATTCACTCCATCGTGGATGTAATCACGAACAGTAGTTCAGTCCTCTACACTGAGGCTCACCAAGGTTCTGTTGATCTTGCCAAGAAGCTCATCAATAAGGTTCTTTCGGTGGCTGGTACACCCCTGACGGCTGATGATTTGTTCAACATCAGCGTTCGCACTTACTCTCAGGATGGCATTCGGTATTACATTCAGTCTCATCATGTGAGACAGGATGATATTCCCGATTTGGAAACCTTCAATGCGGCAATCAATCTCAAGACCGCTGAAGGGAAGCCAGATTATGCCGCACAGAGAGAAGCGGTGGATGTTTGGGAGAAAGCCAATCAGGAAGCTCTGGAAGCTCTGTTTGAGGGTAAGCAGAGTGGTCAGGATACGGGTCTGACTTCCACTCTGATTGTCACCACCAAGGACGGTGTGGACATTGACTTTGCCAAGACTGTTTTGGGGATGTTCGACATTTCCGAAGTCTACGATGGTTGATACATTTCATCCATGTCCATCATTGGCGGGAAGAATCTTTGGACATAAGTTCTTTCCGCGCTATAATGAGTTAGGACAGAAGCTTGATCCTTTCTTTGCCACCTATGGCACCTACAAGGGGCCAGCTTATCAGCGCACTTATCAAGGTGATGTGTGTACGCGCTGTGGGTTGGCGGTAAACAAAACTTCAGGGAAAGCCTGACAGACAGGATTGAGTGCGTGTGCTACCTTGCATCATACATCTGAGATAGGAGAACCATGCGTACCCGAATCCACCCCGACTCAAACTACAAGGCCATCTACATTGATGGGAAGACCATGCGCCTTCCCATTGATCGAAAGAAGCCCGTCACAGCACTCAAGTTCCCTGAGTTCTATGATGTGAAGATCACCAATCGGTGCTATGGTGGCTGTTCGTATTGCTATCAGTCATCCACTGGTCGGGATTATGATTTTCAGGATATTCCGAAAAAGATCAATGACTTCTTTGGCCCCATGAGCCTGAATGAGCGTCCGTTTCAGGTGGCAATAGGGGGTGGTGAACCCACCATTCACCCGGAGTTTCGGGCCATTTGCAAGGCATTTGATGACCTTGGCATTGACCCCAACTACACCACCAACGGCACCCATTTGACCGATGAGATTCTGGATGTAACAGAACAGTACGTCACTGGCGTTGCGGTATCCTGTCACGCCCATCTTCCGTGGGAAGACGGTGTACGAAAGTTGATTGACCGTGGCATTTACACGAATCTGCATATCGTGATTTCCAATCATGCGTCAGTCAAGACATTCAAGGAAATCTACAACAAGTATCATGGTCACATTCAGCACTTTGTTCTTCTGCCGATGGTGGCACAAGGCAGAGCAACCGATGAATTCCGTTGTTGGCCAATGCTGAAGGAATATCTGAACAGTCTCACCGACAGGTCAGACATTGCCTTTGGTGCGCTGTTTCATCCGTACCTCAGTGATTTGGATTGGGACATTTCGATTTACGAGCCTGAGGCATTCAGCAAGTACATGGTCATGGATGATATGTCCCTGCATCCGTCCAGCTTTCAGGTAATCTCATGACAAGAAAAGAAATCCTCAGGCGAATCGGTTTAGGATATGCCGCATTGGGAACGATTTTCGTAATAATTCTTTCCATTACTCTTATTCCGAAGATTTCTCTTTCCATTATTGGGTTTTTCGTGCTGACGGTGTTTGCATTCCTCATTGGTTGTGATATGGAGGGTTATGACAAAGGAACAGATACAGACGGGAATTCATGAGGCACGGCGTATCATCAAGGATGCGGCTGGCTTCTACTTTGGTGGTGAGCTAATACCATTTGCGCCAGAGTTCAAGGCATTGGCATTTGCCGCCATTGAAGAGTTGGAGAAGAATCAGGCAATCCCCGACAGACAGAAGTAACCCCGCGCCTTATCATTAGGCATACCTCAACGGAGACACCATGTTTGTCCTCATAGAAATGGAAGACATTGAACTGAAGAGTGTGCGCCTCTTTCAGATTGGGTTTGATGCCTTTGATGCATTTGAGGCTCTTGCCAAAGCGGGACAGCTTCAGGCATTCAGTGAGGAAGACTTGGCCATGGAAGCAGAAGGTACTCTCATGGCGGCGGGTGACGATGCCTATTCGGTGGCTCTCATCGAACAGAAGGTACAGTAATGACACATTATCCGAATTATCACAGCCCCATTATGAAAAGGGATGAGTTGGATAAGATCATCAAGAACGTCAAGAGGTATCTCAAATTCAACAAAGATGTGGTGGCGATTGCTGGTTCTGGTCTGTCTTCCATTCCTTTGGTGTCCCTGATTTGTTACATGACGGGACTCACGCCCATCTACGTCAGGCGCAAGGAAGAGGACTCGCATGACCAGTACCACAAGGCTCTGACTCCATACGAGGGAAGTGGTGGTGGAGGACGTTACATCATCATTGATGACTTGATTTCCTCTGGTCAAACCATTAGGCACATTGAGGAACGGGTGAGTGCTTTGGAAATCTTCGATAACTCACGCCCCAAGAATGTGTTACTGTATTGCGAAATTCGGGAAAGTAACAAGGAGGCGATCTATGTTGGCTCTGATGGACTCACGCTGAAGCATCGGGGATTCAAACCCACCGCACTCAAGAAAATCAAAATGGCGATGGCCCTGTAGAATCAGGGAAACCCTGACAGACAAGTGTAATCCCGTGAGCTACGTTACATCATACTTCTGAACAGGAGAACATATGGATTGGAAAAAGATGGGGTTGTCGGTTTTTGGACAGGTGATGTTTGGCTTCGGCATCAGCATCATCGCTCAACCTCATGCACCCATGCTCAAGTTCGTGGCTGGTTGGCTCCTGTTTATCTGGGGATTTGAAATCTCCACGCGACAGATCATCAAGACCGTGCTGAACGAGGAATTGCTTTCCCGGCTGGTAACCATTCTCAAGGAGGATATCAAGTGAAGAAGAATTTCGTGGTACTGGAAAAGTGGCGCAAGGGTGGCTTCACCAATCGTCTGGTGACTGACGGCAAGCGGCTTCGCTTGGAGTACTTCTCGTCCTTCTTCGGCAACTGGCGCACGGATACGTCCGTGTCCAACCAGAAGACGTATCTCAAGGTCTTCCGCTAGACCGTGAAGCCCGTCACCGATCCTTTCGGTAATCTGTTGACCACCGGAACCAGAGTGGCTTACAACCTCTCTGGTCAGGTGGCAATAGGGGAAATCACGGAAATCAAAAAGACGATGCGCTATGATCGAACGCGCTACGTCCTGACGATTGTGCGTGAAGGAATCTTCAAGGATTGGCCAAAACGCGCCACGGTGTCGAAAGTTCACAGTGAGAATGTTTGTGTCATCACAGAGCGAGTGAAGCGATGAACATTGTCTACTGCTGGCTGATCGTTGGAGTCATTATCGCGGCGCGAAAGCGTATGCAATGCGGTCAGCCAATGCTATTGAGTACGCTCATGGGATATGTGGTGATGTGGCCATTTATCTATTTCCTCAAACTCTTGGATGCGAGGCTCTAATGATGACGATTCCAGAGGGAGAAACGGTGGCACCAAGCATTTACGCTTTCCGTGCCAATCGCAAGACGGCCAAGAATCTCCCACTGTGGCTGGATTTCCAGTACCATGAGATTGCACTGGACAGACAGAATCCGCATTGGCAGGGGCCGTACATCAACGTGAGGACAGGTCAGAAGATCATGCTTCGCTCTGCTGACTGTGGGCTTGGCTGTCACTGTGCGGCTGAGTGGAAGGAGGTCAAGTGAGAAATTTCATCAAGACGATGGCGTTTGGCATTGGATTTGTGGGTGCGTTCGCTGGATTGATTGCACTCATCATCAACTTGGCATTCCTCAGGGGATTGATCATTATGGCTGGTATTGGTGTAATGGTCTACGCCTTTGGAATGGTGGCGCGTGGTATCTGGGAAGATATCTATGGCTGATTCCAAGTACGAGAAGGCCATGGCCGCATGGAAGGAAACAACTGCGTATTGGTCACCTGAACAGTTTCGTGACGATGAGATGATTCAGTACGCATTGGATAATGTAGTGGATGCAGTAACAGAAGATCAGGGAAAGCCTGATTGCAACCATTACACCCCATAAGTTATCATTAGGCATACCTCAACGGAGATACATCATGGCCAAGATTTTCCTACCCCCTGAAGAAGTTGGTGAGCCGCCTCAGTACGAGTCGGACATGAACATTCAGGAATTGTTCAAGCGAGAAGATGCGTGGGTGGAGAAAGTGGCTGTGTTCTGCCGTAAATGGGGTAATCCGTCGAATAAAACTTCCTCAATTTGTGGTGAGGAAATTCAGTTTGGGGTGGCTGACGGCAAGGCCAGATATCTTGTCCTCTGCGAAAAGCCCCTGAGACTGATTCATCTGCCTTTGGGCGATGCCTACCAGTTTCCCTACGTCAATCGGCTGACGTTGAAGGATGTTCGTGAGAAGGTGGCATACGTTCAGCGTTTGAAGAAGCTGTTCTCATAATCAGGGAAACCCTGACAGACAAGAGCATCCCCCTGAGATAGATTCAGGGATACTTCAAGGAGGCACCGTGAGCAAGGTACTGGTGAGGCGGCTGGTAGACAAGATTCGTGACCACATGGCAGGAATGGGTGCGCTTCATTTCGAAGGCTCCATGGCCTACCTGTGCTATATCACGGGTGCTGATGGATTTGGCTACAACGCCAACGCCATTCCCAATCTGACCGAGTGGGAACGTGGTAAGCTCAAGGAATTGCTGAATCTCTTTCGGCCAACGCCCAACGAACTGATTGCATTGGACAAGGAAAACGGGGATATCTACGAAATCCGTCACTTCTACTCCAATCTCAGGGATGAGCCGATCATGTTCAATTCCCCGTGGTTCGGCTACTACGGCGACAAAAACGCCCCCATGCGTGACTACGCCTTCTGGCTGATACTGGCCATGTTGGAGGATGAGGCCAAGTGAGCAATATCATCAAGCCCGAGTTTCAGAAAGAAGCAATCACCAAGCTGGTGACGCTGGTGAATTCAGAATACGAAGCGGCCCCGGCCTTCAAGAGCATTTTGGACAATCAGAAAACTCTGGCATCAGCTATTCTTGTGTTGCTGGATGTGGTGACGGCGAGGGTCAAGTGAAAATAGGTGATATCATCCGATTCAATGAGAAGGCTGGTAACCATCATGTGGACGGTAAGCTTGAGTCCATGAATGGTAAGGTGTTCCTTATCCTTGATCGGTACTTCATGACGGATGCGGGTGGCCATGCCTATAATGGTATTCATCTGCCGAATTGGGATTTGGGTGGGGAGATTCCTGTTATTCCTTATCCGTGGAAATACAATTACGCCAAAGGTGAAATGGGTGTGTGGGATGAGTGGCAATCCAGTGATTGTTTCATGCTGGTTGGTCATGTGAACCTTAGCATTGTGGTGCAATCCCGTGGGTGATAATGACATGGGTTTCATCTTCATCAAGACAGTGACCATTCTCTTGACAGTCATACTTGTGCTAGGGGTGGGAATTCTCTTCTCAGCCCCAACCAAACGCCCATGAGATTCACGGTGCAGGAACTTCAGATGATGCAGAGTGTTCCCATGAGAGATACACGGGGTGAAGTATTTTGTGTTCAGTGTAATCATTACACGATCTTTCATACCTGTGAGTGTGAGGGATATGCACACCCCCGTTGGGACAATACGCCCAAGGAGAAATGAAACATGAAGATCACCAAGTGGCCGATCACTCAGCCCACGGTTGAATATACGCTGGTGTTGACGGAAGAGGAATACAGGCTCTTGATCGAATCCATGGGTACCTACGCTTTTGAGAAGGCGAGGAATGCTGGATTCAGCCCGGAGACAGTGATTGACACGCACAACAAACTCAGGGATGGTCGATGAAAAAGGCACAGTGGAAAGCGTTGGTGCTGGCACAATTGGATGCCCGTGAGCTAAACATCAAAACGGGTATGTCCAATCATTACGCTGACAACCTGTTGGTACGCAACTTGCAAGAGTATGTGAGGCTGGATGGCCTCAGGAACACCTACCGGATGCAGAAGGAAATCCTCATGGGAGAGACACCCGTGACCCCAATCAGGAGGAATACATGAGCAGAATCCTCGTATTAGAGAAGTGGAAGGTGACGATCAACAACAACGATCAGCGTTTGGTTTATGACGCTGTGGAAGATCGCATCATCCACCAGTTCAGATCGGCCACTCAGACCAGCCCCAAGTGGACGGAAGATACGTTTACGGCTCTGGATCACACGGAGATTTGGGCCAACACCTACCTGATCGACTTCAACAACGATAAAGGGTAATCCCTGACAGACAGGGGCGAGTCCACCCGTTATCATTAGGCATATCCCAAAGACAGGAGAACATCATGATTACGCTTCACAATACTGGCCCCTGCGAAAAGGAATACAGCCATGCCACCTTCGTTACTGATGTTGGTGGTGGGGTGTCCATGAGTGTCTATTCCTACAGCGTTTCCGTCAACGTTGTTCTCAATCAGGAGCAGTTGAGGGTTCTGCGGGATGCCCTGAACGAACGTCTTGGGAATGCGCCATGCACCAAGAGTCAGGTGATTGAGGGTTGTTCGTTTTGATTCTCACCACTTTCATCTGTGCCTTCTGTATTTGCATGTCCATCGAATGGGGTGCAAAGCACATCGCCAAAGCCATCAACCGTAAGGGAGATTTCAACGAATGACCTTTCGTGATGAATTCCCTGAACGGACGGAACATGCGATTCGGACGGCTCAAGCTCGCATCAAGCAGATTGACGGGGATATTCATTACATGGATAACCATGAAGATTCCCCAACCCAGAGGGAATTGGACAAGGCCATCAAGGAAATGCTGAAAAGGGAAAAGGAATGTTTGTCCACGCTCATCCGTGCCATAGAGGAATAACACATGTTTACTGCCAAGGTGAAAATGGATGGGGTAATCATCTGCCAATCCAAGGAACATGAGACAAAGAAGGGGGCGGCATGTGAAGCTCTTGATATTCTGAGTCTCACCAATCTTCCCATGATGTACGTTGATCCGCTGGTGGTGGAGATATTCTTCAGGGATGACCGATATGGTATCGTCCTGAAAGATGTAATAAAAGGTTCCCATAATTAGGACAGTATTTGCTATACATTCCGGGGTGGGGCCGTCTATAGCCCCATGAGAGGCAACAGCTTGGACAACTTCATCTTGAAATTACTGTTTGGGCTTTTTGAGGCATATGTCCTAATAATGGGACATCTTATCTTTCTCAAGGGATTACCCATCCAAATCATTTCGCCCCAACAACTTATCTCAAGGGGTTACACGCCGCTAAAGTGTCCTCAATTTAGGACACCGCACAATCAGGGAAAGCCTGACTTGTTTGTTGACACCCCATGAGATAGCTTTCACTCAATGGACAGACCGCTGAAAACGTTGCAAGCGCGGATTAGCCCCATGAGATTCACAGATGTAAACACAAACGTAAACGCAAACGTTGAACGCTGGTGAAATTGCGAACTTGTTGGTTAGCCCCATGAGAAGGAGGTTGCATGAAGTATCGTATCTATCTGAAGAGTACACTGGCCAAGGTGCGTGGCGAAGTGGTGCGCCTGTTCAAGGCAGTGGTGGAAGAGCGTGGTGAGGATTGGGAGCCGTGGGAGCCATGTGACGAATCCCTACTGTTCGATTCGCACATGGACTGCCAGAGGGAGGCCATGGAACTGCAAGAACTGTACCAATCCAGCCTGATGGTTAATCCCCAAACGTTGAGCATAATTGTGTCACGCTGACACACCCCTTGACATGGTCTGGTACATGTGCTAGGTTGAATGCTCACGGTGGTAGGAGCTACAAACTCTGGGCCATCCCTTCAGTCCTTTGAGAAGAGTCTCACGACTTCCGCTCTCATGGGGCTGATTGTACATTCAGGGATTCCCCGATTACGCAGTGCCACCCCTTGAGATAAGCTTCTCCCATGACAAAAGACAACGTTCGAAGGATCATCAAGGATGCGCTGGCGGCTGGTAGATTGCCGGGAGGTTATTCAATTTCGGCAATACCGCTGAATCTCCGTGTCCTGCTTCAGGATGCACAGGTGGAAATCGACAACGGTGGCCAAATTGTCATCTACACTGGCAGATTGGTCGAATCGGAAACGCCACTCTAGTTCAGGGAAAGCCTGACTGACAGGAGACTGACCATGCGCTAAACTACATTACATAAAGCTGGTGCTGGACTCTTTGAAAGTACAAGCTCTGTTCGTTCCCTCTGTGCGGCAAATCCTGTATCACTTTCCCTGTTGCGCGTTGGCATGATTCCTAGGTAATCAGCCCTCCCGCATTACATAGCTGAACGATCCCTACCCTCATGTTACAACATCTTGGTTACGTCAGGGACAACACCAGTGAGAGTTGGCGGGTACACAGCCTACGTTTCATGGGACTAGTTGAACCATGATCAGGTGTAGAATCGGCAAACTAGATAAGCCGACATATAACCAGCGCAAACTCTCATGGGAATGCCTCTCACTCGACGGAGTGGGGGGCATTATCATTTCAGGGATTCCCCGACTGTACAGCCCCATGAGACATGATTATCATTAGGTGTACACTCACTCATGGAGCGTGACCGTGGCGAGCATCAACATTCGGGTTCCGGTGGCGAAGATCATTGCCTCGCTTGAGGCGAAGGTCAAGGAATTCAAGGATATCCCCAAGAAGCAGAAGGCGCATGAGAAGGCGATGGTGGAGTGGCGCAAGCAGGTTACCACCCTGATTTCCGACAACGCTGACGCTTCGGAAGTTGCCACCCACTCCGATTGCTACGGGGTTCCCCGTGGTCAGATCAAGGTGGAACTGACGTTCTTCCTCAAGAAGTCAGCGGTGCCGGAACAGCCCAAGCCGGATTTCGAGTATCCTCGCTTCGGCAACCCCGACAGCCAGATTACGGAGATTGAGAACGCGCTCCGTATGCTGAAGATGACGGATGAGGATTACGTCAACGCCAGCACTTTCAAGAGCATCAGCCGCTTCCTGTAGTTCAGGGATTCCCTGATTGACGGGAGAAGCCCCCTGAGATATGTTTAGGCATACTCTCAGGGGGCTTCAATGAAGGCCAAGACCGTCACATTCTACAACCTCTCCGAAGTTCTCAAAGCGGTGGGGTATTCCGATTTGCAGAAGCGTGATGATTTCCTCATGTATTTCGATTGGGTGTCGTGGGGAGATTCACTGTACACCATTGTGACACCATGGGCGGTGCTGGATTCCATCGTCAACCTGTTGGAAGCTGACGAGGATCAGACGTTCAGCGTGGATCAGCACAAGTCGCTTGACACCAAGTTCCAGATGCTTTTCGAAGGCACCAACAATCTCATCAACATGGAAGGCTGACCATGGATGATCTTCAGTTTCCCGGCATCAACCTGAATGGTGCTGACGCCACCGATTTGGCTCGCCAGTATTATGAAGCGGCCAAGGCTGTGGAACATGCCGCCGACCTTCAGGCACGAATCGTGCATGGTCGTGACTACCAGACGCTCTCCCCTGAGGCGTACCAGAAGGCTCTGGATCAGATGGTGGAGCGTCAGAAGAAGCTCATCGAAGTCTACAACGATCTGCGAATGCTGGCAGATTATTGTATCGGTGAGGCCCGATAATGTCAACGCACATGAGTTCGGCACACTATGTGTACATGTGCGTTCATTGCATGGTCAGCATTGTGGTGGGTGTCTCGTTTGTTGACGGCACCGTACTTTCGCCAATATCCATGGATTGTCCCTGTTGCAAGAAGACGATGGAAGGTTCAGGGAAATCCTGACTGACAGGGTTAACCCCCTGAGATAGATTACATTCACGATCCAATACCACCACAGTCTCACAGGGAGTGGACACCATGGCATCAATGCGCGAACTGAAGGCCAGCAACACGATTCAGGCACTCGTTGTCACCGTCATCATGGCCGACTACAAGAATGCCCGTACCAAGTGCATGAACGAGTGCATTGAGAAGATGGCCAGCGGTTCCAAGATGGAAGAGCTTGGCCCCTTCATCGACGCGGAACAGGCCAAGGCCAAGGAGAAGGCCATCGAATCGCTGAAGGAGTGCGTGACGGTGATCGCGGCCAACCTCGCAGAGGCCAAGACGTTCGAAGTTCCGGACACGGAGTTCATCACGAACACTGAGTACGCACTGGCAAAGGCCGCACTGCTGATTGGTGCCGTCTGAGGAATAGTGCCAACGGCCCCCCAATCGTTGCACTGAACGTCAACCGAAACATAAACCCAAACGTTGGACAGGGGTGAAATTCCATGGGCAAGACCACGAAGGATGCCAAGAAGAAGCGTCAGTGGATGCGGATCAACACGGCGCGTGACTTCAAGGAGTCGCATGAGCCGGGGCTGGTGGTCAAGGCCAGCGACAGGAACTACCTCGTCACCCCGTCCGGAGCGTGGAAGCGCGTGAAGTAGATTCAGGGAATCCCCGACTTGCCTCACGGTGAGCCGGGGATTACCTTTACCTCATGAGAATCAATACCGCCATCGTTCGCACCTCGTCTTCAGGAAATAATGTCTGGGGACTTTGTCGTATCTGCGGAAAATCCATCGGAACAATTTACCAGACCATGTTGGCTAATTTTCTGGACAAACCTTTTACCTACATATGTAGGGGGTGCGATGAAAAGTTAGGGGAATCCCCGACTTGCCTACGGTGAGCCGGGAATTTACCATTAGCTCACGATTCACGAACGGCTCCCGTCAAACAATCCATCCGGATTACTACCATGATGACCGTTGCCCGTCGCAATCGCCGTTGGACGTTCGAACTGGTAGCAAAACTCCGTAGGGAAATTGACACCCTGATTTCCCGTGGGTGGAAGTCGGGTGCGGCCATGGAGGAAGTTTCGCCAACGTGGGGAATATCCCCGCTGTCAATTCGCTCGGTGTACTACGGCACCAGCAATTTCTACAAGCGTGGGGATATTCCCCGCCGTTCCCCTGAGAAGCTGGCAAGCGGCTTGCGCCGTGGCCGTCCTTCCAAGGTGATGGCTTGCGTTGTTCGCAAGTCGGCTCCGGTGGGCGTGGCACAGAAAGAAAACCACACAGATTTGTCCGACGCCATTGCGACAGTCAAGCGGTTTGGTGGCACCATCACGTTCTAAAGATTCAGGGAAACCCCGACTACCGCCACGGTTGGTCGGGGTTTACCTTTACTCCATGACTTCCAACGGCGTAGTACTCTATGAAGGCCCGTCACTCTTGAACGGCAAGGCGATTGTAGTTATCGCCATCGGTTTCAAGACGGCTAGTTCCAACGCCAAGACGGGTGGAATGATCCAGACGTATTTCTTGAACGCCGACGAAAACCCGATGAACGCCGTAAAAAACGGCACGGATGCTTGCATCTGTGGTGGGTGCATCCACCGTCGCAACCCTCTCACGGGGTTGCGTACTTGCTACGTCCGTATTGACACTGGCCCGAACAACGTCTATAAGGCGTGGAAGCGTGGTAACTATCCGGTTATTTCGGACTATGCCATGTTCGCCAATCGCCCCGTGAGACTCGGCACCTACGGCGACCCCGCCGCCGCCCCGGTACATATCCTCAGGGCTATTTCAGCCTATGCCAAGATGACAACGGGCTACACTCACCAATGGCGTAGCAAGAGATTTGCCAACCTCTCCTATTTCTGTCAAGCATCGACAGAGACAGCGGAAGACGTAGCCAAGGCAAACGCAAAGGGTTTCGGAACGTTCCGCGTGTTGCCCGTGTTGGAGCCTATTCCCGCCAACGCTATCCATTGTCCCGCGAGTGCTGAACGTGGACATTTGACAACGTGCGTGGAATGCGGAGTATGCGACGGGGCCAGCCAGCGTAACGTGGCAATCCTCGCCCACGGTAGCACGGGCCACAAGTATACAGGAACCCGGACGAACATTTAACACAAACGTCAACGCAAACGTAAATGTAAACGTTGCGGAAAACGTTGCGACATGGTAGGTTGATTCAATCCCAGGAAATATCATTAGTTGCCTCTCAGGGGATACAATGCACGAATGTATGGGAAGAATCATACCAACTGTCACGCACAGGGCCACGGTAGGAATGCACCCCGCACAGTCATGGCGTGACGGGTGGGACGATGGCCGCAACGGATTGCCCTACAACGAGGGGCATTACAAAGACGATTCAGCATTACTCTACGGCGACGGGTACAACGTGGGTTCAATCCGACGCCGTGAGCTAAACGGGAATAAGGACAGACCCGCGAGATAGCCTCACTCCCCCGTGAGCCATGCGACTAGGGCAAACTCTTACAACCCCGTGAGAGAATGCCCTAGTCGTGTATTGTGCGGCGGGGTCAGGGAATAGATGACAGGTGAGTGAGGGAATGCCCTAAGGGAAACGCAACACCGTCCGGGTCAGGGAAACCCCTACAACCCCGTGAGAGAATCCCTTAGGACAACGACTGACGCCCAACTAAGGGGAATATCCGCGAGAAACTTTCGGCCAACACTTGCGGAAATGATGCGCCCCCGGCTACGTTTCGAGTGTAGGGCTGTTTGACAATCTGGCGAGAGGTACCCGCGCACCTAGCGCGAGTCATACCCGCCAACTGGCAAGGGGGAAAAGATGGCGCACGAACTGGAAGAGAAAGACGGGACGTTCTCGTTTTTCCAAGTGGTACGGCGTGAGGTTTCGCTGGCGTGGCACAATCTCGGCACCTACTTTCAGGAAGCCGACAGGCCGAAGGACAGCGCGGCGGCAATGAAGGCGTGCCGTGGCGATTTCGAGGCCGAACTGCGGCCCCAGACGTTCACGGCGTACACGGAAGACGGCGACACGTTCCAGAAGGAAAGCACAAGGTCGGCGGCAATCGTTCGCACCGACACCAACGCCGAAATCGGCACGGCGTCACCGTCGTTTGAGGTTGTCCAGCACTCCGAAGTGATGCGGTCACTAGACCCATTTATTGCGGAAGGGCTGGCGACTATCGAAACCGCTGGCGTTCTCCGCGACGGGGAAAAGGTTTTCATGCTGATGCGGTGGAATATCGAGAAGTTTGGCGATGTTTGCCGCGAAGCTTTCGGGGACAAGATGGTAGCCTATGGGCTGGCCGTTTCGTCCCTGTCGGGCAAAGATTCCATCGGGTTCTACGACACCGACGTAACGGTAGTCTGCGCGAACACGGAGCGCATGGCCGTAAACTCGGCAACGTCAAAGTTTCTCACGAAGCACACGCGCAATGCACGGTTGCGGGTGCTGGATGGCGTCGAGAAGCTTTGGGGCGGCGTGGTCGCCCAACGTGAGGCAGTAGGGCGCGATATTCTGGCCCTGCGCGCCCTCATCATTGACGAGGCGACTTTTCGGCGTTCCGTGCTGGATGTCATCGCGCCAATGCCGGAAGCGAAGACGGAAGGCCGAAGCAACGCCGGGATTATCAAGCGCGTCGAGGATCGGCGCGAACTGCTAACGGCGTTGTGGACGGGTGGCCTCGGTCACACGGGCAACGGTAGCGCGTGGGAGGCGTACACGGCAGTAACGGAAGCCGCCGACCACTCGGTAGCCCTCTGGCGTCCGAAGACGTTAGAGGCGAAGGCCGAAGGGCTGATTTACGGCCCGATGGCTGACGCGAAGCTCCAAGTTTTCAGCGGCCTACTGGCCCTGACGAAGTAAGGCGAAGGGGTGGCGGTGCTGAATCTGGCACCGTCACCCCTTTGTCGTATCCGGGTGTCTATCAGGCATTCCCTGATTTGCTATTCAGCATTTACCTACAGCACAACCCCTACAGCCCTGTCAGGCATTATCTGACAGGGCTGTAGGGGTTTCTCTTGCCCACGCTGTAGGGGAAAACCCTACGCCGTTGTAGGGGATTGTCCTAAGGAAAACCCTTACATGGCTGTAAGGGTTTCCCAACAACGAAGCATCAGGGATTCCCTTAGGGGAAAGTCAACCCCGCCGTGTCAGGGAAAGCCTTACACTTCGTGTAAGGTTTTCCCTGACACCCCCGGTGTTGCGAAACCCTTAGGGGTTTGCCCTACATGGCTGTAAAGGTTTCCCTGAGTAATCTCATGGGGTTTCCCTGACTGCTGAAGTTTGTGCATTTGGCGATATTCAGGGGTCAACCTAAACCCTCTGGGGGTCTACCATGTCGGCTTTTGTCGCTCTGCTGGAATCACTCGCAACGATGGCGGGGGCGAAGTTCGCGTCTTTCGTCTACGTTGCCCAACCGTCCGGGCCGCGCCTGACGGTGGAAGTTGCGCGGCATCTGCTCATTCTGGGCGCGTCCACGGAAAACCTCTACCGCCGCGACCTCGAAACGCTGGCGGTACTCATGCCCACGCTGACGGGTCTTCAGCTTGCCGCCGCTGAGAAGATACGCGCCAGCCGCACGGAGTCGCTTGACAAGGGCGTGGGCAATAACAGCGCGTATACTGGTGCTGATGCCTACGCCCCGACAGCGATCAAAGGCGTAAAGGTGCATCTGGAAACGGGCAACCTGCACATTTCCGGCCTGACGATGCGTAAAGACGTAATCGTAAAGGCCAACTACCGCACGGTCAATAGCAAGCCGGAAACGATTGCGCGGCAGGAAGTTGAGGCGATGCTCCCTAGCGCGAAGTTCCGGCAGTTCAGGCTCGACGGCGTGACGGTGGCGAAGCTCAACGGTGACACGTTGGAAGTGTCAACGGCTACCGACATTCCCTCACTCATCGCGTCGGGTGTTCTCTCAGGGGCAACCACCGCAACGGTGTAGGGCGAACAACGTAGGGCCAAGCCCCACAGTGATGTGGGGCTTCGCCTTACCCACGCTGTAAGGGTTTCCCTGACCCGCCGACGTTGCGAATCCCCTAAGGAAAACCCCTATATGAGTCTAGGGAAAACCCTGACATACACATGGCACATGGGGGCGATGGCACATGAAAGGAGGTTGACACTTTGAAAAAAATCCCCCCGAAAAAATTCTCTCAGGGGAATTCTCAACCAAACCACATGCTATGCACACCAAAATTAACCGTTTCGCATTATTCCTTTTCCTATTCCCCCAATTCTTCCACAGCCTTCGCAGGGGTGGCTCCTATGGCTCAAGCAACCCGGATGCGAACAGGGTTCCCCATCTTTCACCGTGAGGATCACACGGTACTGGTAGATGCTTGGAGTTTGCTGAAGGTCATCCAACGTAATCGAAGAATCCCAACTTCCCCTTGAGAGGGATGGGGGTGAGTAAGGGGTGAGACTCCGTGAGAACGAACCCAAAGGCGTCCCCCATCCATGGACTCTTGTGTTCCTCTACGCAATCCACCAGCATGGAATAGCCCACAACGCATCCCCGGTCAAACTCATGGGGTTGTGGCATGTAGACGAAATGTTTTCTCTGGATGGCTCTATATCCTTCCTTGTCGAACTTCAGGCTGGCGTGGACAAGAAACTGCCCCCGAAATTTCGTTCTCCATGTTCTATTCTCAATGTCCTTGATCCCCTGAACGATGAGCCAAGCCCATGGTTGACGGATGGAGAGGACTTTCATGGGGCGTTTTCCTTTTGCATTTTCCAATTGCCCCATTCTGGGGTATCGCCATAGACGCGAAATGTTTTTTCGCTGGCCCCGGTTGTCCGGTCACGCTGAAAGAGCGTCACCACAAAACAGTCGGAAGCCCAATAGTAATTCCAACACCCCTTGACCGTGCGCTTCCCGTTCGTCCATGTAGTGTGTCTCATCGGAGGCTGGCCAGTGCGTCCTGCATGGCGGTTTCACAGGCTGGCGACCAGCGTTCTCCGGATTTTATGACACAGGCGTAGAAGGCGATGACCTGTTGGGCGGCACGAAGTTCCGTGGGAACGTAGACGAGGGAACGTTCATGAGAGCGAACCGCTTCTTCGAATTTTCTCATGAGGTTGGCGCAACCTCCGCAATATTCATCATCAGGGGCAGGACAACCAAAGCCATCCATGACCGCTTGGTAGGCCAGTTGGACTTCTTTCTCATAGGGAGACATGGACTTGAGGAACGTGTCGCAATACCGTGCCAGATCAGCCTTGGCTTCCTTTTGAGAAGCGTAGGGGCCATTCAACTGTTCCGCTTCGTCAGAAAAGTAATACCCCTCCTTCCAGATGCCATCGCTGTTCTGAATGACTTCCTCGTTGAACCAGATGTGGTTTTCTACTTCTTTCATGGGGTCACTCCATATTTCTTTCGATAGTCGGTACAGGAAACACAGGTGCAACCAGCAGGGCGATTCTTGTATGAATTGTATTCATAGGAGGCAGTGGCTTCATCGGCCATCCAACGAGCATCGGCCTCAATTTGAGCGTCCCTGCGGGGCTTGTCAGCTTGTTCTTCCCGTTCCAGAATACGATGTGCCTTTTCTATTTCTGCCTTAGTGGGGCGTTTCATGGGCTTTCACTCCATCGATTCAAGAGCTTGATGATTCCCCAGAAGGCAAGAATGACAAGAATGAAGAGTCCCTTGGTGATGATGGTCAACATCCAAATCAATAGGAGAGACAAGACAGTAACCATCAGACTCATCACCTTCAGGGGTGGATCAAGATTACGCCACAGTTCCTTCAAGACAGCCTTTTTCATAGGTCAGTGTCCTTGTTGTGAGGGGGATTTTGAATACGTTCCCATTTTACATCTGGCCCATCTGGATACTGATGATATCCACGCCACAGATGACCGTCCGTATCCAAGGCAAAGATAAACACATGAGCCAGTGAATCTCCATGCACCACTTGAAATTGGCTTAACGCTTTCTGTGCCATCAACGCACCCCCCGAATTTCTCTTCGGATTTCCCGAACGAGACAAATGCCATTATCCCCGGTGGGGTCTTGGCCAAAATTGAAAAGGACTTCGTTAATCTGGGGAAGGTCAGCCAACCGTTCACATTCAGCCCACTCTTCCGGAATGTTGCAGAAAACATCAAGCATTTCCCATTGTTCTTCACAGAGGGCATCATTGCGTTCCAATGATTTTCCCAAAGCAATGATCATATCAGCAACTTCTTTTCTAGTCTTCATCGGGATGCACCACATATTCGATGGTTTTGCCAAAGGAAGAAGTGGTAAGCTCTTCCGTGATGAACCCCGTTCCCTTGAGATAATCATAACGCCACACGGCATAGGGAATTCCATCCTGTTCAAATCTTCCCTTGGTGTACAAGGATTGCAACAGGTGTTCCGCAATGTCATGTTGCTTTTGATGCTTTGCCTTCCAAGCCTGAACCGTGTTGTGCATTTCCCCCAACTGGCGTTTCAGGTTGCTAATCTTGATTTGCATGTTGCGGTTACCCACTTGCATTCCCTTCAGTTCCTTGGCGAATTGAATCACCATATCTAGCATGTTCATGAAGCCCCCAAGACCTGATAGATGAAGAATGTCACCATGAAAAAGATGATTGCGATAATCAACCCAACACCACCCGCAAGCTTGAAGAGGAATAGACCCAAGAGAATGGACAAGCCAGCCACCAAGCCTATAGCGATCATAAGGGTGGCGGCAATGACCATCGAAGCGGGAAAGCGTGGAAGGCTGTCCACCCAATTTTCAAATCGCTTCCAACGAGTAATTTCTGGCTTTGGCATCTTCGGAATGTCCATTAATAGCCCCTCGTTCTCTTGTCATAGAATTCACTCCACAACCATCCAAACAACCACAGGATGGGAATGAGAAGGAGATTTCCCCACCCAAAGACTTTCCAGAAGACAACAACGGTGGAAACACTAATCACAAGGAACAATGAAATCCCCACAATAATAGCAACGGTGGCAAGCAATGCCTGAACAAATGGAGATTTCTTTTCAAACCAACCCATAACCTTTTCAAGCCATATCTCCAACTTTCCTTTAAGCTTCTCCATCGATATCCTCCTTGTGTTCTTGGTCATCCAGCCACTTGTCAACCGCTTCTCTCAGCGTGGGGGCGTAGTTGCCCCCATTCAAGTAGTACTCTGAGCTTCCGCTAATCTTCTCCGTGCCATCCTCAAGAAATTCCCGCATCGGAGGATTGTAGCCAATGTCCAACCATTCCCTCTTAGCCACCCAGAAACTCAAGAAGTCAAGACGATGCTTGTCTTTAGCATTCTCTTGAAGGTTGACGCGCTGTAGCTCAATGATCATATACAGAACTTCCTTCTCTGTCAAGGGGCAGAAGCTCCGATAAGGAGCATGATCTTCTGCCGCATGTTTACACCGTGGACAGGTGTTCCTCATAACATGGCCGAGAGAAGAAGCACATACGCCACAGTAAACATGATAGCGGCAAACAACCCAACCAGCCCAAGAACAAGATAGATGATGGCAAACGCCGAGAAGATAACACCCAAGGCGAGAAATCCACTGGCAGTCAAAATCAAGGCTCGCATGGGAAGGCTCTTCTTTTCCAGCCATCCAACAAGCTTTTTCAAGCGTTCATTCTTTAGTACGATTTCCTTATCCATTGATTTCTCCGTTGTCGATGGCATCACGAATATCATAACACTGACACCGCAATTCCCAATAGTAGTAATCCAGTTCTTCGTTTCCATATCCATCATCATGGGATGCCGCGATACGATGGGCATTCAGCTTGTCCAGCCGATCCCTGTCCTTACGCAACTCTACCACTTCTGTTTCAAGGGCCGCAAGGTAATCACCTTGTCGATCAATGTCCTGAAAGGGTATATCTAACATCATTTCATCCATTGGGCCACTCATACAGTTATCTCCTTGTTGAACCATTCAACAAGCTTCTGATAGCACTTGTCGCAGAGGTCGTATTCAGCCGAATTCATAACCACCTTGTTGCACTTCTTGCTCTTGACAATTTCATCAGCACATCCGTCACAGAGTGTTTCGTAATCATACTTCATCAGTCTTGTCCTTCTTCAACCTGTTCCTCACTAGATACATTCCGATACAGGCCAGAATAGAAAAGACCATGATTCCAAACAAGCGGGGAATGAAGTAATGAAAAGGAAACTCATGCAAGTTTACCATTCCAAAACACTCTTGGTCTTCTCCTTCAATTCACTAGTGGACATGACGCCATCGTATTCACCATCAGTGTTCCACTCAATCAAAACGTCACCAAAGACTGCATCATCCATGGTCTTTCCCGTGGTCACATAACCATGGCCAAAACGGAAGCGAGCATAGAAGGAATCGCCGTTGTCAAGCTTACCTTCCCACTGTGCAGGACAGGCACCACAAGTCTGGACGAATTCAGTTACCTTTAGCATTTGGACTCTCCTTGGAAAACCAATTCATGAAATTGTAGATCAGAATGAAAAGGATGAGAATGGCAAACATCCATCCATCGCTAATGACACACAAGATTCCATACAAGAAAATCACGAATGAGGTTACTAATGATGCTACAAATCGATCAACAACACCCGCATCTTGCCACCATTCTTTGATTGACTGAATCATTTGGCCCCCATGTCGTAAACGTTGATATTGGTTTCTGGCGGGAACACTTCATTGATGATTTGTTCCACCTTCTCCCACTCACCACCACCTAACCCACAACCGATGCGCGGCATATGAATACTTTGATCCAAAAGCTGGTACAGTTGCATTCCCGAATGAACATTCTGCAAGCACTGTTTCAGCGCATCATACTGAATGGCCGGAACCGTGGGGGTGGAATTGCCATGTTGAGCAATCATGTTCACCACACAAATTCGAAAACTAACAGGAACAATCTGAATTGTTCCGAGCTTTAGATGTTTGACACTTCGATATGCTCTTTCCGGATCATGCCAACGTGAGGAAAGGGCCAAGACAAAACCCCTTCCCCAACCGCCGTAATCATTGCACACATGCACGATTATCTTTCGTTCTTCGGGTGGGCCAAATGGAGCAGTGGCATCCCCAATACGATAGGTGATCATAGCGCGTGACGATCCAGATGTTCTTGGTATTCTTCGTTACTAATACCACCAGCATTGAGAATGTGCTTGAGCAACGCACCCTCTGCTTCTGGGTACTCATTCACATCATCATCCCCCTGTTCCTGCATCCCCTTAAGGGCCGTCAACACAACCTTCTGTGTCAATCCCAAGTCGTTGATCTGAATGTGCATGGGATCAAACTCTGCCAACTCAATGATCAGAGAAAGCTTACCCGTGAACGTCAACTTCAGGGAATCGGAATAATCATTGAAATCAGGAAGACTGTCATCCTTCAGAATGAATTGTGGAACATACATCCACCCCTCGCTCACATCTTTATCTTCGATGCGGAGAAGAATTTCATCAACCCTTGCGTAATAGATCAGTTGATGAAGGTGGTTATTTTCATCGTGCCACTCTTCCAATACCACAACCGCTTCATTAGTCTTTGTACGGGTCATACTCGTTTTCTCCTGCCATGACAACGATCAATGGCGTTAGGGTATGTAGAACAGTAATCGTTGAGCCTTGCGCTGTCAAGACCTCAGGCAAACGTCGATACGCCTGTGGTGCTTCATCCAACCCACCACCACGCAGGATGATGTGCTTGGGGCCAAGCCACTTGTTGACCATGTCCCACGACACAAGACCGGGAGAAACAATTTTCGCCTTGGCACCCCAACCCTTGGTCTTACCCCGCGCCTGAGTGCGTGACATGACTCGTCCTGCACCATGCACGGTTGAGTAGAGTGCGGCTTCTTGAATAGGAATCTTAGGATCGCCAACCCAAACACTTCCTGACCCCTGAAGAATAACTGAGTTGTCTCCCATGGAACCCCCGACAAATCCTTTCTGACCGGGAAAGGCTGGTGTTGCTCCCTTTCGAACAACGATAAGGTCTTCACCGAAGTGTTGTTCCTTCCACGCAAAGTTGTGGTGGTTGTGTACCATTTCAACTTCTATTCCACCAAGAATGCCAACAACCTTACGGGCAACCCACTCACGGCCAGCGTAAGCGTACTGGCCACAGAGGTTCATCAAGTTCCAATAATCCTGTCCCAAGTAGGTATCAAGATCAAGCAACACTTCCTGTTCCTTGACTTTGGTTCCCCATTCATTGCCTGTGCCAAGCGCAAGGAACCCAGAAGCAACGGTGTGTCCGAAGCCACGGGAACCGAAGTGAACACCAACCCAGATGGTGCCGTTCTCGTCATAGAAAACGTCCACATAGTGGTTTCCAGAACCCACGGTACCCAACTGTTCACGGGCCTTCGCCTTCAATGAAAGAGAAGCCTGTCCAGAAGGTAACAAACCCCATACCGGACTGTCAAATAGAGAATGATCGGTTGGTGCATCACGGGTATCGTTGGTGCGGCCAAGACCAAAAGAGATGCTGTGTTGAATAACGGTTGCAATCCACTCCATCCCATCCTGTTCAAAATCCTTGACATTCAAGTTGGTCTTGATGGCACAGTTACCACAGGCAATGTCAAACCCAACCCCCGTAACGGATACCTTGTTACGGTAGGCGGCAACACCACCAATGGGCATAACATATCCCATGTGGCCGTCAGCCATCAATGCGACATATGCGGCACGGCTGGCAACGTCTGTCAACTGTGCTAATGTTTTTTCGTCATGTGTTCCGAAGATGTTGTTCATGTTTACTCCAAGTCTAGCGGTGGATGCTCCCCTCTTGTTCTATCACCTGTTTCAAGATAGTGCAAGCAAACTGCAACCACCTGAATGATTTCTTTGTTCAACTGCGCTGATGGAGCATTCGCTTTGATATCATCCCACACTTCCTCGTACTCTTCTTGAAGGATGGAATGAAACTCATGTCTGCCCCAATGATTGACACCGTGTTTGACGCGAGCTTTTTCAAGCTCAACTTCTACCGCTTTGAAGAAATCTTGGCGGGTGATCATATTGTCTCCTTTTTAGGTGTCTTCTGAAGGTAGTCCCCTGTTTCTCATTTGTCAACCCCCTACCCCTTGACATGTGCTGTGTAGGGGTTTAGCTTACGTCATACCTTGAATCAGGAGATTTGCGTATGGTACAAGCCGATGTGATTGTTGACCTTCAGGCTGGCGATTGTGGAAAGGGAAAGATTACCAGCCATCTGGCTCCCAACTATGACGGGGTGTTGCGTTATAATGGTGGCGGGAATGCGGGTCATACCATCTTTGTGAAGGGAGTCAAGATCGTCACACACCAAGTTCCGTGTGGGGTTCTTCATGGGAAGGTAAGCATCATTGGCCCTGAATGTGTGGTTAATATTGATGAGTTGATAGACGAAACCAACATGTTAGAATCCTTCGGGTTTAACCCTAAAGATTTACTCTATGTTGATTATCGGACTCATGTAATTACTCAAACTCATCTTGATGAAGACGGAAAAGATACCCGAATTGGTACCACCCGAAAAGGAATTGGGCCAGCTTATGCAAGCAAAGCCAACCGGGATGGAATTCGCATTGAGGAATTAGTCGAATTACCGTTTCGGGTTGGGAATGTGTACGACATGTTTCATACCAACCCCAAGAGCTACTTCATAAACGAGTGGGGTGAGAGGATTGCCAACCCCAAGATTCTCTGTGAAGGCGCACAGGGTTACCAGCTTGATATCAACTTTGGGCGGTATCCGTTTGTAACTTCTTCTCATTGTACAACAGGGGCCGTATGCTTGAATGGTATTCCACCCCAAGCTATTGATCGGGTCTTTGGAATCATGAAGGCGTATCGTACCTATGTGGGTAACGATGAGTCATGGTGTAAGTCTGATGATCCGGCACTTTTGAAGATTCAGACCGCTGGCAATGAAGTTGGAGCAACCACAGGTCGTAAACGTAAGACTGATTGGTTGGATTTAGATGAGATTATTCCCGCATGTAAGGTCAACGGAGTCACCAGAATCTACATAAATAAGGTTGATGTGCTAGAGGAAGTGGACAAGTTTGGCGTCTATGCGGGTGGGTTGAATTACTTTTCCAACTCTGAGAACTTTGTGAAGTTTGTGGAAACCTACTTGAGGGAACGTCATGACATTAAAGACATCATCTGGTCACGCTCTCCTTCGACTGTTTAGGTCGAGGATTCGAAGACAGAGAAAAGCACAGTTGATCTTGCTTGCCAAAGCAACGATCTTTCAAATTTTCTCTGTTCTGATGACGTTTCTTTTGGCCTTTTTGTTCACGCATGATGTAGATATCAGCTTGTCACTTTCGGCATATGATATCATTTTGAAGATCGTGTTGTACTATGTATTTGACGTTAGTTGGACACGTTTGTTTAACCATTTTTAAGGAGCAGTTATGGATATCGGAAGCGTAGTGATGGGTGTGGCGATTGTCGCCATCTTTGGTTTCGTGATTAAGGGGTTGTTCTTCCCAAAGAAGGAAGCTCCGTACACTGGTGGTGGTACTGGTGGTGGTAGCGTTGGTGGTGGAACGGGTGATGGTAGCACAGGCGGCAAGGGCGACCATCCAGAGCCACAGTAAAGTGTTTTGTAAGAAGCAGAAAAATGTAGTTAACCATTTTTAAGGAGCAGTTATGGACATCGGAAGCGTATCAATTGGGGCTGTTGTTGTGGTTGGTCTTGGGGTTGCAGTTAAGATGTTGTTTTTCTCCAAGAAAGACGTTGCGGTTGCTGTTGCCGTTCCAAGTAGGGGTGTGGCCGCTAAAGCCGCCCCGACCAGTGTGAATGGAAGTTCTCTAACACCACAAGGAACACCCGGAAATTCATTGAGTGGATATATCTCTTTGGATGGTGGGAAGTTTGGTGGTTGGAGTGATAGTCTGAATCCGTCCGAAGTCCTGCGCGGTCTTGACAGTGTTACTGGTATTGATTCAGGTACAACTTATATTGACGGTGTTTTTGGTGGTGGCGATGCAACGAAGTACGGGATGAGTACAACGGCATCTGTTTCTGAAATTGGTGCAGTGGCAAAGCAAGTTGGTCTTATTGCCAACCGAGTACCAAGTGCAATTGTTGATGGGTTGAAGTCTGAAAACTGGTTCATCAAGAAGATAGCACAACAGGCCGCAGAGGAACATCCTGAACTTTTGTTAGATGGTGCCGTTTCGCCAATTGCCGGAAACTGGACACGATAGAAAGCGATGACAGACAATGGGAAGGGGGATGGAATTAGACCACGATTCATCCCTAAAGATCAATGGGACATTAATCATGAACTCGCCTTCGGGAAGAAAAAACCATGGTGGGAAAGGAGAAACAATGAGCAAGGGACTACACCCGAACGAGGTGATTCTAACAAAGGGGACAATGCCAGCGGCGTTGCTTGATGCACTTACCCTTCCACAAGTGAAGGCTTTGTTGGAGCAGTACGAACGTCAAAATGGGGAGCCGTATAATGCCGCATCCTCATAAGAATCGTCCCCGCAAGGGACGCAGAAAGGTGGGGAGCAAGAAGCGCATGGCTCTCCGTAATCGTCGCAAGAAGAAGTAACACATAAACATCAACTGAATGGTGAGAAGATGAACGATTTGACGCCGCAGAACAAGAAGGAAGTGCTTGACTCCCTGAAAATCATCGATGGGTGTATGCACAGACAGGATGCAGAGAAGGGTTTGATCAAGGCAGAGAAGAAAAAGATTCGTGATGCGCTTGACATGAAGACAAAAGCTGTCAATCGACTTGCAAAAGCCTTCTTCAGGTCGAATTTTGGCGAAGAGAAGGAAGAATTCGAAGAATTTGAGACAATTTTCAAGGCTGTTCTCCCAAACGGTGTCTAAAATGGACGATGTGAAGCTGGATTTTGATGATGTGATGATTTGTCCCCAATTTACCGACGTTGATTCCCGAAAAAAGGTCATGTTGACCACGGATATCAAGGGTCATTGGGGTCAAACCCTCACGGGCATACCAATTATCGCCGCCAACATGCATGGAGTAGGCACATTTTCCATGGCAAGGTCACTTTCCAAGCTTGGATTGTTCACTGCCATCAATAAAGATGTGTCTGTGAAGGAATGGTTCGACTTTTTTGAGAGTTATGAAAACCAAAACTCACAATTTTACATTGATGGAAATTCTTACGGTAGAATGTCACCCGCAGAGAGTGTGTTTTTGACTCTGGGAATGGATAAGGTTGACGAACATGGGATGAATATGCAAACCAACATGAGAAAACTTAGGATGTTGGTTGCCGCAAAATGTTTCAGGAAGCTGAAGATCGTTATTGATGTGGCAAATGGGTACATGAATCCCTTCTATGATTACATCAAGGAAGTGAGAGACATTGCCCCTGATGCATTCATCATGGCAGGAACAGTGTGTACCCCTGATGCGGCTGTACGCATCGTTGATTCTGGTGCTGATGTGGCCCGTGTGGGTATTGGAACGGGTGCAGTGTGTACTACGCGCAAGGTTGCTGGCGTTGGATATCCTCAAGCATCGGCTATCATGGAATGTAGTCCAGTAGTAGACATTGAGTGTGATGGTGGGTGTACTGATCCGGGGGATTTTGCCAAGGCATTTGCACTTGGATCAAGTATCATCATGGCGGGAAGTGTCTTTGCGGCACACAAAGAAGGTGAGATTGAACCGGACGAAAATGGAAATGTATTGTTCTATGGAATGAGTTCTCATGTGGCACAGGGTCAGAAAAGCGATTATCGTTCTTCTGAAGGACGAGTGGTGAAGATTCCTTATCGCGGGGAAGTGCGCCCAACCGTAGAACACATTCTGGGTGGGTTGCGATCAGCATGTGCTTATTCAAACGCGAAGCAGTTGAGTGATTTACAGAAAGAAGCAAAAATCATTCGGGTGAACAACCAGTTGAATCGTGTATTGGAGAAGTACACCATTTAGGAGGGTGCAATGTCAGGGGTAAATGAACGCAATCAAGAGTATGTCGAATCCATAAATAAGGATAAGAAAGAGTACTTGAATTTCTTTGTGACCGAGTTTCAAGAGGAACTAGACTACCTTGAGAGACTATTGGAAACTGAGTCATCACAAATACTTCTCAAATGGGTGAGCGACAAGCTACATAAACTGCAAGAGGATTACGATGCCGACCTATGAGTATCACTGTAAAAAGTGTGACCATCACTTCAATCTCATGGTTCGTATTCCCCTTATGGATGCCGCCACATCAGAAGCCTGTCCGTCTTGTAATGAATTTCAGGTGGAGAGAATGTTTCCATCGATTGCACCAACCATAGGGGATGCCGTTCGTCTTGGAATTCGACGCCCTGATGAGGGATTCAAGGATGTTCTTCGGAAGATTCATGCCGCGAATCCTCAGTCCACCATCAAGGACAACAGCAGATACATTTAGCCCAACCACTTATGCCGCGCAAGAAGCACAACACTTCTCAGACATTCATCACTCCGACACCAACTCCCACCGTTCACAAAGAAGCTAAGTGCAAAGTCAAGATAGCAGACCTCAAAGATGTTGTTCCGCTTACAGATAACCAACACATTTTTTTCAACTACTATAGAAAAGGATACTCCGCTTTACTTCTTCATGGTGTTGCAGGATCAGGAAAAACATACATTGCTCTCTACAACGCTTTGAAGGAAGTTCTTGAGAAAGACGGAAAATACAAGAAGGTAGTCATTGTTCGTTCTGCCGTTCCCTCACGGGATATTGGTCACCTTCCGGGTGACGAAAAGGAAAAGAGTGAAGTTTACATGATCCCCTATCAGGATATTTGTAGTTCGCTGTTTCCACGGTTTGTAGATCAAGCATGGGGCCGTCTAACGGAGCAAAAGTGTGTCGAATTCATGATCACTTCTCACGTTAGGGGCTTGACATTGGATGACTGTATCGTTATCGTTGATGAAGCACAGAATATGACAGACATGGAACTCAACTCTGTTATGACCCGTGCTGGCAACAACACGAAGATGATCTTCTGTGGAGACTTCCGACAGACCGATCTATCAAAGCGTAACGATATGTCAGGACTCAAGAAGTTTGTTTCAATCGTGGAGCATATGGACTCATTTCGCATTGTTGAATTTGGCGTAGAAGATATCGTCAGAAGTGCCTTGTGTAAGGAGTACATTATAGCTCGCATGAACTACGAGGATTTACTTACACATTAGAGGTTGTATGTTGCCAGTTCACGAAGTAAACGCAATCCTCGCACCCCATAGGTTGGTGTTAATAGATGGTGGGACGAGAGTAAAGTCAATGGATTTTGAGTTTGGAACCGTGGGTATAGAAGCAGTCTATGAAATGATGTTCCTACATGATGTTTCCCGTGAGCAAGCATTGAAAGACATTGCCATGTTGTTGAATGTGGCTTCACCAGCAAAGAAGTATGATCCACCCAAGAAGGCGAAGCTAAAGAAGGTAACGAATGCATGACCCCATACGAAAAGAGGAAAGAACAAGATAAGATAAGGCACAGAAAAAGAACCCAAAAGAGAAAGGAAAGTGGTCATTGTCTTCGGTGTGGGTGTTTTTTGGAAGGTATTAGTTCTAACACTTCTTGTAATACTTGCCTAAGAAAAAGACAGCAAGACAGAGTAAAGTGGAGAAATCTAACATTCCAAATTTTGGGCGATAGATGTGTTGACTGTGGAACAATTGATAGACGAGTATTTACCATTGACCACCCAGAGGGGGATGGAAAGTATCATCGAAAGGGAAAGCATGTCAACTGGAAGCACTATTATCTGGCGGCACAATCAGGTGATATTTTTCTTGAGATTCGTTGTTACAACTGTCACGCGATCAAAGACTTGAGGCGAGAGCTATAAATAGAAGTGCAGGATGATAGTACAATGCTGAAGGGAAAAGCAGACAAGACGGGGGTTCGAATCCCCCCGCCTCCACTAGCAGGGCCGCAGTACTTTGGGGGCGTCATGGTTTCGATTGGTTGCTAAGTAGACTGAAGACGCTATCCGAAAAGGCGAAGGGCCGTAAGCCCTAGCAAAACTTTAACGGGCAACAACTATAATGCCCTGTCTTTCATGAACGCACTCGTTGCGGCGTAAAGACTGAGAATCGCCCTCTTGGAAACAGAATGGGCAACCCTTCTTGGCATCCTTTATTTGTTACTGGATGCCAAGAAGTTCTCGTTTAGAAGGGGTTGACAAACCATGATTCAGTGACTACCTTTAGAGTATGAACCCTTACACAAGGACTACATGACGTTCAAACTTGCGACGATTATCCTCATGGGCCTGATGCCAAAAACAGCCTCCATGCCTAAAATCAATGAACAAGAATGCCTCGCCAAGAACATTTACTATGAAGCCCCTGATGAATCTTATGAAGGGAAGTTGGCAGTGGCTACCGTAACAATGAATCGGGCAAAGAGCAAGGAGTGGCCCAAGACCGTATGTGGAGTTGTCTATCAGAAGGGACAATTCTCATGGACAGCCAAGCCTTACCCGATCCGCGACATGAAAATCTACAAGGAAGCAATGCGTATTGCACACGAAGTTCTTTTCGAGAATAAGCGTTTACCAACCATTAAGAACGCCATGTTCTTCCACAATATGTCCGTCAAACCAAAATGGAGTTTGACCATGCTTCCAATCCAACAAATTGGGGGTCACATCTTCTATGTCACCGAAGGAACCTAACGAACTTACTGTCGAGTATTTGATCACCCGTCAGTTCAAGACTTCGGAAGAATTCTCTGTCTACATTGAGACAGAAGCCGCAAAGCGCGGCATCAGCAACTATGAAATGATCATTGAGTACTGTGAAGAGCGCAACGTTGAACCCACAGCGGCGGCATCGTTGATCAACCATCGCCTCAAGCAATTGATTCAGGTGGAAGCAGAAAACCTCAATCTCATGAAGAAGAAGTCAGGCAAATTACCCCTCTGAGGACTCTATGGCTCGTATTGAAGATTATGAACCTTTCAAGGTCGCCATCAAGGAAAAAGATCGCAATCTGAAATGGCACAGACGTTTCGTTGAAATGGCTGAGTTGGTGGCTACATGGAGCAAGGACGAAAGTACCAAGGTTGGGTGTGTGATTGTTGGCCCCAACAAAGAAGTGCGTTCCGTAGGATACAACGGGTTTCCTCGCGGGGTTATGGAAACCCCAAAACGTTTGGTGCGTCCTGAGAAGTATCTGTGGACTGAACACTCAGAGCGCAATGCCATTTACAATGCGGCCCGTATGGGTTTATCTCTTGAAGGCTGTACTTTGTATTCTTCTTGGATTCCTTGCATGGATTGTGCTAGAGCCATCATTCAAAGTGGCATTGTTTCAGTCTATGGTAAGCTCAAAGAAGATATCAATGTGGATAAATGGGGTGAACATTTCGCCCACATTAACTCCATGTTTAATGAAGCGGGTGTAGATTTTTACATCATCCCATGAGTCCATTCCAAGCGTATGAAATGTACATGCACATCAAGCTCCATTTCATGTCCGATAGTTATGATGTGCGAAAGTATGGAATGAAGCGCATGACCATGGCATCCTTTGAGAAGGGTACCATAAGATTCAAGTTGTACAAGCTAACTAAGAAATACAGCGATGTACAGCTTCGGGAGTTCTTTATTTCTAACTTTGTGAAGGGAGATAAATACGGGGGTATGTACAGCGCGAGTGCTGATGAGGTACTTTTGGATTGGCAAAAACGCATTCAGGGCTTGACATACCACTACACACAGGATATATTGCATCTACAGGATATGGGTGCCAAAACAGTCTCCGATTTGTGGAATGGAGATAGTCACCCGATGATAGCCAAGGAGTATCTGGGTAAGAGAATTAGTCTGGAAACCATGGTCATACTGGACAAACTATATACCTATCGGCCCGTGGTCGATGCGCGTTTGAAAGATGACTTCATTTGGAAACCGATTTCTAGGCTGATGTACAAGTACGAACCATTTCTCACATTCAGCAAGGAGGACTTTCAGGTGGCAACTGAGAAGGTATTTGGGATCAATGGGTAAAGACCGGAGACACCAAGTGTTCAATGCGAAGAAGCATATCGAACACCCCAAAAAGATTCATGAGGTAGATGAGAAGGACTCTTTTGTGAAGTACAACAAGCAGTATGAGTACGAGCCTGATGATTTAGATGATGATCCTGATGAACCTAGAACATGGTAGTATCAACGTTCACACACCGTCACACACCGTTTACACACCGTTAGAAACAGGAGTTCAGATGTTTACAAGCTTGAGAGAAATGCGCGAGAAGAGCAACGATCTATCAGATTTGGTGAAGAAGATCGAAGATACAACGAAGAAGAATTATGAGAAGGAGGAAGAGGGTGTTTTTTGGAGTCCACCCGCAGACAAGTCCGGTAATGGCATCGCCGTTATCCGTTTCCTCCCCGCCCCGAAGGGCGAAGAAGACGCCTTTGTGCGCCGTTGGGATCATGGGTTTCAGGGGCCGTCAGGCAAGTGGTACATTGAGAATTCTCTGACCACGCTTGGCCCTGACCATAAAGACCCTGTTTCGGAAGATAACAGCCGTCTGTGGTCGTTGGAAAAGGATGGAGAATTCCCGAATGATGAAGGCCCAAACCGTATGCTGGCCAAGAGCCGTAAGCGTCGGTTGAACCACTACTCCAACATCTTGGTCATCAAAGACCCTGCGCGTCCGGAGAACGAGGGTAAGGTATTCTTGTTCAAGTACGGCGTCAAGATTTTCGACAAGATCAAGAATGCTGGAAAGCCCCCGGTTGAGGGTATGGCGAAGTTCAACCCGTTCAATCTGTTCACGGGTGCCAATCTTCAGTTGGTGGTTTGCAACGTGAAGAAGCGTAGGAACTACGACCAGAGCGCATTCTTGCCGTGCAGTGCGGTTGAGGGTACGGATGAAGAGTTGGATGCGATTTGGAGCCAGTGTCGTTCGCTCAAGGATTTCCTTGACCCACGCCACTTCAAGTCCTACGAAGTGCTGAAGAAGCGTTTCGAATACGTCACCAATACTCCCGCAACCCTTGAAGTTCGTAACGAAGGGTTGAAGGCAGAGATGGCACCGGAAATCAAGAGTGAGGAACCGAGAAAGCCAGCGGGTTCCGTACCAGCCGAAGAGCCAGAGGGTGATGAAGAGCCAGAGGATACAGAAGAATACTTCAAGAGTCTCGCTAACAAGGCGTAGACCATGAATGAGAGAAGGGGGAGAAGCCATTTCGGTTTCTCCCCCTTTTCGTTACACGGTGTTCTGTGGAAACAGTATTCGTGATAATCTCTTTTCCTGATATCGCATAAAGCTTGGATGGACAGGTCGAATGAACACCGACTGTCGTTCCTGACGTTGCTGTTGTTGAGCCGCTGGTGCCGGGGGAGCATAGATAATCGGTGCTATGGGAGCCACATGTACTGGCTTCTCCGTAATCCCCTCATCGATACCACCCTTCTCTGCCCCAAGAACACCACCAGCCATAACACCCCCGCGACGATGCGCTCTTGGGGTATAGGTGGTGTGTGGAGCTTGAACCTCTTTCTGACCAATACCACCAACAGTTCTGCCTTGTAGTTTGTCCTGTCCTGAAGCTCGCATTTCCTTGATGGAATTGAAACCCTTGCTCTGGGCCAATTGGTATGCCTGTGTGCCACGTTCCTTGTCCTTCGCCTCAACATCGCGGGTCATCTGGCCAGCTTCCGAATGTTTGTTCCATTCATGGATTCCAAGGCCAAGCGCACCAGCACCAACGGCAACACCAGCGGCAACGGGGGCAACAGCCTTTCCCACAGCCCCGCTAACCGCCCCAAATGCCTTTCCAAGCCACGACCCACCTTCTTCTGGCACTTCGGGAGCTTCAGGCATCTCAAGGGGTGTAGGCTCCGCAACAGACGCCGTAACAGGGGTGGCGACAGGATTCATCTTGGCTTCTTGAGCCAATGCTTCCTCATGAGAGGCGTCCTTGGGCAAATTACGCCAACGTTCCGTAAGATGGGCCTCTGCTTCTGCCGATCCCTTGTCTAGCTTACGCGCCTCATTAATCTTTCGCTGACTTTCATTTTTTGCCTCCATGGTATTAGCAACGTCATGAGACAAGTCCTTGTCTTCAATGCGTCCGGGTGTACGCATGACAGCCCAAGCGTTTGCTTCCCCATGAGCCTTCTCTTTGTCCATAGAGCGATATCGGTCAGTCTCATTGGCGCGATCTTGGGCAATTCCTGTTGAGTGGATGCGCCCCTTGTTATTCTCATCAATATCTAATGCTTCTGCGTGAGCATTCTGAAGCTCTTCAATGCGAGCTTCCTCTTGTTCCTTTTGAACGCGCTCTGCCTTTCCACGGGCCATAGAGCGTTCTCTATCTTCTGCATGTGCATCTTTTTCTGCTTCTACTTTGTCTTCCTGATCTTCTTTTTGAATTACACCCTTATCATAAGCTTTTTCTGCATCTTCTCGCTTGAAGCCGGGAATTGCTTTCATCATTTTCTTAATCGTTTCTTCGCGCCCCCCGTCTACTTCACCCACATCTTCAATACTTTGCTTTCTCTTTCCCTTTCCACTTCCTGTTCCATCCCCGCCACCAACACCACCACCCTTTTCAATAAGCTCATGAATGGCCTTGACTTCTTCAAGGATTTCAGAAGTGACGGTGTCATCACTTTTCGCTTCAATCTCATCCTTTTCTTTCTGTTCCTGATCATTTTGATTCTGTCTTTTTTGATCGTCCTTCTTTGTCTGATTCTCACGCGCTGTCAAAGTTGCTTCTTCAATCTCGTTTTCCTTCTCAATGGCTTGTGCATGAATAGCATCCTTCTCTGCAATTGCATCAAGAATTGTGGGAACTCCCTGCTTCATGGCTTCGTTACGATTTGTGTCCTCTTCAAGGGCTTCTTCATGAACAGACTTCTTTTCTTCTCGTTCCTTGTCTTCCTTAATAGCTTCGCTATGGGCCTTTTCCTTGTCTGTGTCAGCCTTCTGCTTCTGCTTATCTTCATTCTCCGTCTTGTCATCAATATCTTTTAGACGCTGTTGTTTCTTCTCTTCAGCATTCTTAATAGCCTTTTCATCTTCCATGGTCTTATCGAAGGCACTCTTCTCACGGGTTCCCCCAAAGAGAACCTTGAAGTCCTTCATGGTTTCCCTCATGTAAGTACTTGCAATACCCTTGGCACGAACATCCTGAGGCTGAAGCCCAAGGAAATTTCGCGCCAATACTTCTTTCATATTTCGGGGTTGTTCCCTGTGTACAGAAAGATCGCCACCCATTACCTTCAAGGAGTCAAGGTAGGTCTTGAGTTGTTTCTTGACACTTGGATCAGAAACGTTGCTATATGGCTTTTGCAGAATAAGGATAAGTCGCGCCGTCAAGGTGGCCGTTCTCTTATCGAATGCGTTCATGGTTCCAATGTTTCTTGGAACTTGTTCTAGAAGAGTGATTATTTCACTCACCAAATCCGATGCTTCTGCCGCTGTTTCTTTTGAAGCAACACTAGGAAGCAACAATTCTAAACCATGCATGGTGTCCAAGTATTTGTCATTGCGTAGAATGACTCCTTGGATATCCATTTCTGGCTTGATGGGCCGGATAGCTTGCCTGACCTTTGTATTTGGTCTTCGCGGTTTCTGATTTGCCATGAATGCGCCTATTCTTCTTGGTCTGGGTGTTTCTTTTTCCTAAGGTGATCGATAAGCAACCCGATGAAGACTTCTCTTTCCCACGGCATCATACTTTCCAATTCACTGATCGAATACTTGTGCAACTGCATGAGTAAGAAATTGGTCTTGTAGAAATTAGCCGAGTTATCGTGGGAAAGAGTTACACGAAAAAATTGTTGATTCCACCGATGTTTACTACGTTCTCTGTGCCACAACGATCACAAGTGTATTCCTTTTCACACTGAAGTACTGGCATAGTGGAGAAGAACTGCTCAAGTCTGCTATACTGTTCTGGGAGCATGTTGTCGATAAAATCTTTCATTTCTTCAACATTGTCCCGTGTCATCTTGATGACTTCATCTTTGGTGATCATGGTATCCACACATTCTGCAACCACGGCTTCCACATTTGGTGAACTTTCTTCTGTATCACCAAACAACTTCACAAAATGTTCGAAGGTTGGATACTTCATGGTCAAGCGAATCTCTTCATTAACCATTACGGTATTGGTGTGATCCTCTTGTTTTAGGAGCTTGAAATCGTCCACCTTGGTGAAGGTAGTTGATTTGTGACCACACTTTCCACACACCAAGTAATACTCAATCTCTTCACCCACCGACTTCCCACGAATCTCTAGAAAGGCATACTCCACATGGAACATCGGGTGAATATTGGCATCCACCTTTCCATCTGTACAATCTCTTACGATATCTCCGACTGTGCGAATGATCATCTGTCGATCACCAGAATCCTTTGCCATGATCAACAACTTTTCTTCCTTCACCAAGAACGGACGGTAATCAACCACTTCTCCTGTGAACGGGAGAGTCATTTGATATCGCGGCACCTTAACCAATGGTATAGACATACTGTTTCCTTGAAAAATGTTTGTTACCAACTACCACTATTATCACCACCAGAGAACCCACCACCACCACCAAAACGTTCCCAGAACGTTGGTGCCTTAGGGGGCAACTTACATGACTTGAGAAGGACGGGTGGAATCTTCTTTGGCTCTGAAAGCCGAAGAATAGCTTCTTCCTGTGTAACACCACTTATGTTTTGTGGTTTTTTCTGAACGAGTGGTTTCGCCCCTGAATCTCCTGCACCACCAACCAAGATATCTTCCCACCATTTGAAGGTGAGTGTCACGCTTAGACGATGATATCCTTCAGCCCCACTTGCCATGGGCTGTGAATGCAATTCCGTGGGCCACGCCTCTCGCAATCGAACACCGTAAAGCGGTGCTTCTGTGTTGTTCTCTGGATCAGAATAGTGACCTTTCTTTGTTCCTGTCTGCTCGTACTTGGCATTGAAAATGGGCGCAAGGGAGAAGATGTTCACATCACCAATGTAGTTGCTGTAGAATCCAATTTCCTTGGGAGTATCAGCATCTTCATACATAGGATCGATGGCCAAAGCCATCCAATCATCAAAGTAATTCTTGACTTGCCACGAATTATCCACGATGAACTTGAAGGTGATTTGCTTGTTCTTGTAGTCCACATAATGCGCTCTCTGCTCCGTCAACGCCGCAATACGAAGGGAGCGCGTTTCAATACTCTTACCCGGAAATTCTGCTTCCTCACACATCATACCAATCACGTTATCCAAATTAGGAGTAGATGATGAGGGTGGGAAAAACTCAACCAAGAAACGATTGCTTCTTGCAAGAGCATTGTTCCTTGCGAGATTGATGAATTGGCTTAGTTTTGGAATGTAAAGTTCAGACATGTTGAATCCTTAGAGGTAAGCTGAATATTTTGTTTGCTTCATGAATCTCTCAACAGGCAACATAATCGTAGTCTTCCAATCCTCTGGATCAATCTTCTGAAAGTACTGGTTCTTCACATGGCTGTACAAGTACCGCTTAACACAGTGTTCTGCAAACGTTCCCGCATGAGCCTTGAGTACTTCCCAACTTACTCCACCCCCAGACTTCTGGATCAACATGATGGTCTTCAAAAAGGCCATGCGGTCATTGGGGTTCAAATAGTGAAAGTTGACCCCGTGGAATCCGTCATCATTTAGCTTGAACGGAATGACCAATGGAAAGGCATCCCAATGAGGCAATCGCTCTTCATGTTTGGGGTGATAGTAGTACATGAACATTTGGCCAATCTTCACTCCATTCAAACCCGTCCCTAGCCCACTGGTCATCACTCGCTGTGGGTTGATGTTTCGAAGACCCATTCCGAGTTTTCGAATTTGGTCTTGATACCAGCGCACAGAACGTTGGGAGTTGCCTTTTATGGCACTTTCCCTCATATGTACGAAGGGGTTAGGGTTGCTTCTTACTGGCGGCATAGGGGGTTGACAAATGGGGTCTGAGTACATAAATGAAGGTGTAACCGAGTGAACTAATAGCTGTATGGAAGGGGTAAAGACTGCATAATGCTATTTATAGTGCTAGGCAATGAGGTCAAGGTCTTTCTCAGTCACCAACATGAAGTCAAACCCGATAGTCTTGGCATAGGCTGTAGCCGCCTTCCACTTGGCTTTATTCACTCCCCACTGCTTGACTTCGGCAATGAAGTTCCTTGTCTTTCTCTTGGGAATGACAGGCTCCTGAGTAAACCTAAAAGGCTTGACTTCAATAAGGTACTTCTTGATATCGCCTGTACGGGTTTTCAGTTTGATGTAGAAGTCCACGAAGTATCGATGGGTTTGATTATCCAAGGGGCTTCGGTAGAGAACAACGACTTCCTCACTGCCCCACTCCAAAACACTTGCATTTTTATCACACCATGACATAAAACGCACTTCATACGAAGAGCGATAGATGATATTAGACACATCTCCCCTATACTTCTGGGGGTTGCGTGGTTTGAATTTTCCGGTGTAGCAGTCTTTGGTGTACGCCATGAAATACCATATAAATAGGGGTAGTCCCTCTCTTACGAGTATTTATGGCCGAAACAAAATCCGCTGACGATATCTTCAGATCAGCCGCAATCGGAAAAAACGACCCCAAGACAGGTTCGTTCAACATCATCCGTTATCCTATGGATTTGGCATTCAACCAGTATCCACACTACGTCATGTTCTTTGTGAATGTTCGTGTGTCGGATATCAGTGATATGCAAAACTCCCCTGCGGTATCCAACGTGAAGATGGACAACACCAAAATGAATCGTCCCAACACGGAAGGTCAGGGAACGATGGTGGGTATGATTGCTGGTGGGGTGGCTGGTGTGGCAGTAGGAAAGGAAGCGGGAAAACTTGTTGATCAGGTGGGTGGTGGTGCTGGTGGAGCCGCACTTCGTTTGGGGGCGGCTGGCGCATTACTTGGCGCGGCGGGTGGTGCTGTTCTCGCCAATGCTGTGGATCGCTCTCAGGTGCTTCTCAAAGACGTTATTGCCTTGTACATGGCAGGAAAACCCATTGCCAGCTACAGTGCCTCATGGGGAGAAGAAGAGCTTGGCCTGATGGGTGCCTTTGCTGACAGTTCGAATCCTCTGGGGTCTTTGGAGGGAATTGGTGGTATGGGTGCATCTCTTCTGATGAAGGGTGCTGAGAGTAACGGAAGCAAAATCTTTGGCAACGCTGGAAAGGCATTGGAAGGAACGTTGGCCATGACGCCCAACCCCTTCAAGGCACAGTTGTTTAAGGCAATGAAGTTCCGTACTTTTGCTTATGATTATTCATTCCTTCCCAAGGATGATGTGGAATACCTTGCGGTGAGACAGATCATCAACATGTTCAAGCGATATATGCACCCTAGCTTGGGTGGTGGCAAAGCTATTCTCAAGTATCCGGCTGAATTCTCCATCTGCTACTACTACAAAGGTGCGCCCAACCCAGAACTTTTCCGCATTTCGAATTGTGCATTAACCGATATGAGTGTGGAATATGGCGGTTCAGACTTCACTACGTTTCGTGATATGTCTGGTGCGCCCACGGAAATCACCATGAAACTGAAGTTCACTGAACTTGAAATGATGACACAGGAACGCTTTGGCGAGAGAGGCTTCTAATGTCCTATTTTCAGAAGTTCCCTTTGTACATGACCATTGCTGGCCCTATGGGGCCGATAGGGTCTACTTCTAAGATTCAGCGTCAGGTTGTCATCACTGATTTCTTCCGGCGTGTTCGCACGGGAAGAGGATTTGGGGAGATTACGAATGGCGTGGTACCGTATGTGATCAAGGATGGGGAAACCCCTGAGAAGATTGCCCATGAGTTCTATGGGTCTGCCTACTATCATTGGGTGATTCTCCTTGTGAATGATATTGTCAATGTGCGCGAGGAATGGCCCATGGACAACGAAGAGTTCAATGAATACTTGGCTGATAATTATGACAATGTCAATGCGGTTCATCACTATATTGATCCTGCGACATTGTTTGAAGTGGATTCAAATTTTGCTGGTGCTGTCCCTGTAACAGTTATTGAATATGAGGAAGGCATCAATAATGATAAGCGCAACATCAAGATGTTGGATTCTCAATATCTTCAACAATTTGTTTCTATCTTTGACACACTGATCATCAAATAATGGGCAACCCCGCATTCATTCCAAGCTCAAATGTCAATCTTGAGCAGATCAACGAACCCGGAGATTTGATTACCGAAGCCATTGTCATCATGACAGACAAGGGTGAGGCTATCAACATCACCAACTTCGTTATGGAAACCGTGTTGTTTGAGGATATCTTCTCCAACACCATGATGGGACATGTGTATATCAAGGATGCCACCAACCTGATTACCAAAATTCCATTGGTGGGTACTGAGACTATCACTCTCTCATTTCGCACCCCAACATTTACGGATAGTATTCGTAAGACCTTCAAGATTACTTCAATCGATGATCGTATCTTCACAAAGAGCGATGTGGAACAGGGGTATACCATTTCCTTTATGTCGATGGAAGCATTCATCGATAACGTCACCAACCTCACCAAGAAGTTTGTGGGTACGACAGATGAAGTGGTTAAGAAGATTTTCACCGAGTACCTTTCGGTCAAGCGTCTTGTGGGAAGCAGTGATTCATCAAATACTCCTGTGGTCACCAGTGGAAATCCCCATGGGTCTTCCGTATCGTTTGTAGCATGTTCTTGGAGTCCGTTGAAGTGCATCAATTGGGTAGCGCACCGTAGCTTCATCAATTCCACAGAAGCCCCTTCATTTCTTTTTTTCGAAACGAACAAGTCTTTCAGGTTCGCCAGCATCGAAGAGTTGATTGAGAAGCAGAAAACGAAGGGTGGGGTGTTTGCTGAATACACCTATGCACCAACATATTCAGCCAAGACGATCCGGCCCAATAGTAAGTATCTCTATTCGAAGCCAGAACTTACCAAGCAGTACAATATCGTTCGAAACATTGCCCCTTACAGTTACTTCAATGTGCTGGATGGACAGGACTTCGGATACTATGCGGGAACGATGATCACTCAAGATTACATCCTGAAGACTTATCAGGAGTATCCTGTAGACTACTACAATAGCTACAAGGACTTCAAACATTTGGGCGATCCGACCAACCAAAGTTACCCCTCAAAGATGGCGAGAGATACCTCTGTTAAGAACGTAGTGAGAACCAAAGCATACAAGCTTCACAACGATCAAGATGATCCCATGTACGAGAAGTGGATGATTCAGCGCAACTCATTGCTCTTTGAAGCGACGAAGTTTCACATTGAGATTGAAGTCCCCGGACGAACAGACATTGAGGTTGGTGTCTTGATTGATTTCTTGTATCCCAAGGCTATTGATAAGAACGATGTGTCGCAGGAAGAGAATGCCCTTGACCCATTCATCTCAGGGTTGTATCTAGTGACGGCTATTCGTCATTCGTTTAAGTTGAATAAGCATACGATGTTTTTGGAAATGATGAAGGACTCCTTCAAGAATCCGGTGTAACATGGCCAATTTCTTTGACAATGGTGGTTTCTTTTGGTGGACAGGTGTAGTAGAGGATCGACAAGACCCTCTACAGCTTGGCCGTTGCAAGGTGCGTATCGTGGGGTATCATGATTCGGACAAAACCATTCTCCCAACAGATGATTTACCGTGGGCATCCATGGTACAACCGATTACGTCTGCGGCTATGACAGGTATTGGAACAACCCCATTAGGGCCAGTAGAAGGCACATGGGTACTTGGATTCTTTGCTGACGGAAAGGACAATCAGGAACCTATGGTTATTGGTACCTTGGCTGGTATCCCTCAAACTGCATACTACGATTCTATTCCACCTACTCAAGGATTTCAAGACCCGAAAAAGGTTTATCCGATTACGGAACTCTTGGATGAGCCTGATACTAACCGTTTGGCAAGAGGGGTTCGTTCCCCATTTGTCGATGAGAAAGATGCGAAACGATCAACTGCTATCGCTCTCTCACGGGATCAAGGAACATGGGATGAACCGAAAAGTCCATATGCCGCTACCTACCCCTTTAATCATGTACATGCTACAGAATCCGGACACGTTCAGGAATTCGATGACACTCCGGATGCTGAACGAATACATTCATTTCATAGCACCGGAACTTTTACAGAAGTTGATCGAAATGGAACCAGAGTCACACGAATAATCGGTGACAACTATGAAGTACTAGAACGCAATGGTTTCCTCTATATCAAGGGGAAGATGAACGTTACTGTTGACGGAAGCTGTAACATCTACGTTAAGAACAACTGTAATTTGCAAGTTGATGGTTCGATGAACACTGATGTACACAAAGATTACACGCTGAATGTGGCTGGTAAAGTCAATGTGACAGCGGGTGGAGATATTTTGGTGAAGAGTAAAGCTGGTGTCAAGGTGCAGGGGTTAACCTTGGATGCCAAGTCACAAACGTCTGTTCACTTGGAAGCTGGAACCACCATGGGGTTCAAAGCACAGGCCGCTATCTATTTTGAAACGATTGCTACCTTTGCGGTCAAGGCTATTACAGCGGCCATGGACGCCATTTTCCAACAGAAGAATTTGACCATTTCCGTTGCGGCTATCGCTACGGCGGCTGGTGCAAAGGCGGCAGTCGGTGTTGTATCAGAGCCAGTAGTTCCAAATCCTGTTCCCAAGGCATCCCCAACAGAACCCTCCTTCCCAGACCTTGGATTTGTACTTTCTGCGGCCCAGAAGAAAGCCTTTAAGATTGAGGCGTTCAAAGCACAAGCCGCCGCTAATGATAAGAAAATGCAACCAGCCGGAAGACAAGTGGCTCAAGAATATGCCAACTTGAAGAACGAAGAGTTGACAAGCAATGCTGTAGTGTCTGCTCCGGTGAAGCCGGATGATGGAGCCACGGAGAATACCCCCAAGGACTTCCTTTGTTCTGTGGGGTTGAGGGTAGTTGAAATGGCTAAAAAGGATATCGGTATTTTGGAAACGGGTACACCCCCCGGAAAGAATTACGGTGGTAAGGCTGGTGGTGGCGCACTTCCTGAAGGTGTCTTTGGGCGTATTGATGAAATGTGTGCGACGGCTGGTTTGGATAACAAGGCTGAAGTCAAACGTAAGGGCGAGGGTTACTACTGGTGTGCCTCTGCGGTTACCGCATGGTGGAAGGCCGCTGGTTTGCCTGTTCCAAGTGGTTCAGCTTCATGTAAGAATTGGGAATCGTGGGGAAGATCGAAAGGGTACTTTTCACAGACTCCCAAGGTCGGTGCGGCAGTTCTCTATGGCCCACCCGGAGCCGCCCACCACATTGGTATTGTGTCAGCCGTAGATAAGAATGGTAAGATTACCACCATTGAAGGTAACACTTCAGGGGGTGGATTTAATCGTAATGGTTGTGGTGTTTTTTACAAAACCCCTCGTTCATACATTGGGTTTATCATTCCACCCCCATGTGCTTAACGCATAAATATCCTTATGGCAAAACTTACCCCTTATCGACTCTATAAAGACCTTGACTTAAACTTCTTTTTGCATCCGGATACCCACGATGTAACGAAGACGTTGGATGTCAATGCGGTTAAGCAATCGGTCATGTTGTTGATCAATACCTACTTCGGTGAGCGTCTATTTCACCCTGAGGATGGATCACCACTGCCCCGATTGCTCTTTGAACCTATTGATCCTATTACCACTGAAGTCTTGAAACGTTCCATTGAACAAGTCCTTCAGAATCATGAGCCACGGGTGACATTAGATTTACTTGAGGTAACCCCAAAAGAAGAAGATAATGCGTACTTCATCTATCTTCAGGTGAACATTATTGGCATTCCAACACCTGTCACATTTTCCTTCACATTGCAGAGATTACGCTAATGTCAGACCTACGAGTTACTGAACTTGATTTCGAAACAATCAAGACGAACCTAAAGAACTTCATGAAAGCACAGTCCGAGTTTATGGACTATGATTTTGATGGTTCCGGTTTGAATGTGTTGATTGATGTGCTGGCTTATAATACCCACTACAATGCAATCTTGGCTCATCTTATGTCCAATGAGATGTTCATTGACACAGCCATTAAGCGTTCTTCAGTAGTTTCCATTGCCAAGACGATGGGGTACATCCCTCGTTCCTTCTCCGCTTCACGCACCACGGTTGCCCTAACAGTTCCCACCCCCACATCATCCCCTGTAACTGTTGATACAACGACTAAGTTTTCGGCAACAAACAACGGAACCCCCTTCACGTTCAACGTGGAGCAAGCAGTTACAGTAACCCCAGACGCCATTACGGGTGGGTATCTCGCCACATTTCCGTCTGTGAGTCTTGTTGAGGGTACTCGCCTTCAGAACGCATTCACAGTTTCAGCGGATAACACACAGGGGCCATTCGTTATTCCGGTGGTCAATGTTGACCTATCCACTCTTCGGGTGGTAATCAAGACTGCAATAAACGTTGAAGAATACACTGTCTTCACCCGTTCCCTAACAGTCATTGATGTGATTGACACCAGCAAGGTTTTCTGGGTTGAAGAAAATTCAGAAGGCAAGTATCAGATCATCTTTGGGGACGGGGTCATCGGACAGGAGTTGGTTGTCGGTAATATTGTCACCTTGTACTACATTGGATGTAATGGTAGTGCGTCAAACGGAATCAGAACCTTCACTTTGAGTGGAACGATTGCTGGTACATCAGCCGTTGGTATCACTACGGTTGATGTGGCTGGTGCTGGTGCAGAGAAGGAAACCATTGACAGCATTCGCTTCAATGCCCCCAAGTACAACAGCACACGCAATCGCGCTGTCACCACTCAAGATTACAAAGCGTTGATTCTTGCGGATTCCAATATCAACTATAAGGCAAACGCCATTGCAGTCTGGGGTGGAGAAGAAAACATCCCTCCTGTTTATGGTAAGGTATTCATCACCATTGATCCATCTAATGAGTATTACATTACGGATACAGACAAGAAGTACATCATCGACAAGATTTTACGTCCACGCAGTGTCATGTCTATTCAACATGAATTTGTTGATCCAGAGTTCATCTATCTTGGATTTGATGTGGTCATTTCCTACAATGCCAATCTCACCAACCTTTCATCAACCGAATTGACAGCGTTGGCCCATAGCCGAATTACCGAGTTCTTTGCAACGAATCTTTCCACCCTTGACAAAACATTCTTCTTCTCACAGTTGGTGGATGTAATTACTGGTATCAATCCAACCATTTTGGGTGTCTTGGTGAACATGCGAATTCAGAATCGTGTGACGAAGAACGCATCTTTCAACACCACGAAGAACCTTAGATTCTTGGCCTCTTTGGAACCGGATAGTATTTCAAGTACCGTGTTTGTATCACTGGTTAATGGCATTTCATATAACGCCTATATCAAGGATTTTCATGATGGGGTCATTGAGAGTTTTACAGGAACAGGAACCTTGAAGCTTTTGGAGTATGGAACGAACATTGTGTTGGTTCCTAATTTGGGAACCGTAAACTACAAGACAGGAATTATGAGTTTTTCAGATTTGAACATCACTTCATACCTTGGAAATATCACCGATGTGCGAATAAACGCTGTTCCTCAGAGCTTGTCAAAAAACATTTCCCCAAGCGTAATTTCTGCGACTGAGCAATCCACCAGTGCGGTGTTTCCTGCTCCCGCCAAGAACATCATCATCGAATTGGATGATAGCGAAATCAATGTGGCCATCGGTTTGAACGCCGGATTAAACATTACTTCTATTCCATTCTCTGAACTCTAATGTCATTCCGTCATAAGCTTCATCACTTCATTTCAGGACAGGTACCCGAATACGTTCGGGACAACTACCCTGTCTTCGTGTCATTCATTCAATCCTATTATCTGTTTCTAGAAGAATCAGATGAGGCGAATGATGTGTTGCTCAACACAGACACATGGACAGATATTGATAATACGCTTGACGCCTTCATTCCTGAATTTCAAAAGCAGTACATCATCGACATTCCCCAATCAACATTGGTGGATATCAAGAGGTTGATTAAGTTTATCAGTGAATTCTATGAAGCCAAGGGGTCTGAAAATGCCTCTGAGTTGTTCTTCCGCTTCATGTTCAATGATCAGGCCACGATCAAGTATCCGGGTGATTATCGCTTAGTAGCGTCTGGTGGTAACTGGAAACAGAAGAAGAGCCTGAAGGTTGATACTACCAACTTTCCTAACGCTCTCCACAGTCCTTTTGATATGATTGGTCGAAAGATCATCATTCAATACACTGTCTATGAAGAAGGCGTGGGAAATACGTTGCACACCATTCCACTAGCCTGTTTGGATGTGGTGCAACTTTCTGCACCAAACATCTTCAGACTAGATGTGGAAATGAACGGTGATGTAATCTTTCCTGATAATGCTATTGAGCCTGACCCTTCGGAAGACCTTGCCACAGAAACGATTTATGACAGTCACCTATATGTGAAAATGAACTTAGCACCAGTTGGTGACAATGAAAATTGGGATACCTGTGGTATTCTTTCAAAGCAGTTGGTAAGTGTCAAGTCAATTGATGTTGGTGGCACAAACTTCAGAGTTGGAGAGGCGTTCTACGTCAATGAAGGTGGAACTACAGGTGAGTACTTCGAATACGACATTGGGATTCCTGCCGATTGGTATACGGTCAACATCGTGGGTGAATACGCATATGTCACCCCATCATTGGAATTGAACAACGCTATCATTCGTGTGAGAAATATCATTTCAGAAAATGTTTCCCCATACTTTGCCCAGAGTTATACGCTTGATATGTTTGACACTTACACTGTCATGTCAAGAAATAATCAGATTCGTCACATTCAAATTGTCACCACGGGTCAACGATTCTCTGTTAGGGAATACTTTGAACCACAATATTTTGTCATTCATAGCAATCCATCTGATGATTACATGGAGATTCCAACCCCATCGTGGTTGACCTACACTTTTCCGAAGGAATTGTTGATCAATCACCGTCCGGTGAACGAAGTCGTGTTTGACTTTCAATCGTACAGCGGTGGAAATACGGCTTCTGTAACGTTCAATACTGGTTATCTATACATTGAGCCGGGGCGTTATGTAGAGAGCTTCAGCTTGCTGTCAGAAATCAACAAGTTGCAAGACAACTTCTTCTATCAGCCATACTCCTATATGGTGCATAGTCACCATGGGCTTGACGAGTGGAAGGATTCATTCAGCAAGACAAACCACCCCGCTGGCTTTATTCTTTTTGCGAATTTGAACATTGAGGAAGATACACCATTGGATGTTGGTGTTACATCAATTGAAGAGGTTTTGGAAACAGTCATGGTAAGTCCAACACCAACCCCATCAATAACCCCGAGTGTTAGCATCGGGTGGTCGCCATCAGTAACACCGAGTGCTACCCCAAGTGCTAGTGTTGGATGGTCGCCGTCTGCTACTCCGTCGTTGACGGCCACACCTTTTGTAACACCATCAAATACTCCAAGCTCAAGTGTTGGATGGTCACCATCAGTGACCCCAACAGTGACACCGTCACGCACACCGTCACCAACTCCGTCACATACACCATCAAAAACACCATCTGTGACACCGTCAGCTACCCCAAGTGCTAGTGTTGGGTGGTCACCGTCTGTGACACCAACAAACACCGTGACCCCATCAATCACCCCGTCTATTACGCGAACACCATCTATCACACCTTCAGTGACACCAACGCCTACCGTGACACCATCAGTCACGCGAACACCTTCGGTAACTCCAACACGAACACCAACGGTAACACCGTCTGTGACTCCGTCGTTGACTCCAACACCATCACAAAACTAGTATAAATAGTCTCATATCCTAACACAATCATATGCCTACATCACCGACGTTAATCAAGCTAAAGACAGAGGCGGCTCGTTCCTTCCTTCGGGATGTAACGAACGAAAATGATGTTTTCCATATCTTTTTTGGAAAAACTGAACATTGGCCAGATGACAATAACCCACCAACGGTTGTTGACACACGGGAAGCTGATGCTGAAGCTCATCGGGAAATGCTTGCCGTCAAGAGAATTGGGGCAAATGATGTGGTATTTTTGATTCCTAAGGTGTTGTGGGAAACGGGAACAACCTATGATCGGTACAGTGACGATGAAGACCTCTCAACACTGAATTTCTATGTGTACAATGAGGATAACTATTGCATCTACAAGTGCTTGAATCGCCAAGATTACGTCGATGGGACAGCCCCCGTCCCCTCAACGATCAAGCCAGCCGACGCTACAGGAACAGAAAAGTTTAGAACGTCCGATGGGTATTGGTGGAAGATGGTGTACCTGATTCCCGAAACAGATAGGGAAAAATTCGTTGATTCAAATAACACATCTTCGTATCTTCCCATTCGTTTCATTCCATCAAATGTTCAGTTTGATGTGATGGGACATATTAAAGATGTCACAATCAACAATTCTGGTAGTGGTTATACCACTCCACCGAATGTTGTGATTACTGGTGACGGAACAGGAGCATATGCCACATCCACTATCAATACCTATGGTGAAGTGAATGGTATTCAAGTGATCCAAGAGGGTCATGGATATTCCTTTGCATTCATCACATTGATTAGCGACAGCGGAACAGATTGTGTAGCTACTGCCAATCTTGAGCCTGACGGCCCAATTCCAGAAGACCCCAATGTAATGGTTTCCGCTACAGCACAAGCAACAGCGGGAGCAATTGAGTTTATCGATATTCTTGATGGTGGTCAGAATTACTCAGCCGATTCGCAGTTTGCAGTCGAGGGTGACGGGTCTGGGGCTACACTGATTGTGGTGATTAACGATTCAGGAGAAATTGAAAGCATATCAACAAGCAACATGGGTAAGGGTTATACCTATGCCTCTATCGTTTCAACAGGCTCCGGAGAAAATGCTGTTCTTAGATCCATCATCAGCCCCATTTGGGGACATGGTGGAAACGTCCCAACTGAGTTACTGGCGTCTGTTGTGGGTATCGTGGTAGAAGTGGAAACACCATTCACCCCGCCAACCCCAGAAGGCGACTTCTTTCATGGGAATGATTTCAGACAGATTGGTGTGGTCAAGAACATTAGAGCATACGGCGTGTATGGAAACGTGTTTACCGAAACAACAGGAGATTCTTGTTACAAGATCACTGTTACCGACATAGCCAACTACAACATCGATGATATTATCGTTTCAGATACGGGTGGTCGTTTTGTAGTAGTTGAAAAGAACCCCTACCCAGAAACAGCGGTGGTTAAATTGTTACCGATTTCTGATCATATTACGGTTAATAGTGTGTTGGCCAATGAAACTACATCATCTATTCCGGGGCCATATCTTGCAACAATCGTTTCTCTGGTGGCCCCAGAAATCAATAAGAAGACGGGTGACATTATCTACCTCAAGAATACGTCCCCCTATTTGCGTCAGTTGTATCAAACCGAATCTGTGAAACTCTATCTTCAATTCTAAAAGCCCATGAACATCAATACCTTTCCTTATTACGACGATTTTGTTGCGAACAAGAAGTTCTATGAAATCTTGTTCAAGCCGGGATATTCGGTACAGGCGCGTGAGCTAACCCAATTGCAAACGATGCTCCAAAACCAGATCAAAAAGTTTGGAGATACGATTTACAAGCAGGGTTCTATCATCACGGGTTGTGCTGAATCACATAACTTCAAGACTCCCTATGTGAAGATTGAGGACATTGATACTTCCGTCTACCCATTGTCGTACTATGAGGGGATGACCGTCACGGCCCCCAATGGTGTGAGTGCTATCATCAAGAAGACGTTTGCGGGAACAGAAGCTCAAAACCCAAACCTCAACACACTTTATCTCCATTACACATCCAACAACGTGACCGATCCTGACCCGTTGTTGGTCAATACCATTTCGATCTTCTCTGCTTTTGATGTGTTGACGGTCACTGGAAACAACTCTGGTGTTAGTTCGTTTAAGGTAACTGGTGTAGCCCCAACAGGAGAGGGTTCGCTCTTCTCCTTGAATGATGGTATTGTGTATGTGAACGGACGTTTCCTTGTACACAGCAATCAGACGATCATCGTGGATCGTTATTCCAGCACCCCCACCCAGAAGATCGGCTTCCGTGTTGTGGAAGAGATTGTTACCAGCGTTGATGATGCCACACTAAACGATCCTGCACAGGGTGCATACAACTTTAATGCTCCGGGTGCAGATCGATACAAGATTGTCACTGAATTGGTTTCGTATGGTGTCTTGGACCAGAAGCCAACAGACTTCTTCTTGCTCTTTGAGGTTGAGGCTGGTGCCATCAAGCGTCGATATGATAAGACTCAGTACTCAGAATTGAGTCGTGAGTTTGCTACGCGCACCTATGACGAATCCGGTGATTACACCGTCCGTCCATTCCCCATCATTGTCAACGAACATCTTTTGAAAGGAACGAACCACGGCAAGTACACCAACTCCACATCACCTGTTGGTGATGCCAGCAAGCTTGTTGTTGGGGTAGAACCCGGAAAGGCGTATGTGCGTGGTTATGAGCAGGAGCTTTTCTCATCGGAATTCCTTGAGATTAGCAAGAGTCTTGATGCCGACATTCTCCAAAATCAGGCCATCAGCACTTTCTTTGGCAACTACATTTTGGTAAATAATGTGGTTGGTTCGTGGCGTTTGAACACCGACACTAAGGTGAGCATTCGAAATGCGTCTTGTGGTGGTTCGTACCCCACCCCATCTGTCGGTGGATCAGAAATTGGTACAGCGCGAATACGAAACATTCAATACGACAATGGTACCATTGGCACGGCTGGTGCTGTCTATCGCTTGTATCTTCATGACGTTGTGTTTACATCAGGTGGCGTGGCGAGCATCGGTTCATTCTTCTTGGATGAAACCAATGACAGTTTTGCCAATGTCTCCGGAACCCCCGCCTTTATTGACACAAAGTTTGTTGCCCCCATCTTTTCGTTGACACATAAGAGTGTAAAGACACTCTCAGACTCTTCATATGTCTACAAGAAGACCTTCTCAGAACAGGCTGTGGACGGAACAGGAAAATTGTCTGTTACCCTTTCTGGGGATGAAGAGTGGGCATTTAGTGCAGTTAGCGACACCATTCTTGACGAGAACCTTCGTGTTACATTGGTTCAGGCTGGAACAGGTCTTGGGGCCACAGGAAAGACCTTTGATCTTGCCACTGCCTTTGTTACTCGCGTAGATGCACAAACACTGGACATTGATTTGAATGCCTCAACAGGGGGATCACCAACTGTTGATGTAATGGTTACTGTTAGAAAGAATGCGGCCACATGCAATCAGAAGACGTTGAAGACAAGCCGCTATGTGAAGATTCAAGCATCTGGGGAAGGCCCATTCTGTTTGGGGTTGCACGATGTTATCTCCATTGAGAAGATTTGGGCGGCACCAAGTGGCACAGCATACCCCACATCAGACCCCCCGATTGATGATCCGGATTGGAATGATGTAACCTCATGGTTTGACTTGAATAACGGTCAGACTGATACGGTGTATGATCTAGCATCCATTGCAAAGAACAACGCAGAAACAATCACAGGTTTGTGGTTGATTGTCAAACTTGACTTCTTCTATCATTCATCAAGTAGTGGATTTTACTCTGTCAAGTCATATCCACTACCAGTACAGGGTGTTGCCCCATCATCATCACAAATTGAATGGCACGATATTCCTACCTACACGACAACGTCTGGGATCACGTTCAGTCTTCGTGATGTATTGGATTTCCGTTCAACGGCGAACAACACATCCACCCCCGATCCGACAACGATTGCGTTGGCCACAATCAATCCTTCCTCAACAGTAACCTTTGGTGCTGGTGCAACATCACCATCCCCATCGGATACATTCATTACAGATATCACCTATAATCTGTCACGCATAGATCGTGTGATTTTGGATAGCGCGGGAACATTTACCACTGTTACTGGCATTCCTTCGGAACATCCGATCACCCCACGACAGGCCGATAATGCTATGACGTTGGCTATTGTGAGAATTCCAGCCTTCCCGTCTTTGTCGCCATACTATGCGCGTCAGGCGGGTAAGCCAGAATATGCAACCACAATCACCTTTGTAGACAACAGCCGATTCACCATGCGTGATATTGGTTCCATCCAGCGTCGAGTAGAACGTTTGGAGAAGTATGCTTCTCTTTCAGTATTGGAACAGCAAGCCGCTTCAATGTTGATTCCTGACATTGGTGGAAATGACCGTTTCAAGAACGGTATCATGGTTGATCCGTTGATCGGTCATAACGTCGGTAATGTATACAACCCAGATTACGCTTGTTCAATTGCACGGGGAGAGGCACGACCTTTCTTCAATCTGGATAACGTGTTCATGGAATTTGACGATGCCTCTTCTGGGGTTGTTCGCAAGTCCAATGACAAGACAGTTGTTGTTCAACAGCCGTTGATTGGTTCATACTCCTTTGTGGAGGGTGAAGCAATTACTTGTAATGGTGGTGGTACCGCAACCATTCGCTATTTCTCATTGATCGTTTCCAACGCTGAATATCGTTGGCTTCGTGTCTATTTGGAAGAGGCATCTGGTGTTATCACTACAGGAAATGTAATCACGGGTACGAACAGCGGAGCTATTGGTACTATTCCTTCAGTTGCACCGACAGTTGGATCAACAGTATTTCCCCCAATGGTTACCATCCCATCAGACGGAACATTGGTTACACTCCCATACACACATGTTGTGTACACGGATGGCCCATACGCCACCAAGTCTCGCAATTGTTCAAGTCAAATCCTCTTCTCTTTTGAAGGCTCTATGGAGCTTTCACCGAGTAGCGACGAATGGCCTGATACCTCTGTTCAGCCTGAAATCCTGTACAACACTAACGGTATTTCAGACAATTGGGTTTCCATGATTACCGCTTGGGGTACACAGTGGGAAAATTGGAAGACTCTATGGCAGAAGTTTGATTCAAACATCGATCAGTCAAGTGATGGGGCAATTGATCCCTCAATTCTCACAACCTCACAACGTCAGTTGCGTGATGGTATTGCGTTGAGTCTTGAAGAAAGCAAAACCGCCAATGTGATCCCTTACATGAGAAGCGTGGTTGTTACCTTCACGGCTACCCGTTTGAAGGCATATACCACCGTCTTCCCATTCTTTGATGGGGTTGATGTGTCGGCTCATTGCAAGATGAGTTCTTCAGATATCTATGGAACCACCATTGCCACAGATGCTTTTGGTTCTGTTACGGGTCAATTCCGTATCCCGGCGCAAACGTTCATGTCAGGAAGTAAGAATTTCATCCTTTCTGATATTAGCAGTGATCCATTCTCACCGAGTGCTACCACGATGGCGTATGCTTCTTATACATCAAGTGGTGATCGGGTATTTGATGAGAACACCATTCTCAGCACCCAGAAGCCAGAAACAACCTTTGATTTCCAGCGTACCACACAGAATACCGCAGTGGAACGTCAGGTTACAACTAGCACATCTTTGAGTCAAACGGTTGATCCCATTGCTCAAACGTTCTTCGTGAGCAATAGTGATGGTGGTGTGGTTCTTACAAAAATTGGTGTGTTCTTCCAAACCAAGTCTCTGGTTTCTCCCATCACATTACAGTTGAGAGAGACAAAGAATGGCTATCCTACGGAGAACATTATTCCGTATAGCACAGTTACCTTGCTTCCAGAAGAAGTGAATACTTCAGAAGATGGTTCTGGGGTTACTGAGTTTGTCTTCCCTTCACCTGTCTACTTGAAGAACAATACCGAGTACGCTTTTGTATTGCTTCCCACAGGAAATGATACAGGCTATAACGTATGGGTGGGTGAACTTGGACAGTTGGAAATTGGAACAACCAACATCATCGACAAACAACCAAACGCTGGTATCCTCTATGTCTCTGGAAACAACAGAACATGGACACAGTTCATCAACGAAGACATGAAGTTCGTGGCCTTTGCCGCAAACTTCACTGGTACAGGAACCATTATTCTTCGCAACAGCCCCATCGAATACATGACATTTTCTAACATGTCTGATGTATTCTATCCGGGTGATGTGATAATTGGTTCTGGGGCTGGCGTAGGTACAGGAACGATTCAGTACTTCAACTATGAAACCAACGAAGCTCAAGTGCTTCTCACTTCTGGATACTTTGATGCATCGGATGCAATCACCTGTACCCGTTCAATTTTGCTTCCAGATTTGACTGCAACAACCACACAAAATGTGAAGGCTGTTGATGCTATTTCTCCAACGCTTTCATACCTTGATTTCAATAACACCAACATCGATTGGTCGTACATGTTGTACAAGTACGATGAAACACCATTCAGTTCTTACTCAGGATTGGCAGTTAACGGAACAACTGAATTCCTTGTCCCAATGGCTGTTTTCTCTCATTCGAAGTTCAACGTATCATTCATGATGGAAGCTACCTTGACAACAGATGCCGCTAACATTTCCCCAATTGTGGATTTGGAAAAGGTGGGTTGTGTTATCATCGGAAATTCTATCAACAATGACACAACAGGTGAAACTGGTAACGGAGGGTCTGCCCTTTCTCGCTACATTTCCCGCACGGTCATCCTTGATGACGGGCAGGAAGCTGAAGATTTACGGGTCTACCTATCATCCTACACCCCGTCAGGATCAAGCATTGCAGTATATGCAAAACTCCTAAATTCAACGGATAATGTTTTCTTTGGTGATCGTCCATGGACACCTATGACGGAGCATGTGGTCAGTGGAACGGGGGATTTTAGTGAGAAATACTACACCCTTCCAGACACAGGTTCTACCTCAGAGGCGGGTGGGTTGTCTTCCTATGTCTATAAATACACCACAGATACCGTGTTGTATACGGGATTCAAGACATTTGCCATTAAGATTGTGTTCCTTTCCAGCGACACTACACGGGTGCCAAAGGTTAGGGATATGCGTACCATTGCTCTACAGGCATAACCATGGAACATAACTTTAGGCGGGATTCAGAAACACAGGCTTTGATCAGCCAAAGTGTGGTTGAGCTTGATGCTTACAAAAAGCGCAAGACTCAGATGCTTAAAGTGGACACTATTGCAGAAGACATAAATAACCTCAAAGGCGAACTAGAAGAGATAAAGACTCTTCTTCGACAACTAATCAACAAGGAATAAGCAATGCCAATTTCACCCGTTTATCTACTTCGAAGCGCGAAGGGTAGCCCACTAACTAATGATGAGGTTGATGGTACCTTTGAGTATTTGAAGGATGCCATTGACGGTATTGATGTTACAGTTACCGCCAATACATTCACCAATTCGGCTGAGTTGGCCGCACTTTTGAGTGATGAAACAGGATCGGGAAAGGTTGTCTTTTCTGATTCCCCTGTCTTCACAACGGGTGTGTACTGTACAGGCGCAATTTTCGCCGTCTTCAATACCGTTGCCACCACCATTAACTTTGCTGGTGCGGCAACTACCCTGACTATCGGTGCTAATGGGTGTGCGACCACACTTCAAGGTACCTTGAGTGTCATTGGGGATGTAATTGCTTACGCAACCTCTGATATCAGCATGAAGCACAACATTCGGGTCATTCCTCAGGCTTTGGTAAAGGTTATGGCTCTCCGTGGTGTGACATGGGATTGGAATGAGGATGTGCGAGCAGACCTGAAGAAGAGTCCAACCACTGGTGTTATTGCACAGGATGTGGAAAAGGTTCTTCCAGAAGTTGTGGCCACCCGTGAGGATGGTACAAAGGCTGTGAACTATGAACACATGATTGGGTTGCTCATCGAAGCCATCCGAGAGTTGAACGACAAAATTGATCGTCTATAAAAGGATACCCAGATGACTTTACCAGCCAGTGGGCAAATTACCATCAATCAAATCCGTCTAGAAATGGGTTTGTCTGGTGGAAATTATTCCCTGAAGGACTTGTCAACCATAGGTATCAATCCATGCAGTGCATTCAGACCAGACGGATTGGCACCATATTCAATGTCCAAGTTCTACAACTACAATCATAGCGCAGTGTGTCCTTCGGTCACCCCGTCTGTCACACCGACAAACGCTGTTGCATCGTCACCATCTGTGACTCCGTCTGTCACACCATCGATCACACCATCGATCACACCGTCAACATCTATTGGTGCGCCACCCCCATCAGTGACGCCGTCAATCACCCGTACTCCGTCAGTAACGCCGTCAAGAACACCTTCGGCATCTGCTGGTGCGCCACCACCTTCGGAGTCAGTATCATTGACGCCGTCAGTGACCCCGTTAATCACGTCGTCAGTGACCCCGTCAATCACGCCGTCAGTGACCCCGTCAGTCACACCATCAGTGACCCCGTCCTCAACACCAGCACCTTCGGCTGTTAACTGTAGTGTAAGTAGCGTTTCTTACGGTCATTTGGCTGGTTGTGCCTCAGTCTTTACTGGTTCAGAAGGATTATTGCATCATGCAAGTGATGGAACGTGGTATGCTGACGTTTCCGATTGTAGTAACCCCGCAAATGGAACATACTGGATTACTGCTGGAACGGGAAATCTACCATCCGGATATTATTCCTGTAGTGGTGGAGATTGTACATTCACTTCTTGCTAACCGTATAAATACCGCTACAACAGTTTAACTCTTTGAGAGGTTTCTAGTGAAAAATTTGATCTATGTGCAGATCGCGGCCTACCGTGATCCTGAATTGGTTCCAACCCTTCGTGATTGTTTCAAACATGCAAAGTACCCCGAAAACTTGCGTATTCATGTGGCATGGCAACATGCACAAGAGGATGAATGGGATACCCTTGAGGAATTCAAGAACCACCCTCAGGTAAAGATCATCGACATTGACTACAAAAACGCAAGGGGGGTATGTTGGGCAAGACATTTGCTCAACCTTCAATACAATGATGAGGAATTCATGCTTCAACTGGATTCCCACCACCGCTTCACCCAAGATTGGGATGAACAACTCTTCACGATGTTCAAAGGATTACAGGACAAGGGCTACGCAAAGCCCTTGATCACTGCCTATCTCCCAAGCTATAACCCCAAACATGATCCAGAAGGTCGCGTTACTTCTCCGTGGATTACAACCTTTGACAGGTTCTCCCCGGATGGTAACGTACATTTTGCACCCCATACATTAGATGATTGGAGGGATCGTCCAGACCCGATTTTTGCTCGATTCGTTTCTGGTCACTTCATTTTCACCTTCGGAAAGTTCTGTCGAGAAGTCGAATATGACTCATCCTACTACTTCCACGGGGAAGAAATCAATCTCTCTGTCCGTGCCTATCTTGCCGGATATGACTTGTTTCACCCTAATACGGTTATCGTATGGCATGAGTATACACGCTCCGATAAGAAGAAGCATTGGGACGATCATACTGATTGGAACGTCCTTAACGACAACTCCCACGCTCACAATAGACAGCTACTTGGTGTCGATGGGGTAGTCCAGCCGCGCTTGATCGGAAGATCACGACAGTTAGAGGACTATGAGCGTTATGCGGGTATTCAATTCAGGACGCGCAAGGTGCATCGCAAAACGATTGACAAGGAAAATCCCCCGATTTCTAATGCCGATGATCCGACGTATGAAGAGAAGTTGTGCAGTTATCGCAAGTATTGCATCGACTTGTACAAAGGTTCCTTCCCAGAAGGAAGCTATACCGTGTGGGTTATTGCGTTCAAAGATGCTGATGGAAACGAATTGTACCGAGAAGACGCAAGCCCCAATGAGATTAAACGTTTGATGACTGAAATGGTGGATGATAAATTCGCCCATGTGTGGCGTAGTTTTTACTCCGATGCAGTGCCGACTAAATACATCGTATGGCCAGCCACCGAAGAGAAGGGTTGGCTCCCAATTATTGAAGGTTCATTAGTGACCAAGTGAGGGTAACATGAGTACCATCTACATTCATCTTCCTGCCTATCGTGATCCAGAACTTGTACCAACCATTAAGGATGCATTGGCCAAAGCCAAGAATCCTGAGAATCTCCGGTTTGGTATTTGTCATCAGTATCACCCAGATGATACGTTCGATAACCTTGATGAATTCAAAGACGATTCACGCTTCAAAATTGACCGCATTTTGTATTCGGATGCCAAAGGTTTGCCATATGCAAGACAGCGCATCAATGACATGATCACTGATGAAACCTACATTTTACAATTGGATTCTCACCACAGGTTTGCAGAGAACTGGGATGAAACTCTAATCAACATGCATTCCAAGTTGGAAGAGGAAGGCTTCAAACCCATCATTACAGGATATCTCCCACTCTATGACCCCTTCAATGATCCAGCGGGACGTTCAATAGACCCATGGTTGCAACATTTCGTTTGCTTTTACCCCCATGGAACAATCTTCATTCGTCCTAGCGGCATTCCTGATTGGAAAAATCTCAAAGGGCCAGTGCGCTCCCGCTTCCTCTCTGGTCACTTCTGCTTCGCTAGAACAGAATGGCCTAAGACTATCAAACACGATCCGGATATCTACTTCAGTGGAGAGGAAATTAACCTCACCCTGCGGTCATTTACCCATGGCTATGATTTCTTTCATCCTCACATTATGGTGATTTGGCATTCCACGATGCGACAGGAACGTGCTGGTAAGCTTTCGTGGGACGATGAACACAAGCGTGGTATCAATGTAGATGCTCATCAATCCAGAGGTCGCGCCAAGATTCGACAGTTGTTCCGGACTGAGGACAATGGCTTCGATTTGACCGGATACGATATCGGTACAGAGCGCACCATTCACGATTACGAGGAATACGCTGGTTTTGACTTCAAGCTTCGGGCCGTTCAGCAATATACGCTGGACTACAAGTATCCTCCGAACCCCAAGGTGAAAGATTGGGAAGCCAGCCTATGTAAGTCTTTCTATAACCTGATTTCCTTTGACAAGACCAACTTCAAGTCGAATGATTATCAGTACATGGTCTGTTCCTATGACGATGAAAATGGTATTAGTATTTGGCGTCAAGACTTTCAGGAAGGCGAAATCAAAGAATTCATGGCACGACCAGACAATTGGATTCACATGGAACGCCATTTCTTGACAGACAAGAAACCATTCAAGTGGGTTATCTGGGCTTATAGCAAGTCCAAGGGTTGGGCTGAACGCATTGAACATATCATCAAATGAGCGACTTCAACCCCATAAACGATCTTTCCATTCTCATTGAGAAGTACGGGTCTGACAAATTTCTGAGTCACTATACCGAATGTTATCATGCGGTATTCAAGGACATTCGACCAGAAATCAAGACCGTGCTTGAGATTGGTATTGGTAGTCTCTTGAACGTTCCGAGTTCAGCAATGGGGTTTACACGAAACCACCCCCATTACACTCCGGGGGGATCGCTACGCGCATGGCGCGATTACTTTCCTAATGCTCAAGTTATCGGGGTAGACATTGCCGAGGATTGTCGAATTACTGAGGATCGTATTGATTCCATGATCTTTAGTTCCACCGATGCTTTCCAGTGTCATGAGAATTTGGGGGATCAAAAGTTTGATATCATCATCGATGACGGATTACATCTGGCTTTTGCTCAGTTGACTACTCTTCGCAATCTCTTTCCTTATGTGGTTGATGGAGGATTCTATTGTGTGGAAGACATGTCTGGTGGCGGGGATGGGCGTGAAATGTACGCCTACTATTTGAAGGAAGTAACTGATATCATTGGGAAGCATGAGTACTTTTATCGTGGCAATCTCATCATCGTCAAGAAGAACTATAGTGGTAAGGGAGACATGGGGCGTGATGGTCATGCCCTTCCCTCAAGAGAATTTTCACCCCTCAACACCCACAAACCATGGTAAGCGAACTGTTCACCCTCCTGCAACCGCAGAACATTCACCAAGAGAAGAAGCGTCTTGGCCCTCAACAGGATGGCGGCTACGTTATGCCCGTATCTGTACTTGAGAAATGTGATGCCCTCTTTACCTACGGAGTGGGTGGGGAAACTCGCTATGAAGAAGAGTTCTCAAGGGATTATAAGAAGCCTGTCTACATGTTTGACCATACGCTTCCTGTGGCACCCTATCTTCCCCATATCTGTACCGTCGATGAGAACATCAAGTTCTTTCGAGAAGGATTGGGGTCTGAGCCAAACTGTCGAGATTTCCTTGCTCACTATGCAGAGATTCAGAAGACCGGAGAGGTTTTTCTGAAGATTGATATTGAAGGGGGTGAGTATGATTACCTCCTGAACGTGGACATGGAGGCTCTTTCCAAGGTAGTCACAGGTATTAATCTTGAATTCCATTGGTTGCATGAAGAACCGCGCCAAGTAAAAATGATTGAGGTTATGAAGAGACTCAATCAGTACTTCGTGATGAACCACATTCATGCCAACAATTGGGTGAATATGTTCCCCCTTGATGGGCGCATGATTCCCATTGTGCTGGAAATGTCCTTCATCAACAAACGTCATGTGGAGTCCTTCGAACCAGACCTACAACAGTTTCCCGTGGCGGGGTTGGATTGGCCTAACAAGCCGGATGCCCCAGATCATAAGTTAGAGTTCCTGAACTGGCTTCCACGGAGCAATCAGGAAATCTACATTTCCCTCACTACAGTCCCGAAGAGGTTGGCGAATTGGGAACAGGCACAACAGAACCTTGATGCGCTGTTGAATCAAAAGACAGGAATTGAGTACAAAGTACTGTTGAATCTTCCCAAAGTCCACCGCATTACGGGTGAAGAATATGTCATTTCTGACGAGTTGAAGGCGTATGCAGAAGCCAATCCTCGTCTTATCATAAACCGTATTGAGAAGGACAGAGGGCCGATTGCCAAAATTGATGGCTTCTTGGCTGTCTCTAAGAACCCAGAAGACATTATTCTAGTGTGTGACGATGATCATGTCTATCATGAGGACATGTTGGAATTTCATCTGAAGAAGCTATTGCAATACCCCAATGCGGCCATTTGCTTCCGTGGGGATTCCATTGTAGAGAAGAGAGATTGGACGGACGAGAATGGTGTCAAGCGATACATGCTTCGTCCCACCCATCTGTACTTCCCCGTGAAGGAAGATCGGCAGTTGCTTGTTCCGGGTCACTGGCATTCCGTGTCCTATCGTCGCAAGTTCTTTGCTGATGATTTTGAAGAGGTCACTACCGACCTTGCCGTGAATGATGACATTTCCGTGGGATACTACCTCAAGCGGCGTCAGGTTCATATCATCTGTGCCAAGTGGGACAAGGAAACAGATTTCAGACCTGTGAATGACAATGGCCGTCCTGCCCATTCTTTTCCGATTGTACGAACATTGCCTCACTCCAATATCAGTGGGTTCCATGACCATCGGGGTGTTGTAGGAAATCATATTGGAACCATTGATAACAATCGAGTTCAACCAGAAATGGAAGACGGACACTTCAAAATCTATTCGGAGTAATATGTCACCGATTATCGTAACTCTCACCACGATTCCCGAACGCTTCAATGGGGTTCATTCTGAGACAGAGCTTGGAATGGTTTCTAACATCGACTCACTCCTGAATCAGGAGTTCGAAGGCGAGTATGAAATCCACCTAAATATCCCTGATGTGCTGAAGTACACAGGTGAGCCGTATATCATCCCTCAATGGTTGCTAGACCGTGAACGGGATAACCCCAAGCTCAAGTTGTTCAGGGGTGTGGCTGACATGGGGCCGATTACTAAGCTGTATCATACGGTCATGCGTACCACTGATCCTGAAGCTATTATCATTGTCTGTGACGATGACTTGGTCTATGATCCACGAATGGTGGCCGAACAGGTGAGGAATCAGGAAACCTATGTGAATACTGTCTGTGGCTATGATGGATCACGGGCCGATGATACTCACTGGATGGTTGAAGAAGGTGATGATCCTGCGTATTTTGATGTGAGAAATCACTTTGTGGTATCAGTCTACAAGGATGTTGATGTCAACTTCCTACAGCACTACAAGACAGTATCCTACCGTCGCCGTTTCTTTGGTGAAGACTTCCCAGATTTCATCAAGGAATTCTGTGACCCAGAAACACTCAGCGGTTGGAACGATGATATTACCGTGGGTGCCTACATGCACAAGAATGGCGTCAAGGAAATTGTGCGGTGCTTTGAGGATGAAGAGAAGTTGATTACATTGGAACAGTGGCAAGGAAAGGGTGGATGTATCACATTTCCAGTGCTAAGACACATTGCCCGTGGTGGAGAAGATGGTTGTTTTCGATATCGCCGTGATAATTTGGAATACCAATACAGTGAATATGTCAAAAGAGGATACCTAAGATAATGCCGTTCTCAACTCCGATTTTCAAAGAAGAAACCATTGACTTTATCAAGTCCAAGTTCCGTCCTACTGACACTGTTTTAGATGTGGGGGCGGGTTCTGGAACCTATGCTGACAGGCTGAAGGACTATTTTCACCGCATGGATGCCGTGGAAATCTTCACCCCATACATCGAAGAATATCACCTGAAAGACAAGTATACCAATGTTTTCAATCAAGATATTCTCACGTTTGACTTTGAGTACTATGACCTGATCATTCTTGGAGATGTGCTGGAACATATTTCAGAGAAAGATGGAGTTGCACTTATTGCTCGCTTGTATCCCAAGTGTCGAGACATGATCATTGCTGTTCCTAAGGGGCCACAAGGTGTGTATTACGACAATCAAGCTGAGATTCATCTACAAGAGAATCTTACCTTTGAAACTTTCATGACCATTTACAAGGGGCTTCGTCCCTTTGCTCTCCGTAATGATTTCGGGGTCTACATTAAGGATGTTCCAGAAAACCGCAAGTACTTCATCACCTATGACATTTTATGGGACGGAGAACGAACGAATGCCGCAAGCGACAAAGATACAGGAGAGGATTACCTTATGCGTCCACAACCCCCAGAAGGCCCATTAACTAACACCACCATTGTCACCGGATTCTGGGACATTGGCCGTGTGGGGCGTGATCTTGAGCATTACATCCTGCATTTGAAGAATCTCTTGAACATTGACGCCAAGCTCTTCTTGTATCTTCCGGCATCGCTGGAACATTACGTCTGGGAAAATCCCAAGCGCACCAAGAAGAATACCTACATTCGGGTCTGGGAGCTTTCCGATGTGAAAGACCTAATGGCCCCCTTTTGGGATAAGATACAAAGCATTCGCACCAGTGAAGCATGGCAAAACCTGACCGGAGAGGGTGGGTGGCTCAAGGGTAGCCCTCAAGCTGTCAATGAGTGGTACAACCCCATCGTAATGGCCAAGATGCCATTGCTTCACAATGCGGTGTGTTGGAACCCATTCAACACCGAGAACTTCATTTGGATTGACAGTGGCATTACGCATACCGTCTATGACAAGATGTTGATTGAGAACAAAGCCCTTGAAAAGATGGTTCCACACCTTTCGCCATTTCTCTTTTTGAGCTATCCCTATGAGACAACACAAGAGATTCACGGTTTCCCCAAGAATAAGATTGATTCGTATGCTACTACCCCTGTTCACTATGTGTGTCGTGGTGGTCTATTCGGCGGTACTCAGGCCGCAATCCGTGAAGCGAATACGATGTATTACAGCCTCCTCATGGACACGCTTAGTGCTGGATACATGGGAACAGAAGAGAGTATCTTTACCATCATGTCCTATCGTCGCCCAGAAATCTTCCGGCGTTACGAACTAGACGAGAATGGGTTGATCATCAAGTACATTCAAGCTCTCTTGGATGACACGGCTGAATTGGTACCCGTGGCTGAAACAGCCAAGAAGTTTGGAAATGCCTATATGAATACCGAGCCAAAGAAGACCGACTTGTACATCCTAACGTTCAACTTTCCAGAGCAGTTGACAGAGATTTTCAAGAGCCTTGAGAAAGCTGATTGGCTCAAGAAAGCCAATGAAGTTATCGTCATTGACAATTCCAACAACCCAGACTCTATTGTGGCTAATGGGATTATCGCTATGACATATGGGGCCAAGTATCATCCCTCTGGAAAGAATGGTGGTATCTGTGGTGGACGCATGATTGCCGCCCAGATGTTTGATGCATCGGATGCGGATTACTACATCTTCTTTGAAGACGATATGCTGTTCTATACAGAAGAGGATAAGACCCCCTTCTGTCGCAATGGATTCCGTACCATCATTCCGGGGTTGTTTGAAAAACTTGAGAAGATTATGCAGAAGGAAGACTTTGATTTCCTCAAGTTATCATTTACAGAAGTCTACATGGACAACAACATTCAGGTATCGTGGTACAACGTTCCTCAGGCTGTCCGGACTGCCATGTGGCCGCATTATGACAAATTGCCCGTCCACGGGCTTGATCCGAATTGTCCAAGAACTACGTTCAACACCATTGACAACGTGGATGGACTGTGTTACATTACAGGAGACATATACTACGCCAACTGGCCCACGATCATGAACAAGGACGGTAATCGTAAGGTCTTCTTGGAAACGACATGGGCGCACCCCTATGAGCAGACTTGGATGAGCTATGTCTATCAGGAATCGATAAAGAACAAGATTTATGGTGCTGTCCTGTTGGCATCACCAATCCATCACCACAGAACTTCACATTATGAACGTGAAGACAGACGGGAGAATTAGAATGCGAGAGAACACCGTTCCAGAAATCATCAAAATTGTTGACGAAGGAACCACCCCCGTCCTTATCTTGATTGTCGCGGATAATTGTGACAAGGCCAAGCCAAGGATTCAAGAGGATTTGGAAAGGCAAATCATCAACAACAACCGTCCAGTAGCGTTGTTTACGGTCTGTATGCCCGAGGAAACCTTGACCTTCCCTCGTCCGGTTACCCCAGAACTTTATTATTACCTTCCAAAGAACCAGACTCCGGTGTTTTGGCGTGGTCAGGACATGATTCAGAACTTGATTAAGGATATTGAAGTTGCTGAACGCATGATTGCCAATGGGGAAACCCACGAACAGGCACGTTACACGGACGATGAAAGGGCGCGTATGGTACAGACCGATGCGGCATTTGCTGACGAATTGGTTCACGCCACAGAATTTCCCCCCAAGCTTCAACAGGCTCGTAACTTCGTTAGGGAAATGTGGTCAACAGCCAAGCGTGGAATGACCAATCTTCCAATCATTGCCACGGCTGAAGAGGGTGGAAGGCGTTTGGCCATCTGTCAAGCGTGTCCGAGTTTTGAAACAGAGTCAAATCGGTGTAAGGAATGTGGTTGCTCCATGATTGTCAAGACACAGTTGGCTGGTTCTGTCTGTCCACTGGCTAAGTGGTAGCATAAATAGGAGAGAACCTTTCTCCGAGAAACACATGGCCGCAATTCAAAATCTAGTAATTGATCAGGGAACCACGTTCAGTCGGACGTTTGATTTAACCGACGCCAGCGGGGTTCCCTATGATTTGTCCACATTTCAAGTGGTTGCACAAATTCGTCGTAGCTATTCCTCTAGCAGTGGACTTTCGTTCACCACAGCCATAGTAGGAACACCAGCCAACGGGTCACTGTCAATTACCTTGACAGATGCAGAAACCCAATCCCTCAAGTATGGCCGTTATGTCTATGATATCAAGTTGACAAACGCCTTTGAGAAATTGCGTGTGGTTGAAGGAATCATCACTATTACTCCTTCGGTTACCCGATAATGAGTAATATCAACGTCAGGGTACGACAGCCGAGTGTTTTGAGGGTTCAGGTTCAGGCACCAACCACCATCAATACCTCCTTGCGCCGTATTATGATTGCCAACGCCAAGCTGGAAGAACTACAGAATGTTGACCCTCTAACCTATGGGTTGCAGGATGGATTCACTGTGGTCTATGATGTTGCCACCCAAACATGGAAAACCCAACATATTCAAACCGTAGTCAACGAGAACATTGATGTGGACGGGGGATCGTTCTAAGACATTGGTATTGTTGACTTAACCACAGGAGAGGCCATCACACGATGACCTCTCCTTTAGTATAAATAGGTGTAGAATACTCACACCCTTTATAGGGTTGTCAAGGGGCATCCTCGTCCCATAAGCTTCATAGCACTCAGAGGGCCATATGGCGAATACAATACGGGTCAAACGTAGTTCTGTCGATGGACGCATCCCGTCTACTTCCGATTTGGATTTAGGTGAAATTGCTATTAACACCTATATGGGAAAAATGTTCATCAAGCAAAAGCGTGGCTTGATTGAATCTATCGTCCAGATCGGTTCCGAAAACGTCTTCACCTATGATGCTGTAGCCCCTAGTAGCCCCCAAAACGGTGATCTTTGGATGGTTCCGGCTACCGACATACTTTCAATATTTGTTGAAGGAACAGGATGGGAAGTAGCCACTGGTAATAAAGGCGATAAGGGTGACAAAGGCGATAAGGGTGACAAAGGCGATAAGGGTGATCAGGGGGATCAAGGAGATAAAGGTGATCAGGGGGATCAAGGATTAACTGGAACGGGTGGTGTTTTAGGAAATTACATATCAACACGCGATAGTTCCACACAATATACTACAGGAAAAAATGAACCACTTTTTGTTTCTCTTGGGGGTGTTTCAAGTTCCAATGGAATAACATTATTAGATCAACAAACTATTCGTTTTGATAATGCCGGAACATATAGTATCAATTACATAATTCAATTTCAAAATGAAGGGTATGATCCTGATATTGTCGATATATGGTCAGTTCTCGACGGTGTAGAACTTGTCGATTCTAATAATCGTTATATTATTCCGGGGCCAACCAGAGATACAGATACAGATGAGGTATTAAAGGGATATTTGGTTAGTATTGGTGCAGAATTTATTACCGTATCTGCTGGTGAAACCTATCAATTAATGTGGTCTTCAGGGTGCAGTGAAGTGGGTGGAATATCTATTAGTACAATTCCAGCAGACCCAGATAATGGAATAGCTTCTACATGTGGTGTATCGTTAAACATCCATCAAATCATGTACCTCCAACTAGGAATATCTGTTGGAACCACCCCACCAGCATTACCCACAGTCAATGACTTGTGGGTTGACACCAACTAGGAACAACAATGAACACCTATCGATTCGATAAGAATTTTCTTTCTGCAATCATGGCACATATTGATGCCTATGGAACACTAATTGTTTCAATGACTACAGATGGAACGTATTATACCATTACATTAGATAATCCAATATCTGAAGAAGAAGTTATTCATCTTCAATCGGCTTATGACTTGGAGGTAGTATAATGTTATTTGTACCACAAAGTGCTGAACGATACGGACTCGTTACTCCTTCATGGGGAACCACGCGACCAGCGGCGGCAAACGGAACATCAATTACTCCGGTAACAACAAATGCGTATGGAACAGCCGTAAGATTAGGTAATGCATTAACAGCAGATGCTTGGGGAATTCTCATCAACATAAACTCCAACTCTGGTTCTGCCGCAAGTAGAAACAGTGTTATTCAATTGATGGTCGATCCTGCTGGTGGAACTGCTTATACCGCTGTTCTTACTGGACTACTATGCGGTGGTGCGGCTCCATATACGTTAGGTGGAGGTATGTGGTATTACTTTCCATACTTCATCAACTCTGGTGCCACCATTGCGGTAGCGGGAAGGGGGTCTGTTGTCACGGCGTTTACTGTTGGTTGTGAAGTGTATCAAACGCCAGAAAATGCTCAAAATATGCGCCGAGGATCATTTTTTGAAACATTAGGAATAACAGTTGGTGCTGGTACTGCGGTTGGTGTTACTGTAGTTCCGGGTACAACATCTGTTGGAGCATGGACTGCCATAGGAACCACAACTAATCCTCTTTGGTGGTGGCAATTTGGATTACAAATGCCTGTGGGTGACACATCATGGGCGGCGGCGACTCTTCATGTTGATATTGGATTTGGAAGTGCAACAACACCCGATATTATTATTTCTGACGCAATCTTTACTTATGATGCTACCGAACAGGCAATCAAACCAGAACTTTCTGGCGGGTGTGCTTATGATGTTCCGGGTGGTTCGACAATTTATGCTCGTATTCAAAACTCTGGCGTACTAGAAACAGGTAACTATACAATCGGTGTTTACGGGATGGGGGGTTAACAATGGCTATTACAGAAGCATATTCAGGTTCCGTTGCTACAAGTGCAACAGAATATTCACTACCAAATACAGCAAACTACAATATCGCCAATGGACTTGCGGTGGCTGGCGTGTATCAGGTCTTTCTTGATTTGAATGGTTTGGCAGTTGGTAACAATGTGCGTATTCGTATTTACGAAAAGTGTCGTGCCGCTGATACACAGCGTGTCATTTATGAATCTAACATCATCGGAACAGGAACACCCACATGGGTTAGTCCTAGTTTGGTTTTGTTGAACGCATGGGATGTTACCGTGTTGGGAGTATCGGGAACACCAACCATTACATGGTCTATCCGTAAGGTAGCATAACACTATGGCGTGGAATTTTCAACCACTCCTTCCTGCCGCCGCACAACTTCAGGGTGTTGCCCCGTCACCCACACCGACGCCAACACCAACACCCTCAATAACGCCGTCAGTAACGCCAAGTGTCACCCCATCGGTGACTCCTGTTGTGCCGTCAGTAACACCGTCGATCACGCCTAGCATTACCTTGACACCGTCAGTGACCCCGTCGATCACGCCGTCGATCACGCCTAGCATTACCTTGACACCGTCGATCACGCCGTCGATCACACCTAGCATTACCTTGACACCGTCAGTGACCCCGTCGATCACGCCGTCAGTCACGCCTAGCATTACCTTGACGCCGTCAGTGACCCCGTCGATCACGCCGTCGATCACGCCGTCGATCACGCCTAGCATTACCTTGACACCGTCAGTGACCCC